ACCCCCCCCCCCAGCTATATTTTGAAAGATAAATTGTTTTATCATTATTCTTTATAATATTTTGCACTAATTAAAAAACATATTAGGCTTATTAAGATATATAATGGAGTTCCTGTAGATAATGTGCTAAGAAAGAATAATCCCATAAATAACAAGCCTAATACGTATCATATCTTATATGTTTTCATTATTTATTTATGTTTTTATGCCAGATTCCTGTAATACTATCTATTCCTAATAAAGATGTGCTGCATATGAATAATAATTCTACAACTTCTGGAGCTGGAATTACCATGATGGTACAATAAACACATATAAATAGGCAAACTAGTCATCCAAAAAATCCACATACTCTTTTACTACTCAACCCTGAATGAGCAGTAAACATCTTTAGGAAGAACTCTTTCATTACTATTTATGATGCCATTTAGCGGCATTCCTTGCAAAGTTTGCTCTCTTCTTTTGTAGAGGAGTTGCGTTAGGGTCATTTAATACTGACTTAGCATGTTCTTGAACACTTTGCCCAGCAGCCTTAGCAGATTTTGAAAACTTACCTCTATTCTCTTTTTTGATGTGGATCTTAGCTCCTTTCTTCATCATTAATACATACTCATCCTTACTTTCCTTAAGACTTAGAGTATTTTCATTATTGAATTTAGAGTATCTCTCGTAGATACTATCTAAAATCTCGTTGTTGTACTTACTCATTTTATTCTAAATGTATTTATAGTTAAATATATATCTTTGTTTTGCTTTTACAAAAATAATAATTATATTTGCAACGAACAAATAGTTTCACATAAAACATATTATTCAATAAATTATGGAAAATTTTCTTCAATGGATTGAGAAAATTCTGGGATTTTTGAAGAACTATGGGTTTTTAAATATTATTAAGTCATGTATTGTAATAATTTTATTTGCATTTACTATGGCCATTGCCTTTAATCCAAAAGAAACTATCACAAACATTATTGAATTGGTTCATACAATTGAGGATGAAAAACATGCTACAAGTGAAGAAATTCGCAGGCATGTTAATCCTGTTATTAATGAATTATTGGATAATTCTATACGAGATATAGGATGTGATAGGGCTTTTATTATGGAAGGGCACAATGGAAAAGCAAATGCTAGTGGATTAGGTTTTTATTATGTAGATATGACTTATGAAAGATGTAGAAAAACCTCATTAGATCAAGCAATATATTGGCAATACAAAGATATGCCAACCAGTATTTTCCCTTTCTTCAATTATTTGGACAAACGCAGATATTTTTATGGGGGGTTAGATGAATTATCCCAAATAGATTCTAAGTTAGCTCAAATGATTAATGTCAACGGCACACACTTCCTAGTAACTGTTGAGATTCCAGGAAAAAATTCTGTTAATCAATTTATGGGAATACTTGGTTATTCTTTTGAAAATCCCCCCAAACTTACTCAAGAGCAAATAAAAGATTATATGCTTGAGGTGAGAAGAAGGGTTCAAATACTATTATCGTTAACTTCTTTAAAAGAAGTTGACATCAATCAATTTCGAGAAGCAATATGCCTAAATTAAAAAATGCTAAGGAAAAATATGTAAATGGCCTTAAAGTAGACAAAGAGACGAAGGATGTAGTATACTCTGATGAAGCTCATGTATATTTAGACAAAACAGATCAACAAAAATATGTTTCTGTTACTACTTTAATTGGCAAATATGAGAATCCTTTTGATGTATTTTTTTGGTCTTCCTATAAAACTTGCGAGAAGTTAATGTCGGAAGAAACTTTCCATGTACTTAAAGAAACTTTATTAGCTACAAAGAGGTGGACAGATGATATGATTGAAAAACTTCATCTTGATCCGATTATCTTTGATAAAACAAGAAAAGAAATACAAAAAGGATATGATGATGAGAGAAATAAATCTTGTGAAAGAGGTACAAAAATACATTCTAATTTTGAAGAGATGTATTATACTTCAGAGAAGCAAGATTTAAAAAAGTTTGGTTTAGGAGGAGTTTTTACTTGTAAAAAAGGATATTACGAACTTGATTTAGAAAAAGGAGTGTACCCAGAATTTTTGGTTAGCTTAAAATCTTCCGATGGAATATTACGAGTTGCTGGACAGATAGATTTACTAATTAAAGATGGAAACGATATAATAATTGTAGACTATAAAACCAATAAAGAGATTAAGAAACACTCTTACTTTGATAAGAATAAGTTTAGTAGAATAATGATGAAGTACCCTTTAAATAATATAGAAGATTGTAATTTCTATCATTATTCTCTGCAATTATCAACATATGCATATTTACTTCAGCAAATTAAGCCAGAATTAAATATTAAAAAATTAATGCTAATACACATTGATCATAATGATAAAATTACAGAATATACTGTAGATTATCTTAAAAATGATGTAGAGAGAATGTTAAAGCATTATAAGAAGCTTTTAAAACAGACGACTGTACTTGATAGAGATCGTCCTATTGTATTTTAAATATGGGAAGTATATTTGATATTATAGATGGACATGTAAATGAGATGTTTAATGCTAATGAGGGGCTATATGAGGAAAGAATGAAAATATGCAAAGAATGTCCATTATATAAAGAAACCCCTGTTGGCCCAATATGTAACCCTAAGCTTTATATAAATAAAGAAGGGAAAACATCAGTATATAAAAAAGATGGTTATGTCCGTGGCTGTTCTTGCAGATTATCTGCTAAGACTAGATTAATTCACGGTAAATGTATTATAGGAAAATGGTAAAAATTATGAGTAATTTAATTTTAAATGGAAATGATGCCACTGGTATGAGTGGCTATGGCGCACAATTAAGTAAAAATCTTTCTGGAATTAGTTCTGCTGATATTAAAGAACAAATTGAGATGGAGAAATTAGCTGCAGCTTCTGCAGAATTAGAAGCAAATAAAGGATGGAAGTCTGCAGAAAATAAGAAAGTTCAAGCAACAGGATTTACAGTTATTTTTACAAAGTATAAGAAAAATCCTTATCGTAAATATAAGTCTGGAGCAGGCCTAATTATGGATGTAGATTCATTCCATCTAAATGAAGCTGGAGAAATGGAGCAAGATGAGATGGGAGTTATTTGCTGCCATGTTGTATCAGTTGGCCCAGAATGTAAATATGTCAAAGAAGGTGATGATATTTATATAAGAAATGTTGGAGCAGCTCCAGTTCCTTTTGATTATAGAGGATATTGGGCAATTAGTGAACAAAATGTAATATGTAGAATTGTAAGCAATGATTAGTGAAATTGAAAAAATATTTTACAATCCTGGAGACTTAGTTAGAGTTAGACATCGTAAACTAAGTAATATTCCAGTGATGTATGTTGTGGAAAAAGTGACAAGGTCATATAAACATAACGATGAGACAGTGAATTCCTTTAAGGGAATTAAATGCAGATGGTTTAATGTAAATGGTGATCTTTGTGAGGAAATTTTTTCTTCTAAAGATCTTGAAAGGGTAAAATAATGAAAGTATACTTTAATAGACTAGGAAATATAGACCATGTAGATTGCACCTCTGCTGAATTTATTGAACTGCAGGATGGAAATAATCTTTTGACATGGGTTGATTTAGCGGATATTCCTGAATGTTTAGGAGAAACTATAGAAGAACGTATTAAGCTATGGGTGGAACTAAAAAAGAAAGGAATTATTATAGAAAATACTAAGAAACATCATGGACGAAACTCAGTTAATGGAATTCATAAAATGGATTCCGACACGTGTAAAGGAGCTGCAAAATAAATCTCCAGAAGAGATAGCAATGACTTTAAATAAGCTTTCTAAAACTCCAGAAGGACAAAAGCAACTAGAAGCACTTATTCAGGAATTTAAATCTGAAAATGCTGCAATTCAACCAGAGGAAACTGGAATGTTTAAGAAGGGAGGAAAGCTTAACTACTTAGTTAGTAAATTTCAAAATGGAGGTACTCCAAGGATAGTTGAAACTTTAAATTATGTACAAGGCAGAACATCATTACCTCCTGGAATGACTAAGCTAGATTTTAATCGAAAGTTTAGTGATAATTACAGGGCAGCGCAATACAGTAATTCTAAGGGTGATATTCTCCAGTTTCTACAAAGGCCAAATACAGTTGGAGGCACTGAAAGGTTAATAACTAATAATAAAAGAGATACCTTATATAGAAATACTTTTAATGGGGCAGAGACATCTAACAAACCTCAACCCTGATATAGACCTAAATCGGAGAAAGCTAAGAAAAAGGCGGACTATGATAGATTTACATCAAGATTTGCAGAGTACTTTCAAGATGGAGGTAAAACTTTTGAAAATCAGAATGGGAGGCTCTCAAAAGTTTATAACTATAAGTTAAAAAAATAAAATGACTGATATTTTCCTTTATGATAACTCTACAGGAGAAATTACTCTAAATGAGTATGAAATATTATTAGTTAAGGAATTTGCAACACTCTATGATACCAGTAGGAATAAATGTAAAAAAGATCCTACTGGTATTCATAGGTTAAAAGCTTGAAAGGAGTTTACATATATTTTTCTAATGTTAGACTTTAAGTCTCCTTATTTAGAATATATTGAGCAAGAAAGACATGAAGCTGCAATGCAGGATAGCGGACTAACTCAGGAAGAGTGGAATGATCCAGATTTTAGGGCGGCTTGCAGAAAATATATGGAAATTAAGGACTCATCCAGAGTACTCAGTTTAATTAAAACAGCATATAGAACTTTGGAAAAGATGCGAGTTTTCCTAGATAATATTGATTTTACAGATATGGATGGTAATGGCAAATATCTAAATGATCCTAAAAAAACACTTGAAAGTATAGGCCAAATAGGAAAAATGAGTGATTATCTAAAGGAACTAGAGGACACTTATAAAAAGGGGCAAGAAGCCAAACCAACCCGTTATAGAGGAGATGTAGAACTCGGACTAGATGATTAATGAAACTATGGCAGAATTAAGATCAAAAAGGAAAAAGGAGGAACTTCCTCAAAGGCCCACAGATAGATTAAAATCATTTACAGAAAGATCTGAAGAGGAACTTATTAAAAGTTTGCTTAAAAAAACAGATCAATCTAATGAAGATATAGAGGAATCTGAATATTATGAAGGAACTTATGAATATCATAAGAAGACAAATAATCTTTGAGATGTTATTTTAGAAGACGAAATTAAATACTTTGACCCAACATTAAGTTATGAAGTTACAGGTTATAGGCCAATCACAGAAACTGAAGGTCTAGATTTTGATCCTGCTCCCTTTATGGAGGTTGGAAGAACTTATGAAAGAACAGGAAAATACACAGCTTTTAGAAAGGGCACAAAAGCTTATGTAGATTTTTGGAGAGGTCAAATTAAACGTTGTGTTGAAGGTTATACTGTAGGGAAATATAGAATAACTGGAGATCACTATTTTTTTTTAAATTTCTATAGAATGGGAATTGTTAACGATAAAAAGAAAGCTGGTGCTGGTTCAGAGGAGTCCTTCCCTTTCTTTACATCTAAACAATACGAATTCTTCCATTATATAGAGATTTGTGAATATTTAAAAAAGGATGTAGTAGCACTTAAAGCAAGGGCTGTGGGTTTTTCAGAAATAGGCGCATGTTTGGGTGTACGGCCTTTTATTACAACCAGAAAATTTAGAACTGTGTATACTGCACATTCTGAAACTTATGTTGATGCTGTACTAGATAAATGCTGGTATCAACTTAACTGATTAAATAACAATACTGACGGAGGTATGAAACGTGTACGTCAGAAAATCGATAATATTAAACAAAAACGTGCATCAAAGTTAGACAAAGAGGGTGTAGAATCAGGAAGATTTAGTGAAATTGAAGGTATTCCTGCAGATAATCCTCGTAAAGTTCGAGGGGATCGTTGTGATCGATTAATGTTTGAAGAATTTGGATCAAATCCTGTATCAAGAACTTCATGGACACAAGGAACTGCACTAGTGGAAATTGGAGGTGTTAGACGTGGGATTAAGATTGGATGGGGTACAGGAGGTGACCATGGAGCGGCTTTAGCAGGATTGGCAGAAATGTTTAATGATCCAGAAGCCTTTGGAATTTTACCTTATAAGAATAATTATTCCTCTGATGGCACAGTCCAATTTACAGGATTTTTTATTCCTGCTTATACGTTTATGCTGGGCTCAGACTTCACAGATAATCGTGGAGTTACAAATATATCTAAGGCTAAGGCATATTACGAAGATCAAAGAAGAAAAAAATCAGGTCAATCTCTTCTTGAGTACTGCTCTGAATTTTGCTTTACTCCTGAAGAAGCTCTACTGCGACAAGGCGATAATATTTTTGATTCAGTGGAACTTTCTAACAGAATTACTCAAATTAGAATTCATAAAATGGGGATTAAGCCCAGGAGAGTGGCATTAATTTGAGATAAAACTGCAGATGATAATCTATCTAAAGTTAAGGTTTTTGATAAAAGTGATAGTAATATTTTAATTTATGAGGAGCCACAATTAGAGGGAAAAGATCCATTTAAGAATCTATATGTTGCAGGAATTGACTCTATTGACCAAGGCACAGAAGATTCAGCTACACAGAAAGATGTATCTGATTTTTGCATTGTAATTAAAAAACGCGCATATGGAACTCAAGAGCCTAAGTATGTTGCGATTTATAAAGAAAGGCCAAGAGATATAAGAACTGCTTATGATACTGCTATGAAGTTGTTAGCTTGGTATAACTGTAAGGCTATGCTAGAACATTCTAAGATTAGTATCATAACATATTTTAAAAGTAAGAAAAAAGATAATCTTTTTATGAAGCGTCCAAAATCTAGTCTAAGTGATATTAAGAGAGGTAATTCACAAATGATTGGAGTCCCTGCTACAGAAACTATTATCAAGCATGGATTGGAACTTATTAATACTTATATAAACGATTATTGTTATACAATAGATTCTGATATGATTCTGGAACAACTATTAAACTATTCTTATGAAAATAAGAGAAAATATGATATTGTTGCAGCTATGAGTATGGCAGAAATTGCTGATGAGGAACTAATGGGCTTTAATCCAAAGCCTGCACATAGTGTAGAAAAAGAATGGAAAGATTTTGGATGATTTATTAACTCAAAAGGTTATAAACAATTTGGAGTTATTGGCGATGAATAATTTAGAAGATAAAATACGAAATGTGATAAGGGAAGCTTTATGCTCTGAATATATTGGTAATTTAGATATATTGCATGATGAGGATTCTTATACTTTAAAGCTGGATTTAAATCAACATGAAGCTCCAATGTATTTTTCTTATCAAGGAAGTGAAGATGGTTTTCTTGATTACTTACTAAGAGATTTAAGACAACGACAAATCGATCGTGCTAAGTATTACAAAGGAATGATGGTAGATACTGGTAACGATGATACTTATTATATTGTACTAGAATGAACAAGACAGAAATCCAATTAATAGATGATGCTATTAATGAATTAGTATATGAAAAAGTTAGGTTAAGAAAGGCCTATCAGTACTATCATTGTCATCGAGATGCTGATCAATTTAAAAGTCTTGAATTTAATTATGGAGTAGGTACTCCAACAGCAGTAAATTTCACTCCACTAATTAAAAAACATATTGATGTTTTAGTTGGAAAGTATCTTGAGTTAGAACCAGATTTAAAAATTTCCTGTAAGGACTCGTTAACAGTAACAAATATAATGCGAGAAAAACAATTAAAGATTGATCAGGCATTATATGAAAAGTTACATCAATATTTACAAAATAATATAATTTCTATATTATTAGACAATAAAGAGGTTGTTAATGATCCTTTTATAGAAAAGGAACTAAAAACTATTCAGGATAATTTAGATAGAACATTTATTTCAGATTATGAAATAGCTGCTCAAAATATATTGCGCTATTTAAAGCAATCAAGGAATATTGATATGAAAAATAAGATGAGACTCTTATTTACAGATCTGCTTATTAGTGGAACTTGTTATTACAGAACAAGGCCTACTGAAAGTGGAGAAAATATTAATTTTGAAGCTTTAAATACTTTAAATACATTTATAGAAAGAAATCCAAATTCTCCTTATCTTGCAGATTCTAGACGAGTAGTTATTCGTAAGATGATGACAAGAGAAATGATTTTGAATGAATATCGCAGTGAATTAACTACTGAGGCGGTTGCTAAACTAAAAGAGGCTCCAAAAATGGGGGATGTTAGAACAACAACCTATTTAGTAAGAACCTCTGCTATTCCTCCTGATGGATTACCTAGACCTGACTTAACTCCAGGTATTTTAGGAGGTCTTGAAGCGTATCCTGCAATGCCAGGAGATGAGGCCCTATTATCAAATTATAATCCTCATTTAATTACAGTTTATGAGGTGGAGTGGCTTGAAGTAGATGAAAAAACTGGATATTTAACAAGACATGAAGGAGTTAAAATTGGAAATGAGATTTACATTACTAGAGGAGAAGTAGAAAATGTAGTAAGATCTTCTGACTATCCAAGTAAATGTAGGTTATCTGTAAATGGAATGTTTTTCTTGGATCATAATGGAGATCCTTTTAGTTTAGTACTAAATACTATGAATCTCCAAGATAAATATGACCTATTACTTTTTTATAGGGATAACTTAATTGCTTCTTCTGGCACAGTGGGTGATTGGTTAGACTTAGCTAACCTTCCAACTGCTCTTGGTGTTAGCATGCCAGAGAGAATTCAAAAATGGTTAGCTTATAAGAAAAATGGTGTTGGAATTCTTGACTCTTCTCAAGATGGACAACCATTAAATACAATATTCAATGGATTTGATGATACTGTTAAAGCACAAAGTATTCAGGCTATACAATTAGCCATTCAATCTATTGAACAGCAAGCCTCCTCTATCACAGGAGTACTTCCAGAAATGCTTGCACAATATGAACAACGAGATGCTGTTAGTAATGTTAAATTAGGAGTTACAACTTCTGGCCTTTTAACTAAGCAGTATTTTGATTGCATGGATACTGTCTATAAAGAAGTAAATTATGATTTACTTAATCTTGCTAAATTAGTATATCCAAATGGCCTACAGGGAGTTATTATTTTGGGAGATCGATATTCTCAAATATTCTCGGCACTTCCTGAACATTATACTGTAACAGACTTTGATGTCCATATTGAGGATAGTACAGCAACATTTAAGGATAGAGAAACTATAAAGGCTTTAAGTACAGAGTTAGTTAAAGCAGGGTATTCTGATCCCGAAATGATTGTTAATATTGTAGCTGCAAAAAATATGACTGAACTTAAACGTTATGTTGAGCAGTCTATGAAGATGAAGAAAGAAGAGGAATCTATTGTTCAGCAACTTCAACAGCAGCTACAACAAACAGAACAGCAGGCACAAGAGCTACTGAAACAAAATAAAGAAATGCAGTCTCAATTATCTCAATTACAAAACCAAGCTAGCCAAATGGAGCAGGCTAAAATTGAAATTGAGCAACAGAGAGTTGCCCTTGACCATGAAAAGATTAAGAATGATAAAGATTATCAGGACCAATCTATTGAAGTTAAAAAGCAACAATTGCAAGCTCAAGTTGCACAAATGTTCGATAACAATCCTTATAATGATAAAATAAAACAAGTTGAATAATGGATAAACGTTTAATTATTCAGACGATTGTCAGACCTGATTGTAAATTAATTGCAATTGATAATAGTGATTATTATAGCTTAGGAGATGACATGATAAACTTTATCATGTTAGACTTCCTAAGTTATAATGAAACTGAAATTCCAATTGATAAAACAATCAGAATGAGAAGAGAGGTAGTTAAGAGAGGTCAATTACTTTCGAGATTTTCCTCTGAATTCATTCTTGATAAAGATGGCACTTACTGTTACTATAAATTAGTAATTCCTACTTTAGATTATTTTAAAATAGGAGAAACTACCTATAATAACCTTAGTAATGAACTATTTTTTGATGGAAAAACTTTATATAAATGCAAGTTTGAAGATGATGATGAGCATTCATATGAAGAGGTGATAAAAAACAGTATTGTACTTGATAACTATATAGATGCATACAAAATAGTTCACAATAATGGCGCATCACAAACTTTCTATTGCCCTGTAAAAAAGATATTCAGTGTTTGTAAATTGCAAAGATGTTTAGTATATTTACAACGGCAATTATTACTTATTAACTGCAAACATTGTAGTTATGATAAATGCGACACAGACAATACTCTGAGAAATAGAAGGGATTTTCTTTTAAGTGCAATGTATGTTTTTGACTATTTAAAGGATATAGGGAATCTAACTGAGGCTCAGAGGGTGTTAGATAGTATGTCTTCTTGTGATTCATTATGCGGAGATTTATTAAATAATTCTAATAACGATTGCGGCTGTGGAAATTCTATATAATACACTATATAGGTTATTCTCGAATGAATTGTTAAATTTAAACATTGGCTACGAATTTAATACTAAAACATTATTTACAATGAATGAATTAGTTAATGCCATTGATTATATCGAGAATGGAAATCCTTCTAGTGATGAAATAATTAAAATAATGCAATACTATGAAGAAATGTAATATGGATCCTTTTATGGAGAAGGCACTTTCAGATGAATACTATAAATTAAGAAGTTCTCGTGATTTTTATACAGGAACTTCTTTTAAGATGTCTACATGGGATCTTAATACACGATATTTCAATGATGAAAATATTATTGATTTTGTATCATATGAAGGGTGCTTATTGTATTGTACACGAAGTCATATTTCATCAGAATCCAATGAGCCTGTACCTATAATTGAAAACGATATTATTGTTGGTATTCATCCTAATATCTTTTGGAAATTTGTCATGGGAACAAATGGCAAAGGGTTAAAAGGTGACAAAGGAGACACTGGTCCTAAAGGAGACCCTGGGGAACAAGGCCCAATAGGTCCAAAGGGGGATAAAGGTGATAAGGGTGACAAAGGTGATTCAGTTACTGGTCCTAAAGGTGATAAGGGAGATCCTGGAGCGGGTGTTATTCCAGGAGGTACTACTGGTCAAGCTTTGGTTAAAAAATCTAATACTGATTATGATACAGAATGAAAAACTATTTCTGAAGGCGGAGAAATTCCTAATTTTGATGCAGAAGTAGCAAGTGTTTCTTCAACAACTCAAGCTAATGCTAATGTAGTTTTAGAAGGAGATGTGTTTAAATTTAGTTTTGGATTACCTAAAGGAGCTGATGGAAAAGACGGTCAAGATGGTAAGGATGGGACAAACGGACAAAATGGAACAGATGGTTCCAATGGCCAAGATGGATTAAGTATTAAGTTAATGTATGCAAAAAGTAGTAGTGTTAATACTCCTCCTGTTGTAAATAAAACTAACACAAATCCTGGATCTGCATGAAGTACAACAGTTCCAATCCACACATCTTCTGAAATTATATGGTCAATTACTGCATCTTTTAGAGATTCTACTCTTATTGGAGAATGGTCAGATCCTGTTCAAATGACAGGAGAAAAAGGACAGGATGCAATAATACCAAGTTGGAAAACTTATGTTTATAAATTAAGTGATAGTAAACCATCAAAACCCACAGGAAATAGTCCTAGTCCATCTGGATGGGAAGATTATCCCACAACTAGTGGAAGCTGGTGGCAATGCATTGGAACAGTTAATGGAGAAACAGGACTTGTAACTGAATGGTCAGAAGTGATACCAGTTAATGGTAGAGATGGCCAAGCTCAAGATGGTAAATTTACAGAATTTAGATTTGCTGTAAATACAAGTAATTCAAATCCTCCTACATTAAATGCAACAGTAAGAACTCCTTCAGGATGATCTGTAGTTCCTCCTGAAAAATCTAAAGATGGATATCTTTGGATGACTACAGCAACTATTAATCCTGATGATACTTTAAATACAAACTGAACTACTCCAGTTGTTATAAGTGGAGAAAATGGAACGAATGGCACAGACGGAATTCCTGGAACTCCAGGAGAAGATGGAAGAACTACATATTTTCATATTAAATATTCTGCTGTTGCCAACCCTACTTCTTCAAGTCAAATGACTGAAACTCCAAGTACATATATTGGAACTTATGTAGATTTTACTCAAGCAGATAGTACAGATCCCTCTGACTATACTTGGGCAAGATTTGAAGGAATTCAAGGAGAAAAGGGAGAACAAGGAATCCCAGGTACTAACGGAGAAGATGGAAAAACAAGTTATCTACATATTAAATACTCTAATGATGGAGGTGTAACCTTTACAGGTAACAATGGAGAAGATCCAGGTGCTTGAATTGGAATTTATGTAGATTATAATATAAATGATAGTGATGATCCTTCTGACTATAAATGAACCAAAATAAAAGGAGAACCTGGAATTACTGGTGATCCTGGTCCAGCAGGTAAAGATGGGGTTGATGGATTACCTGGAATTGGTATTGAAGTTCGTTATTGCTTAGGAACTACAACTATTTATGGAGGAACGAGTACTCCTGGAACAACAAGACAGCCAACAGGTTGGAATTTAGCGGTTCCAACTCCAACTGAAGAGACTCCTTATATTTGGTTTATTCAAGCCAGAGTAAATTATACAAGTAACGCTGATAAAGTTGGTACAATTGAAGGTAGTTGAAGTACTCCTACTAAATTAAGTGGAACTAATGGATTAAATGGAGAGAATGGTTCTAAAGGACAAATAATTTATCCTGAAGGTATTTATAATGTTAATACTGTATATCAAGGAACCGCAGATAAAACTCCTTATGTATATGATTCTAATGATGCTAACTATTATGTTTTAAATATAGTAGGAACTTGGCAAGGAACATTACATAGTAATGAATCTCCAAGTACCGATACTAGTAGTAGTTGGGTTAAGTTAGAAGCATTTGAAGCACTATATACTAAAGTTGGAATTATTGCTAATGGTCTTATTGGTTCTGCAGTATTTAATGGAGATTGGATGTTTAGTCAACAGGGTATTGACACTGCTGGTGATAAGAGTACTGCGTATGAGAGATTTGATCCTACTACACCAATGGGTCCAGATGCAGAGTTTACACCTAACATTGCATTTGATTTTAAGACTGGAGCTGGATTTATGGCTGCTGGAAAAATCAGATTCTATGATAATGGAAATGCATCTTTAGCAGATTTATCTATTGAAAATGTTCATCTATCTGGCAATACAGTTCAAGAATATGCTTTAACTGATTTAACTTCAGATGATACAAATATATATAGTTTAAATGCAATTATAAGGAATGACTCTAGTGGAGATGTACATTTAAGGATTGCTTCTGAATATGGAGTTTTAGATCCAGATAAATGGTACAAAGGAATAATATTTAACTCTGCTGTAGATGGTTCTGCTAGAATTTATTTTGATGAACCTTATAATTATGCAAGAATTTCTGCTCCCGTTGGTGAAGGACAAGCTTGGGTAACTTATGCTACTATTCCAAGTATATCATCATTGGAATATTTGTTTAGTCCTAGCAGTAGAACGACTCTAGTAAATGGTAAACATGTATATGAAGGGAATTATTTATATATTCTTAATCCTAGCTTATACCAACTGGATGCTAATAAAGAAAATACTTCCATAACTCAAAAAACTGCTACAGTATAATAAAATATGAAAAAAATCAATATACAACCAGATATTGACCTTCAGAATTCAAGAGAATACTATGGAGTATCTAATTCAAGGGACTTCTATAAAGGAAAATCTTTTAACTTTGCTCAAGGATGAGCACCAGGAATTAACTATTATAATGATAGTTATATCCAAGATTTTGTAGCTTATAGAGGAACTTTATTAGCTTGCCATAAGAGTCACTTGTCTAGTAGTCTATCTGAGCCAAAACTACTTTATAATGATCCTGAGGATTCTACTAAACCAACTGGTGTAGACTCACCCTTCTGGGAATTTGTATTTTCGGGTACTACTGGTGCAACTGGTGAAAATGGCCAGGTGTACGTGCCTGAGTACAATGAGTCTACTGGATTTATTACTTGGGTCTTAGAAGAAGCCCCCTCTCAAACTATTCCTCCCATGTATGTAAAAGGAGAGAAAGGTGATAAAGGTGATAAAGGGGATAAAGGAGACCAAGGAAATAAAGGTGATAAAGGGGATAAAGGAGACCAAGGCATCCGTGGATTTCAGGGTGAGAAAGGTGAAAAGGGCGATAAAGGTGATAAAGGTGATAAAGGAGTTCAAGGAATTCAAGGAGAAAAAGGAAATAAAGGTGATAAGGGAGATCGAGGTGATAGAGGACCTGCTGGAACTGCGGCAACTATCAGAGTAGATTCTGTTATTACTGGAGATCCTGGTTCTCAAGCTTCTATCATAAATGTTGGAACCGCTTCTGAAGCTGCTTTCAGATTTACTATTCCTAGAGGTCAACAAGGAGTTCAGGGCATTAAAGGTGACAAAGGTGACAAAGGTGACACTGGAGAACAAGGCCCTAAAGGTAAACAATTAAAATTGTATCGAGATTTTACAGATGATACAATTAAATGAGGATATGATGGAGAACTACCTAGTCAATGGACAGTTCTTTGTTATATGGACTATCTACGAGGAGTCAGTATTGATGATGTAGATATTACCGATGATGCTCATCTTAAGGTAACGCTTTCATCTGGGCATTATACATGAACACCAGATGAAAACGGAAATCCAATTAAAGATGAGAACGGAAATATCATATATGATCGCTGAATCCCATCAACTATAATTACTAAAGGCAAAGCAGCCGCTACTCTTACCGCTGGTAAGGTAGAAATGCTACAACCAGGGGAAGATCCTAAAATTGAAAATGTAGGTACAATTAAAGATCCTATTTGGGATTTTTATATACCTAGAGGATTTACTGGAGAACATGCTGTGCATGTTGGTCCAGAAGATCCTGTCACTTTTAGAAATTCTCATTTAGATGATGCAGACATTCAAGAAGTCTACAAGAATGCTGAACAAATGATTTGGGTTGATACCAAAAATAAAGCTGATTTCGATCATTTAAATGCTGTATATCATGCATATAAAGAAGCTGGAGGAACTGCTTTAGATCAATCTAAATTTGCCGAAGCTTTTGCTAATTTAACCAATGCTTCAGGATTTTCAATTAAAATTGTTGATAATTTTGAAGCTCTTGGAGAGCCTACAAAAGAAAAACAAAACATAATTTGGTTAGTCCCTGCTTCCCAAACTGGAGTTAATGACTTATATGAGGAATATATAGTGGTTAAGGCCGAAACTATGTTAGATACATATCTGTGGGAGAAATGGGGAAGTGGCACTATAACTGTAGATCTATCTAACTATTACACAAAGGCTGAGGTAGATAACATTAAACAGAATTTAGAAGAGCTTATTGAAGATACATCGTCTATGGTGTGAAATGATGTTATTAATTAAATTTTAAACAATGGCAAGTGTTATAAAATTTTATAGAGGACTTAGTTCTGCTTATAATCCTGTAACCCATGCTAATGGCATTTTCTTTACAACAGATACTCATAAAATTATGCTGAATGGCTCCGAGTATGGAGGTGATTCTAGCAAAAAAGTAGCTAATGTAACTTTAAATGAGAATGCTAATGGCATTGTGATTACATACACAGATTCAACCACTACGAATTTAGACTTTGCAAAAGCAAGTTCTTTAGTCGATGGTTTAATGTCAAAAGAGGATAAAGCTAAACTTGATAGTTTAGATCCTACAGCAAGTGGTTCTTATGAGTCTTCATTAGATCCTACAGTAGCAACTGTAGAGAAACTTGGAGGTATTGATGCTGGTACAACTGTAGCACAGCTTACAGGTAAGAGTTATGATGAGATCTTTGATACTCTTATCTTCCCAACAGTTAACCCCACATTTACTGCTCCTTCTGCAAGTATCTCTTTAAAGAGTTATCAGAATGTTCAGGAAATTGGAGCAAATGCTCCTACTGCGGCAAACTTTAATGTAAGTTTTAATGCAGGTGCGATTACTCTAGCAGGAAAAAAACAAAACAATAGAGCTGGTGCACAGGATATGGAAGCTTCTAAGATTCTATATAGTTCAAGTAAAGTAGAATCTTTGCCAGAGAAAGTAGTAGCTGGTGCAATGGATTACTACTATCGTGCAGCTTATGCTGAAGGTCCTCAACCTAAAGATTCAAAAGGAAATAATTATCAAACTCCACTTGCGGCTGGAAGTGTAGATTCTGGAAAAACAACTGTAACAGGTTATCGTGCAGCTTATTCAGGTTTAGTTTCTACAAATGCAATTACAGAAGAGGTTATTAAAGGAATGACTAAAACAGTTTCTGCAAAGAAAACTATTAAAGTTTCTGGTCCTATTTCTGAACAATATATCTGTTTTGCAGCTCCAGCAGGATGGACAGTTTCAAATATTAAAGACAGTAACAACTTTGATGTAACTAGTTCATATGCAACTAGTACAGTTTCGGTTACTGGTTTAGATGGTCAAGCTGTTAATTACACAGTATATTTATCTGGTAAGATGACGCAACCTAGTACTTACTATGTAAACTTTAACTAATTATGGCAGAATTTTTTGGTAAAGGTATTTCGGTAGGTTCAGGTTTTGATTTAGGTGCGAATCTACCATTAGATAATAGAACGGTTCAAGCTACATTAGCTGACCGTGACGCAATGCCTACTATTCAGTTAGTAGAAGGTCTTTTAGTATATGTAAAGGAAAATAAAACCACTTATGTATTAAAAGGCTTTGATGCTGATGGTTCTAACCGAGTTTGGGAACCTCTTGCAACTGGCACAGTTGTAGAGATTATTAACTCACTTGAAAGTGATAGAACTGATGCTGCTCTTTCAGCAGCTCAAGGTAAAGCTTTAAAAACTCTTGTAGATGAACTAAAAGCTTCTGTAGCTGCAGCTCTTGACTACAAAGGTACTAAAGATACTTATGACGCTCTTCCTATTGAAGGTAATAAGAAAGGTGATGTATGGAATGTAGTTGCAGCTCATGGAACTACTCCTGCTGGAACTAACTATGCTTGGGATGGAACTCAATGGGATCCTCTGGGAGGCACAGTAGATCTTTCAGGATATTATACGAAGACACAAGTAGATGATGCAATTTCTACAGCAAAAACAGAGCTTAAAGCAGCTGATACAGCTTTAGAAGGACAGATTACTACAGTTACTAATCAGCTCAATAACAAGGTTGATAAAGTTGAGGGATCAGGTTTAATTTCTGATACTGATTTAAATCAAATCAGAACTAATAAATCTGACATTGAATCTTTACAAACATCTGTTGGAGGCAAGCAAGACGAATTAACTCCTGGTAATGCAGTTTCAATTACAGAAGAAAATGTTATTGATGTTAAGTTAGATCCAGCTTCAAATGAAGCACTATCAAAATCAGCCGAAGGTCTTAAGTTGGATCTTAGTGGAATAAAAGGCTCAACTGTAAAAGTTGGAGTTTCCATTACTGGTGGTGCTGAAATTGGTGCAGATCAAACAATCGCTGCTGGTATGCAGGCTCTTAGTGATAGTATCCAAACTGCTGTATCAGGAGGTATTACATCACTAACAAGTCCTGATGAGACTATTACTGTTACAGGTACAGGTACTTCTAGAGGTTTAGCTATAAATATATCTAAATTAGTATCAACAAGTTCAGCTATCCAAATTGGAGAAGATGGCAAGCTTGATATGTTTTGGATGGAAATTAAGTAAATAATTCTTCTCCCCTCCCATGAAAATTGGGGGGGGGGAGTTAATTTAAAAAAGAATGCGATTAAGTTTTCAAAAAATTGCTACAGTTCCAGCAAGTGGTCTTGTAGCAGGTAGAATATATTTTGAAACATCAACAGGTATGATTAAAGTAGCAACAAGTGCTACTGCTGTTGATAAATTTGGTGATGGCGTCAAATCTGCAAGCTGGGATGAGAGTGCTAAAACCCTTAAAATTATTAATGAAAGCGGAGAAGAGATTTCTCTAAATCTATCAGATGTAGCCTCAGCTTCTGCAGTTACTACAGAGTTAGAAAAGAAGTTAAATATTGGAACACTTGGAGATACTCCAAGTACACAGAGTTATTATGGTCTAAAGGCACACGTGGGAGCGGAGAAACTTTCTGCTATAACTGCAGCTAAATCATATACAGACACTGAGATTGGCAAAATTCCTGCTGCTATTGTTTATAAGGGAGATGGTACAACAGTTACTCAGTCTGGAACTAGTACTGTTACATTTGCAGTAGGAACAATTCCTCAAAATAAAGTAACTAATTTAACTACAGATTTAGCTGCTAAAGCTACTACAGCTGCTCTTAACGCAGTTAAAGCTACTGCTGAAGCCGCTGCTCCTCAAGCTACTACATATACTAAAACAGAAGTTGACAATAAAGTAGCCTCTGCTGTTGGTAGTGTATATAAGATGAAGGGTTCTGTAGATAATGCTACAGCTCTTACTGCCCTTACAGGAGTTGTTATTGGTGATGTTTATAATGTAGTTGCTGCAGGCACTCTAAATGGAGAAGCTTTTGAAGCTGGTTCAAACTTTGTAGCAATTAAAGCTGGTGCAGGAAGTCAAACAGGAATGTGGGATAAGCTAGGTGGAACAATTGATCTATCTGCTTATGCTAAGAAAGCTGAAGTGCCTACTCTAACTGCATTTAATAGTTTAACGACAACCGTTGATGGAAAAGTAACTGCAAATGCAAATATTACAGCAGGTACAAAGTGTAAGATTACCTATGATGCCAAAGGTTTAGTAACTGCTGGAGCAAATCTTGAGGAATCTGATATTCCTACTTTAGCTACTTCTAAAATCTCTGGACTTGATACTGCTCTTAATGGAAAGGTTCCAACTACAAGAACCGTTAATAGTAAACCATTATCAGCTAATGTAGTACTTGCTGGTGCAGATATTTTAGTTGGAGGTGATGGAACATATAGTGAGAGTGATCTTCAAGCTGCAATTGAAGCAATGGATGGTAGAATTACTTCCGCTGCTGCTTCTGGCGTCCAATCATTTGGAGGACAAACTGGGGCTATTACTGTAGATACAGCTAATACTACTAATGGACAGGTTAAATTTAGCATGTCTAGTAAACAGCTTAAAGGTACAGTTAATGGTCTTAAGAGTGCAGCTTATACCGAATCAAGTGCTTATGCAACTTCTGCTCAAGGTACTAAAGCTGATTCTGCAATTCAGGCAGTTAATGGTACTGATTCTAATTATATCGCAACTAGTAAAAGTGGAACTACAGTAACAGTTACTTCTATGTTACAAGCTGTAGCTAGTGCAAGTTCAAGTGCTAAAGGTCTTGCTGAAGCCAGTGATGTAAAAGCTTATGCCGACAGTTTAATGACCTGGGTTGAATTCGAATAAATTAAGATAATAAGGGGATAGGGATTTCCCTATTCCCTTTATTTTTAACCTATAATATTATAGGTGCTATATAAAATATAGACGCTATGGCATATAAAACAAAATTTTTACATTTTAAAACTAAAGCATCATACGAAGCCGAAAGAGCAAAAACTACTGAAGGTAGTGAAAATCGTAAGATTTTTGATGCTTATATATCCTTTATTGATGAAGGTCCAACTATTTGTACTTGGGGCAAAGAATATCAATGTGATGCTAATTCTCTTTCCGTACTTTCTCAAGAGTTAACTGCGGAAGAACAAGATCAAGTTTTTAAGAACTTAGGTTGGAAAGTACATAGTATTGATCAATCAGACATAGATGGCCCAAATCCTAGTAAGGAAGAAAAAACCAAACGTATAGAAGCAGATGCATTACTAATTAGGAATTCTGGAAATATATATTTTAAAGGTAATGTAACTGACACTAATGTGTACTTCTATAAAATTAATCATAATTCTAGTATACATTACCTTGGAGTTAATATTACTACAGGGAAAATAATATTCTATGTATCAGATATGATAGATGCTTCTGCAGTACATTATGCTAATAGTCAATCACTATCGTACACTCAAAAGCAACAAGCTAGAAATAACATTAATGCTGCAGACAAGGATGAACTAGATTTTATTTGACGTACTATAGAACCAACATACATCAATAATCCAACCCTTGCAGTAGGTCTCGAAAATTTACCACTTGAAGAAGGAGGTGAGTTTTTTGAGTTTATGACCAAATTAAGGTATTTTATAGAGGGTAGTGTAGCGCTAGATGAGGATAATATTCGTTTACAATTTATCGTTTACACATCATATAATACATCATCAACTTACGATGAGCAATTATATACAATTGTAGGATGGACTATAGACGAGCATCAATTTACTGTAGTTACTATGGATACGGTTGAAACTTATCAAATGGTTATAGAGGATAATATTCTTAAAAGACTAGTCTTAATTAACAGAACTCAGTTCTCACAACTAGCTTCGAATATGTTACCTAACCCTAATGGTTCAGCTGCATCAGGCATTAGTAATAAGCTTTCACGTGCTGATCACGTACACCCTATTCAAGAAAGTGTTTCTAAATTAACAACTCCAAGAGCAATTACAATTACAGGGGCTGTATATGGCAGTGCAACTTTTGATGGTTCTAGCAACGTAAGTATTTATAGTACATTAAATGGTTTTGATGCATCTAAAATTACTTCTGGAACTCTTAATGCTGATAGACTTCCTGAGATTCCTATTTCTAAAATTCCTGCGGCTGCAATGGAGAGATTATATGTAGTGGAGTCCCAATCAGCTGCAATGAGTTTAACTATACAAGAAGGAGATGTTGTTCAGATTGGTTCAGGAGGCCCTATGTACTTCTGCGTATCTGAATCTGCATCTACTTTTGCTACTAAATTTAAAGTATTTACTGCAGGGGCTGCTACAAGTGTGCCTTGGTCTGGAGTGACTGGAGCTCCTACACTTTCATTACGTAGTCTTCAAGTAAATGCGGTTGGCTATCAGGTTTATTCTAATGTAGCAACATCTATTCCAATGATTTATGCCCCAACAGAAATTGGAACTTCAGGACAAATCCTCCAATCAACTGGAAATGGAGCTCCTAAATGGATAAATCAATCTGCCATTACTGCAGGACAAGCCAATCAGGTATTAAATCCATTTGTATTAAAAATAAATAATGGTAGTGCTGAAGACACTTCTGTTTATACATTTAATGGTAGTGCTGGTAAGGTTTTAAATTTTGTATCAGGAAGTAATATAATTTTAACTCCTACACAAAATAAATTAACTATATCTGCATATATACCTGTCGCAACCTCTAGTACTTATGGAGGAATTCAAATTGGATATACAACAAGTGGTAAAAACTATGCTGTACAATTAAATAAGGGTAAAGCTTATGTAAATGTACCTTGGACAGATACTAACACAAATTATTATCCAACATCATTTACTTGGACTAATGGAACAACAGCAGGACCAACAGGTTCTTTGACTGGTTCTGAAATGAGTGCAGTTTCATTTGGAGCAATCCCTTCAGCTTCTGCTACACAATCTGGTGTAGTAACTACTGGAGATCAAACTTTTGGTGGAATAAAAACTATAGATACTATTAATGTAACTAATATTAATGAAGCAACTCCAGGAGAGGGATTTTGAATTGGTTATAATACAGAGGGGGTAATTCATATAGGAAAAGATGGAGATTATGATTTTGGAACTAGTGGAGGAACATATTCAGGAACTGCTAATACCGCTAAAAGACTATTGAACAGTTTACAGTTTAGTAATGGACAAAGTTTTAATGGATCGTCTGCAGTTACTATAGATTTACCTGAAATCCCTATTGCATTACCTAATCCATACGCATTAACAATTAATGGAACTTCATACACTGGTTCATCTGCAGTATCTATAAATACTGCAAGAATACTATCAACGGCTACTTTAAGTAGTTCAACAGTTTCTGCAGGATATAGTTATAATAATACTTCATCAAGAACTATTTCTTCTCTGAGTGGATTCAGTTCAAGTAATCCTGATTCAGTTATTATAAGCACTGCTAAACTTACATTTACTGCTTCTAATGCAATTAAGATGGATGGTCTTGCAGATTTATCTGGAACTTATTATATCTACTGCTTAAGTTATATGGCAAATGGAAAAATTGCTGTTAATGGTGCAGTATATGCTTAATGCTTTAAAATATTATAGACATGACAACATATTCAAAGAAATATTTTAATGAAGAGACACAACAGTGGGAACCTCTATACTCTACAGAAGGGCGTTCTGCATATGAAACTGCAAAGTTAAATGGATATACAGGAACAGAAGAGGAGTTTAATAAAGTACTATCTAAAATACCAGTAATAATCTCATCAATTGAAAGTTATCCTACTGAAGGAAGTAAAAATTTAATTACTTCTGGAGGAGTATATCAGGCATTAAAGGATTCAGAAACCTCTGCTGAGGAAACTCATCAAGAGCTCCTAAATGAAATTTCTAATGTAAATAGTACACTATCTACTGAAATTTCAACTGTAAACACTAATCTTACTACTAAGATTACTCAGATAGAAACAACTACCATTCCTAATGCAATTAAGGCTGCAATTGTAGATAATTTAGACACAGAAGATTCAAATAAAGCCCTATCTGCTACTCAAGGAAAGGTTTTAAAAACAATGATCAGTAATTTAGCTAATCTTAGAATTGAAGTAGTGAATGAACTTCCATCAACTGGAGAAACTAATGTAATTTATCTTGTTAAAAAGACTGGAACTAATCCAGATGTACATGATGAATACGTTTATGTGGAAGGAAACTGGGAAAAGATTGGCAATACTGAAGTAGATCTTTCTAATTATTATACAAAAGATCAAGTATATACTAAATCTGAAACTTACAGTCAGGAAGAAGTAGGCACATTAATTACTGAAATTGAGGGTAAAATTCCAACTATTCCTAATGTAGAGACTAGTATGTCTGGGGTTGGTAATGTTATTACTTCTATTGATGTTGATGCTTCTAATAAACATAAAATTGCTGCAGTAAAAGGAATTTCAGTTTATTCTAAATCTGAAATAGATGAAAAATTATCTGATTCTGGTTTAGGAGATGTTATCGCAGAGGCCCCCTTTACAACAGCTGACAGAGTAATTACATCAGGTGGGGCTGGAAAGACTATTAAGGATTCTGGAATCTTGTTAACTAATCTTGCTACAAAGGAATTTGTAAACCAATTTGAGCCTGAATGAGATAAAATAGCTAATAAGCCTTCAACTTTTACTCCCTCTGCCCATACACATACTGTAAGTCAGATAACTGATTTTCCTACACTTGGAGCTTTAGCTTCTAAAGATAAAGTAGATGAATCTGATTTAAACTTTAATATTCCAGAAGGAGTCGTTGTAGATTCAGCTTTAAGTACAACATCTGAAAACCCTGTTCAAAATAAGGTTATTACTAATGCTCTAAGTAGTTATGTTAAAACTGCTGATTTAAATGTAACTTTAGGGAATTATTACACTACTACTGAAGTTTATACAAAACAGGAAGTTAATGATAAGATAGCTTCTGCTGGAGGAGGTGATGTAATGGCTAGTGGAAATCTTGAAGAAGACTACATTATAGTTGGAGCAGGAACTAAATCCATTAAAAATTCTGGTCAGACACTTTCTAATTTAGCATTAAAGAGTGAAATACCCTCTTTAGAAAATACTTGGAGGCCAATTAAAGTTGGAAGTACAACTTTAAATGATAGCTCTACTACATTAACTATTGCTAATGGTACTGGTATTGGTCTATCATTTTCTAATGGAACTTTAACTATTACTAATAGTGCTCCTGGATCTTCATATACATTGCCTGTAGCTAAAAATAATGTTTTAGGAGGAATTAAGACAGGATATACAGAGTCTGGAGGTGCTGAAATGGCTATATACACTTTAGAAGATGGCACTGCTTATACCTTCCTAAGAGATACAGCAATTAAAACTGCTTTAGGCTATACTCCAGCAGATGTTAGTGATATTCCAGAGATCCCCCTAGCTCTTCCAAACCCATATGCATTAAACATTACAGCAGGAGGTTCAACTACAAACTATACTGGAGCATCGGAATCCACTATTAATTTAGATAGTATTTTTTCAAAGCCTTTAGCTAGTGTAGATACTCCAGGTAAGGCGGGTATATTCTATGGCTCTTCTTCGTCATATTCAATAAGTACTGTATATGTAACAAGCAGTAATCCTGATGCAGTTATTGTAGTTCCTACTGCAACAACAGTAACATTTGGAAGTAACTACGTGAAAATGAGTGGTTTAGACGATTTAACTGGAGGTAGTTATAAGTGTTATTGTATAACTTATATTAATACTGGGTTAGTGTTAGTTAATGGTGCTATTTATGGCTAATAAAATTTCAAAATTTTTAGTGCAAGAATTTTAATATTTTTGCACTAAAAATTTTGATTTTATAAATATAATCTCTAATTTTGTAGAGATAGAAAAAATGAATTTTTAATGGTTATGAAAATGAATGTTGCAACCAGATTAGCTATTTTAACTAATCTGCCAGAACAAGGAAGTGTTCTTGAGATGATTTCTGCTAGAAACATCCGCAAGAAAATAGACTTCTCAAGTGAGGAGATAGCTTCTCTTAACTTAAAAGAAGCCGATGGTAAAATTTCATGGACTCCAAATGTTGAGGATATTGAAATTGAATTTAATGATTCTGAGACAGAGTTCTTACGAACTGTTATAAATATAATGGATCAGAAGCATGTCATTACAGATAATATTCTTGATTTTGTAGAGTTGATTCAAAATTAAGTTTATTCTACTACATATTTAGTTTTAAAGTTATATCATATAACGCAAAACAAGTTCTTTGAGGAATATATACATAAAAGGATTCGAGAATGCGTTTTGTAGTGATATAGTATCAGACTGAGGGAAAATTTTAACGAAAATTCGTAATTAGACAAGTGAGTTCCCAAAATGTCCATGTATGATGTTATAAAACGTGTTATTTGATAACCACACTGGATCCAGTGTAGTATTTTTCATTAACTTTAAAATTAAACAAATTATGGACGTAGTAGAAAAACAGATTGTACATGAGTACGACGAGGATCGCAAAGAGTATGCATCAAAAGGTGTCGCTGGTACTGGCTTAGGTCTTGGTATCGCAGGAACTGCTCTGGGCCTTTGGGCTCTTAGCAAATCAAACCTGTTTGGAAATGCAGGCTGTGCCGCTGCAGGTGCTTTAGCAGCTGAGGCTATTTCAGGCCCATCAACTTTCCAAGCTTGGCAGCATTCTTGCAACGCTGAATTAGCAAATCAAAAAGCTCTTTATGACTTTGCTTTGCTGTCAGCTAACGCTCGTTTCAACGATCGTCAAACAATCAATTCAGAGATGTTTGGTTTATACAAAAGCCAAATTGATGCAGACTTCGGACTGTACAAAAATCAGAGAGACCAATTCGACGTATTAGCCGATCGTATTGGAAAACTTGAGACTGCTGCTGCTGTACAAGCTGCTGTAGAACCTTGGAGAAGCAAAGTAACTAAGATGGAGATTGCTGGTGTAGCTGGCATGGTAGGACTTGAGGCTGAGCGCAGAATGTGTGCTGACAATAAGATAGTAAATTATGCAAATAATACATTCTATCCTATTCGTGTAGCTGCTGTTGAAGTAGGTACTGACACAGTACAGCGTTCACTGTATAATCCTTTATGCCCTTGCTCAGGATATTCAAATAACATCCTATTTGAGACTACAACAACTCCTGCAGCTTAGTTAAAATCTTAGTTTAAGATGTATCCTGTGAATCAAGTTTTCCTAGGTAATCCAGATCCATTATTAGCTTCTGACATTACCGATCAACTTCAAAGGGTAAAAGCTTATGAATCTCAATTAATGCAATTACAGAAAACAGCTTCAAAGGAGCTTATTTGGGATTCTATTGATAATGAGATGAATGCTCTAACTGAAAGTCAAAAGAATCGATTTTTTGAAGATAAAGAATATAGTGAAATCACTACATCACTTCAAAAAATGGTTCAAATAGAGCTTTTAAATTTAGTTAAAGCTAAAATTGAAGGCACACAAGAAGGTAGAGAGTTATTACAAAGGCAATTATCAGTAGTTAAGAAGTTGAAGAATAAGATCGTCCAAGAGACTGACAATGAGATGGCTATCTTTAATAAGTTCCGTGAATTTTCTAAGGATAACCCAAGTCTAACCTATGAAGAATTCTGTAAGCAATGGCGCAACACGTAGACGTTATAATGAATAATTTAAGGAACTTTGTGAGTGTTAAATTAACCTCACTATCACAAAGCAATCCTATGATGGCTTTAATGAAGCCTCTAGCATCTAGAATAATTGATAATAACATGTACAAAGTTGAAGCTTTGCTAAAACAGATTTCAGATAAAGATGGATTAGTTGATGTTGAAGGTATTTTAACAGAAATGTCAGATAACATAATTAATACTAAACCATTTAAAGTGGAAACTGGATTACTTGGGCAACTTGAAATAGGTGCAGGAAAAATAAAGATGGACATCCCAATGGTTAATAAATCTTTGGTTTTGAATCAACAAGATCTAAATGAATTAAAAGACATGCTCTCGCATTAGAAATCAGAAGATGGAAAGGAATGGTATTTTTTATATCATTCCTTTCTTTTTTATAATACAGATTATAATTAAGTGGGAACACTATCAAATAACTCCAAAGTTGGAGATAAAGGTAAAGATTTAATTCTGCAAACATCAGGTAGAGTATATGTTCAGGTAAAGGATAGGTTCTATGAGATTAACTTTAGAGGAGATGATGAAGGAGACAAGGAAGAGGAAATTGAGGAGGCTTCTCAAATAATATTTGTTGAAGATGCTAGTATATTGGATGATTCTTATCCATATCCTGGGGATGATTATCTAATTATCGCAGGGGGAGAATTTTTTAGAACTATAGACGGAGAATATCAGCAAATTTCTATTTCTACTAAGAATACCAATACTTTTACAGAGCCAATTACAATAACTACTTTAGAATCCCCATTTAATATTAGTTCTACAGCATTAGTAAAAAACCTCAATGCTCAATATTTAAATGGATTATCCTCTAACAATTTTGCAAGAAAAGACCTAGAAGAAATTATTCAAAAATGAAGTATTAATGATTTAACAAGTGATCAAATAAGTAATGGAGAAACTCTTTTAAATTTAAAAGCAGGCTCTTTAACAATTGATACTATTAGAACTAAGCATCTAACTGTTACGGAATCATCAGATGATTCCGAGGAAGATGAAAATGGTTCTGATTCTGATTTTGAAATTATTAATAAAAAAACCTATTTTAGTAATGGTATTCAGATTTCATCTTCTAAAAAAATAGATAAAATGGAATCTTTAGTTGAAGTACTAGAAGAAGATACTCCTATAGAGTACTATGCAAATGAAAATTACCTAGTAGGAGGTTTCAGTATAGTAGATTTAATTATAGAAGCTTTTGATAAAGAATATCTAAAAGAATTACCTACATTAGTAGATTATATAAATGCTTTAACTGATTGTCAGAAATTAGATTCTTCCTTTTCATGAATCTCATATACACCTACAAAAAATGATTTTATAGATGATGAGGGAACTGCACCATATAAAAAGTATAAATTCTCTCCTAAAGACCCTTCAGTGTATGCTACATATGTATATGGAGTAAACTCAACCTGCCTTGAAAAAATCTACAATAGATGATATAATATAATAGACTATGTAGGAGATATAGCTAATATGTATTCTGGAATAACGTTTGAATGTAATGTGGGGAACCATACTTTGATTGCAGGTGATATTTTAAAAGGTCAGGATAAAGGGAAAAGGTTAGAAGGCTTAGTAGTTGGATGTACTGAAGATACAATAAGGGTTATTGTTTCAGGAATAGATTGTTTATTTGATAATCACGTGACATTTGAAGATTTTTCTGACTGGGAATCCTTTCCCCCTACAGAAGAACCATATCTGTCAATATACACTGCAGTTATAGAATGCCAAGAATCACAAAAGGAAGCAAAAGGAGTAACTATTTCAGAAGACCTAACTGCAGGAAATATTTTATTTACAGGTTCTTCAGGAAACATTATTGGAAATATTTCTGGAACTGAAAACTCCATCTTTGGCACTTTAGAGGGCTATGGATTAACATCTGAAGGTAATTGTTACTTTGTAAATCCTGGAATTGCATTAGTCAATACTGATGGTTTAAATTATCTAAAGCTCTATAATAAGGAACAATCCTTTATTGGTATTAATAAGAAAAATGAAAAGTGGATTACTATTGAAACTGATGGGGGATGTGATATGAGAAGAGATAAGATGTATAATATTAACAACCATCTCTCATTTTGCAGTTTTGGTCCTATAAGAGTTGAAGAAGATGGTTCAGCAACAATTGGTAGTGGAGAAACACAAATTACTATTACTGCAGATGGTAAAGTTCAAATTCCAGAAGCCTGTATTATAAAATAAAAAATATTCTAATATTTTATTTGGACATTTAAATAAATGTAGTTATATTTGCAGCGAATAGATAATCTATAACTAATAAGGAAAAATAAGAAATATGCAATTTGAACATAATCAATTTGACAATTTGCTGGATGATGAGACTACTGAGGATCTAAATACTGAAACTCAGGAGGAAGTTATTGAACCAGCAGGTAATTCTACTGAGGAAGAGGAAGAAGATTCTTCATCTTCTGAAGAAGGAACTGAAGAAACAGGGGAAGAAGATGATCTGGATGCATTTTCATCCTTCTTAAAGAGTCGTGGAATTCGGGATGGAAAAACTATCATTTATGAAAACGAGGAAACAGGAGAGACTGAAGAGGTTGATTTTGGAACTCTAAGTAAGGATGAGCAGCTTTCAATTCTTGAATCTTTAACAGATCCAGGTCTTTCAGAAGATGAAATTGAAACTATCAATTTACTTCGTAAGACAAATTCGTCATTTCAAGATATAATTACGTATTATCAGCAACAGGCTATTGATGAATATAAGGCCAAAAACAGCAGCCAAGAAACTTATACCATTGATAGTTATTCTGATGAGGAATTATATTTGGCAGATCAAAAAGCCAAATTCCCTGAAATGACAGAGGAAGAATTAAAAATTGAACTAGATGTAGCTAAATCTAATGAAGATCTCTTTAAAAAGAAAGTAGATTTAATTAGAAAACAATATAAGGAACAAGAAGAAAATCATATCAAGGAGCAGGAAGAGGCTGAAAAAGAGCAACAGAAGGCATACCAAAATATGTTTGTAGATACATTAAATGATTTTAACTATATTTCTTTGGATTATAAAGATCCTAAGAGTGATAGTTTAATTCTTGAAGAGAAAGATAAAAATCTAATTTATGATTATGTATTTAAGCAAACTCCAGAAGGTGTAACTAAATTTGTTGAAGATTTATCAAAACCTGAGGTAATTGTTGAGCTAGCTTGGTATAGATTATTTGGTAAAGATACAATTTCTGACATTAGTAATTATTGGAAAGAAGAGTTGAAGAAAAATCGCAAAGCAACTCCTCCAAAACCAAAATCTAATGTTACTATAAAAAAAGAAACTAAACCCCAATCACAGGGAACCTCTCTTAGTTCCAAATGGGACGAACTATTATAAATAAAATAAATAATTTAGTATATGAAAATTACAGGTTTTACTACCATACGCCCTGAAATGGCTTCTACAAGAACGTATGAAGACTTTTCTAAGTTCTTAGGCACTAATCCTGCTAGACTAGGTATCGTATCGTCATTATATGATCAGTATACGGCAACTTACCTTACAGAATCGCTGATGAACATTTATACGATGGAGAAAGATCGTAAGAATGCATTTCAATCAATTAACTCATTCATGGTTGAGTGGGATATTGATGTGAATTTCATCAAGCGTGTTCCTTTCTTATCAGTGCCAGAAGGCGATGGTGCACAGGGAACAGACATCGTAGTTCACTTCCCTGAGAACTACTATCAAAAAAATGACGTGTTTATTATTGAAGGTTCACGTCAGCAATTAATCGTTCTTAGCCGTCCAGTTCGCAGAAGCGATGCTGACTTTGAGCTGATTTGTAAGATTCAGGATTCTGACTATTCTGCAACGCTAGATCTCTCAGCTTGCCAGCCTGGTATGAATACCCGTTTCTTAACAAACTATCAGCCTGAGCTGCATGAGGAAGGTTATACGAAATATCAGAGCAATACTGAGAAACATAGAACTTTCATCTCAATGCACCGTTGTGATGTTTCTTACTCAGCTAAATATGCTGCAATGGAAGATCAGTTTATCACAATTGGTAAGGGTGATGGAAAAGATGATGTAACATATAAGATGAATCCTGCTGCTAAGGATTGTTTGGATACTTTCATGTTAGCTCGTAACAACTCATTACTTTGGGGTAAAACTAACGTAGATAAGTATGGTAAAGCTAAGATCTTCGATCCTGAAACTGGCCAGCCTATTATCTCTGGTGATGGTATTATTCCTCAGATCGAGCGTTTTGCAGGTAAATATGTATTTACGAAATTAAACATCAGAATCTTTGAAACTGCTCTGCAGGCAATGGTTGCTAAATCAGAGAAGCCTACTGGAAATCAGTATATCTTCATTTGCAACACTGCAATGTGGAATGATGTACAAAGAGTAATGTCAAATTGGATTCGTGACTACAAGACTAATGGTGCATTCGTTTATTCGAAGGCTACTAATGGTTATATTAATCTTGGTGCTACTTACAATGCTTATGAGTTTGCAGGTAATACCATCGCATTTAAGATTGACCGTTCCTTTGATATTGAGTTCCCATCGCCTCGTAGATTTGGTATCTTCCTTGACTTAACTGCTGATGGAAAAACTGGACGTCCTGCACTTTCAATGTTTACATTTAAAGGTCTGCAGATTGTTCATAACTGGTTAACTGGTCCTGGCGGACGTGATGGTAAATCAGGTGGTGAGGTTTCGACTCCTGTAGCAGGAGCTAAACTGATCAACTGGGGATACGCTGGTGTAGGTGTATTCAATCCTTACAGATCGTTCATCCTGATGTCAGAGAACTAAAAAGAAATGTGTGAGAGATTCCCCTTGTAATAGGGGAATCTTATCACCATTAATAGATTATATGATGTATAGATAAATTTTGAATAAGACAAAATATGAATAGTATGAATAATGTAACGGAAACTAATGATGCCAGTAATATCATAACACTACGTAGTGTATATGGAAAAGTAAAAACCTACTACTTTAACCCAATGAGAGGTAAGAATGGAATGTATCCTCCTTTTGTAAAAAGAGTTAGAGTCAGTGCTGATGGACGTGATACAGAGATGATTTTAAGTGAACAAGACTTAAATAGTGAGCAAAGAAACTATTTTATCCCTGAAGATCTTGAAATTATTGTAACTGATGGAACAACATTTAATTTAAATGATCAATACCAAGCAAATCTTTGGGAATGTATTAAAGATTCACATTTAATTGCCCCAGAAAGAGGTGCAAAAGATGAGCATGGAAATTTTCTTATTGATGGCGATATTAGACGTTACGGATTAGCAGAATTATATGTAGAGCGTCCTGGAGTTGAATCTAAGAAACGTGTGTCTCGTATTAAGCAAGTAACAAAAGCATATACTTTTATTGAACAGGATAGTTCAGAACATAGAAAGGTTATTTGCAAACTTCTAGGAAAGACAATGAGAAATGCTCCTGATACGGATATTCAGGATTATTTATATCAAAAAGCAGAAAAAAACCCAGAACTCATTATTGATATTTATACCAGTGCAGATCAAAGTCTGAAACTTCTGCTAATTGATGGCAAACAAAAAAATATTATTAGAGTACAAAGTGGTGTTTTAATGTATTCTGATACAGCTCTTGGAGTTACAGATGAGGCCGCTATTCTATTCCTAAAGGATCCTAAGAATAAGGCTATTTATGACTCAATTGTTTATGAGGTATTTGGGGATATGAAGACAGAGGATGTTGTAGTAAAACCCAAGGCACCCAAAAAATAATAAATTAGAATATTATGACCGCTAGAAATTTATATGAATATGGTTTAATAGAACTGAATAAGTTAGAAGCGCCAAGTCTCTTAACTGAAGACTATGTTTATTTTTTAAATAAAGCGGTTCAACAATGTATAAATTTAACCTATAATAGATACGATACTAATCAGCAATCTACTGACGATTTACGAGTTCTAAAAACCACAGCGTTATTACAAAACCCAAAAAAGTTAGAAACTGCTGATGATTTGGCATCTATTCAAGAAAAAATAAACTCTGGAATTCTATCATCAACTTATTATGTGGATCTTCCAAAAGACTATATGCATATGCTTAATTGTATTGTAGGTTTTACAAGAACAGAAAATCCTAATAAGAAAACTCATTGTGATAATGAGGCTGGAACCAAAGTTTATTTTACTGCTAAACGACTTACTGCAGATATGTATGGAGGAGTAATTAATAATTATTATCAAAAACCTTCATATAAAAGGCCCTATTACTATTTAAATAATATTAACATAAAGGATAGTATAATTACAAACCAAACTACTGATACTCCTTTATTAAAATATTCAGAAGGAGAATATGATAAAGATGGAGCTTTAATTAATACTCATTATCTTAATGATAAAAATTTATCTGGTATTGAAGGAGAACCTGGCAATCGTTTAGCAAATCCCTCTAATGTACGACTGGAATTAAGATTCGGAGACGATACTTTATATACGCCTACAGAAGTGTATATTGAGTATATCAAAGCTCCTATGTACATTAGATTGAGTCAAGAACAAATTGATGATATTGTTGACTCATCCCAAATTTTAGAATTCCCAGATTATATGTGTTACGAAATTTTGAATATTTTCGTCAGATTAATTATGGAAAATGCAAGTGATCCTAGATTACAAACAAACATTCCAATTAATCAAACTATTCCAGAAGCACAATCTAGGAATTAATAGTACTAATTTTAAATAAATACACAAGTATGTTTGATTTTTTTAAAGAGGTAATAATCAACTCAGATACTCTTCCTAGAGAGGAAGGTATTGATGCTGCTGGTAATGCATTTAAGCGTTTCTATGCATTTATCCCAGATACCGCAGCTGAAGATATCGGCTCAGATCCTGCACATTATCGTGCCCCTAAAGAAGGGGTATTCCGTGTTTTACGTTGTGCAGATTACACCAAATCAGGTGTTAAAGGACCAAAAGTATATAAAACTGCAGGACGCAGAGGAAAGGTAGCTGAAGTTGCATTTAACCTAAATCCTCTAGTTAATCAGATTGGGCAATATCGCATTCTAGTTGATATTAGTCTTGAAGGGCGCTACTATAGTGATTATAAATATCCTTGGTCAGAATTCCATAAACCAATTATGGCAGAATTTGAAATAGTTTCTGGAATGGATTTAGCAGCTATGGTAAATGCAGCTGTGAAGGCTTTAAAATCGTATATTCCTTCTGATTATAAGTATGCTGTAGTTACAAGTAAAGATGGTGTAGTAAAACTAGTAATGTCTGATCCTTATCAGATTATTAAAGCTGCTAAAATCCAGAAAGTAGAGGAAGATGGATGTCTTAATGGATGTTCTGGTGTAAAATATGAAGATGTGATTGTTGCATCAAAAGATGATATTACAAAAAATATTGCGCCTTTTGGAACTGGTGAGTGGTTAGTTGAGAACTTACGTTTCCCAACATATCCTAATCTACGTTACGCAGGAGTTAATGATGATGAGAAGCCTGTTGCAGGTGCTTTATATACACAGTTTGCATTTGAGTATGTATCACCTCGTAGAGGTTTACATGGTCAAGGCACTGTTGGCCAAGCTCTGGTTTCTGTAACTCATCATGTCTTTTATGTTCTTAATGAACTTGCATCACAGTTTGAAGCTGAAATTAAAAAAGCATTTGGTGAGGATGTAGTATATCCAGTTACTCCTGAGTTAACCATTTTAAATGCAGGTAAAGGAGAACCAGGGACAATGGTTGTTTCTGCTGCAGATGTAAATGCAGGAACCGTTTCTTTAAAGGCTACTTATAGTGATTCTGAAGTAGTTGGAATGGAAGTTGATGATGGAGTTGAGTTTAAGCATGTATCAGGGCCATTTAAGGTAAACAAAGATTCTGATACAAAAGCATGGACTCTTAGTAAAGATGTTGATGATGTAGTTTCTGGAAATGAAGGAATTATATCAGCATCATATAAGGATGCATTTACAACAATTAAAGTAATTGTTGAATAAATATATAATTTACACAGTAATGGCAGGTGGGAGTCTTTTTCCTGCCTGCCATTAATTTTTAATATTACAACCTATGACAATAGAAGCCATAGCTAGTGCCGTATGGAACAATGTCTACGACGGCCTAAAAGGAACTGTAAGTAACCCAGCAATGTCATTAGAACAATTAACTGATGAGGTTGTTGCAGAAAGAAATAATATTGCAAAAGAATATCTTTTAAAAGGAGTTATGACTTTACAAGAACTTTATAATGCAGTAAACTGTGTTGAAGTTAATTGTGATTTTATGTCAAAATGTTGTGATCTTCCAGTTGGGAAGAAAGCCCTTCACTTTGAAATTCCTCCTGTTCTTCTTATGAATGGAATTTCCACAATTCAATTTGTAGGAAGTATAGATAGACAAGAACAATATAGTGTTTATACTGATGTAAGTTATAAATTTCATTTCTTTAGAAAGAGAGGAGCTGATAAACCATTTGTTTATATAGATCCTACAATAAACTCTAATGGCAACATTGATGGTTATATCTTTAATGTTCCTTTTGTAAAATATATTTCAGTAATTGCAATTTTTTTAGATCCAAGAAAACTATTAGAATTTGATTGCTGTAATGATCCAGAAGCTATAACAGAATGTGGAATTATCTCTAATGATATTATTCACAGACTAACTGAGAAGAAGATTAGATATTACAGAACTGCGATGTTACCTGCACAACCAAATACTCAAACACCTTTATAATGATTAGGGGTATTATTTACAAATATACATCTCCTTCTGGAAAAGTATATATAGGACAAACTTTAAATGAGAAGAAAAGACGCCAAAGTTGATTTAATTTAAATCGCCCATATGCGGGCCCAAAAATTAATGCTGCGAGAAAGAAATATTTACCTGAAAATTTTGAGTATGAAGTAATATTTAGAATAGAGTCCTTAATTAAAGAAGAGGTAATTGAGATGTTAAATAATAAAGAAAGACAATATATTCAATTGTTTGATTCTATCTATAACGGATATAATATTTCGATAGGTGGAGATTCAACTCTTCATATCTATTCCGCAGAAGCCAAGAAAAAAATTTCAGAGCGTGCAAAACTGAGATATAAAGATTCTCGTAATAGACATATAACTTCGGAAGCAATAAAAGAATATTATACTACACATAAGAGTGTTGTTAGAAAACCTGTACTACAATTTTCTATTGAAGGTATATTTATTAGAGAATGGGAGTCTGCGAAGGCAGCTGGAGAAGCATTAGGAATACATGCAAATAGAATAACCACTTGTTGCAAAGGGCATAGAAACCATGCAGGGAATTCTATATGAAAATATAAAACAGATTTCACAGAAATCCCATTAAAGATCTCTATAGGAGTTCAAAAAGGATCCACACTTCCTGTATATCAATATAATTCAGATGGAATTTTATTAAAACAATGAACTTCTATTACAGAGGCAGCTAAGGAATTAGGATATAGTTTAAGTAATTTTAGTACCTACTGTAATGGGAGAAATAACCATGAATATAAAGGGTTTTATTACTTTAGAGGACAACACAAATATGAAACTACACAATTTTAACTCAGTTTATTCCATGGCAAGTATTGTCTATGGAATCACAGTAGATCCAACTAACTTTGAAGATGTTGCAATGTTAGGATGGGAATTAATAGGAAATAGGCACACAAAGCTGCATAAGTATATTACAAATACAGTTAACAAACGCATTCAATTGCCTTGCAATTTAGTGGAGATAGAATCAGTCACAATTCCTTATATGGATGCTCAAATGACATCCAATCAAACCACTTATCCTCAAGTATATAATCAATATGTTGAAAAATATATTGAAGCTTGAAAGTGAGATGAGTCCACTTTATATGAAGCTGGAAAAATGATTAAATATAGAGAGGAAGGGGACGAGATTGTTTTTGATAGAGATTTTCCTAAAGTTATCATTCTTTATCATGGAATTATTGCTGATGAAGATGGATTACCACTACTTAATGATAAAGAAGTTAGAGCTTTAGCTGCATATGTTGTGTATTCGGATACATATAAACAAGCATTAATGAGGAAGGATGGAAATCTTGTTCAACTTGCACAAGTGGCTAAGGCGGATTGGATGAAAGCCTGTACGGCAGCTAGAATTCCAGATATGTTTACACAAAATGATATGGACGCAATTCTTGATGTCAAGACTCGTTGGGATCGTAAGCAATATGGAAAGTCATTTAAACCTATTTTGTAAATGCATTATTTTACCAACCATTGTGTAACTTCTACTGAATTATTTAGAAAATTTAAGAAGGATAAAATAAAACTTCCGAAAAAACAGTATTTAAAGGAATATAAAGCTGATACAAGGCAAGAGTTAGCTGCTAAAGTACTTAACTATTGTTTGTATTTAGTAGTTTTGGATATCATAAATAATAATGTTATTTTTGCATTACCTGATACATTTGGATTTAATTCTGAAATTGCTATGAAAACATTTCAGGGAGATGAATTCAAAGAAATGTGAAAAAAAGGTAAATTTAGAGACATTGACTTTGTATTATCTGGATTTAAAGGCCATCAGTTATTTTATACTTTTGAAACTAAATCTGGAGTGAAAGAAAAACCCATCTATGTCAATAAGAAGTTAAAAGATATTATTAGTGATAATACGAACACAGGAAAAAGCTACTTCTAATGGATATTATTAAGTACTATACAGATTATATTGATGAAGTTAATGAGAAGTTTCCTTCTTTAAGCAAACATGAGATAAAACAGATATTAAATTATGGATTGAAGATGTTTAATACTTGTCATAGGAATGGGTTAGATACCATTAATATGACATCATATTATACTATGTACACAGGTAAATTATTCAACGATGATTTTACGCATTATCATTATTGAAGACTAAAGTACAAAAGAAAGCTGAGATTTCTTTATAGACGACAAAAAACTATCTATGATGGTCATTACTATTTTGGGATGACTGAAAAGGAATTTGAGTACTATCAATCTCAGAAGAAAAATAGAGGCACTAGACGACAAGTCTTTCACTACCCCTATATGTTTGCTTACAAAATAAAAGAAGAAGCTTTTGCTGATCGAGGTCGTAAATATTTCTTTATAGTTGACTATCCAGAAGATGTAGGATGGATGTTTTACAAAGAAAATTGAACCACTCGAAGAGCAAGATATTTTGCTTATAGAGATGACAATGGAAATATACAAATGATTTAAGTATGGCAAATAATACTAAACAACAAGCAATAAATACTTTTACAGGTGGTTTGAATACTGATTTACATCCATTAACAACACCTAATGACATTTTAACAGACTGTATTAATGGTACAGTTATAACATATAATGGCAATGAGTATATTCTGCAGAATGATATGGGTAATTATAAGTTGGATAAAGCTAAATTATATGCAGATTATATTCCCATTGGAATTAAGGAGTATGGAAATATTATATACATAGTTTCATATAATCCAATTGATAAAAAATGCCAAATTGGCTCATATCCTTCTCCACAAACGCTATTTGATAATTCTGAATATGGTTCTAAAAACGAAAATTATCAAGGAGTTCCAACTTATACATTAGACCCTGATTGGACGTGACCAACAGATCCTAATAGTTTAATAAGTGATGGTATTGTAAACTTAAAAGGTACAAGTGAAAACCCTGCAACGGATGTACTATTTACTAATACTAAACCTAATCAGAATTTAAGAGTTTTCTTTCCTGCTGATAGTTTAGATTTGAAAGACACTTTTTTAAATCCTGGTGATAAGTATTATTTAAAAAAAGAAGAGGGAGAAGATTCTCATTGAAAATTTCAACGTTGTGAATATTATACATTAACGGAATCTAAAGAAGCCCTGCCAATTGAAGAGGGTTTAGTAATTTCGGATCCTGATGATTATGCTCCAGAAAAGTTAAGAAACGTAACCTGAGAGACTCCAGGATGGTTAGCATATAAACCTTCTCTTATAGAGCCAGCTTCTTTTGATTTATACTTAACTGATATAAAAATTCCAAGCTTCCTAACCAGTACTTCTACAAGGCAAACAGGAGAAGGAACTGGAAAATTATCTTTTAATGTTCAAGGACAGTTAACAATTAATACTACAGGAGACTGAAAAGATTATTATGATAATCTTAAAGTTTATTTTGATTATAGCTATGCTGGGGGTAGCTGAGAGAATGATTGAGATAATGGATCACATGTTAATAGTGAGGAGAATGGAATTCCTACTAATTATGGAAATACTATTGATATTTTAACTTTTAATAATCAGAAAAGTTTAGATATTTCAAAAGAGGCTATTGAAAATAATAAAACAGTTGTTATTAGAGCCACTCCTTATATCATTGATGATACTTATGGAATTGTCTATGATAATTTAGCTGTAACATACACTATTAATTTAGGGGAATTGTATAGCATTAATGAAATAGAAACATTTTCTATTTATAAATACTTATCAGATGATGAAGGAGTTACAATCAATTTTAGTATAATTAGTCCAACATCTAATCTAAGTCAGATTACTTGTAAATATAGAATTCATGAAATTGGAAACGAATTTAAACAGCTCGGAAAAAATACAGATTATCAAGACATTGATAGCTTGAATTTATTGGGGCAAAATATATTAACGATTAATTATGGAACTGAAAATAAAAACGATTGATTTCAAAAAGAAGAAATTTATATATTTGAACTAGGTTTCTTTAATATTAAAGACTGAGAGGTTTATATAAAAGCTTTAGAAAATTACATAAATTATCCAGATAAATATCCTGATAAACCTACAATTAAACCAATTCATTGTGCGGCTGAATTTTTGATTACATCTGAATTGTTTAATACATTTTATTCAGAAGAATCAAGATATCAAGACATTAAGTTAACAGAATGGACATCTAGGATTAAGAGTAATATTACCGTAAATAAAAATATTGAAAACTTTATTAATGATGATTCTAAATATATATACAATAAATATATAAGTTGTTTAAATCCAAATGAGTTATTAAATATTGCCTTTTATATGGATGAAGAAGGAAATATGTTAACAGAAGACAACTTTCCAAAGAATAATTTTATTTTGGATTTAAGTCAATCAGAAGTAACTGCAGCAACAAAGGTGATCAATAGGGCAGATTTATCAAAAAATGCTTATTATGGATGTATGTCCACTCATATTACTAACCTTAAATATCATATACCTGCACCTTTAATATTAAATACTAATAAGGGCATGTGGGCTGACGTAACCTGAGATAGCGTTGTATCATCATCTGTTATATTATCTGAGAATGGAAAACAAGTTACATATTATAATCCTACAAATGAAATTCCATATTTGTTAAAAACTAAATTATTAAAAAATGAAGATAATCCAGTAGATACTTCTGTTTATACGATTTACACAAAAGCAGAGTTAGCAAGTTATATAAGCGATAAATACGAGGGAAAAGATGGCTCAAGATGATATTTATATAAAAATTTATTTATTAAATTTTCAGAAGAATGAAAAATCAAAGAATTAATTACTAATATTCCTGAAACTTTTTGAACTGAAGAAAATCTAAAAGAGCTTGAAAAAAAGACCTTAGTGGCAGGAGGATTACTACGTAGAGCTTATAGAATCACTACATGAACTGATTCTTCTAATAACCATACTTTAGCAGGACTTATTGAAACTGATCCTGAAGAGAATTTTGATTTTAATACTCTACAATTACAAAATAAGGATAAACGATATAACCAAGGTAGACAAGATGATGGTAGTAAATTAATGCAATTAGTAGACGATTATGTTACTAATAATGATTTTGGTTGAACTTTTGTGCCTGTATCCCCTACTACTACTGTAAATACAACTAAGACTTCAAGAGGATGATATTTTGGAGATGTAAGTGCAGATTGTACTTCTGGAAAAGGAGATTTTTGTAGTGGAATTGGAATTATTTGTAAAGCTTCTGTAGGAGGTTCTAAAACTGTAGCTGTAATAAATTTTATGCCAGTTGAGTTAACTTCTTTTAAAGGGGCATTTACTGGAAGAAACGATAGATTTGGAGTAAACAATAAAGTTAATAAGGAATCTAAATGGTTAGTAGCTTCAAATAAAATATCCGCAGCAGATATTTTTAAAGTTAATGATGAGTATACAGGAAACCAATATATGCATCAATGTGTTGGTGCATTATTATTTGGATTAGGAATACAATTATACGGTGTTTATGATTTACATATAGATTATAAGAATTTTCTAAAACACACAGATTCAAACATAAGGGTATATTCTGAAAATTTGTTTACCGTAAATTATAAAAGAACAGATACTTTGAATTCTATTTTTTATAAAGGGATAAATATTAAAAAGGATCTTTCTAATCTTAATTTAGATCAATTATTTTCTAGTATAAATATAAATCCTAAGTTTTATAGTACTACAAACTTGAGTAATGGAACTTTTGCACATGTTACTATTTCTTCAAAAACAAATAATTATCAATATATAGATGCAGTTAATGCACCAATGTACTCTACAACTTTTACATCATTTATTTCACAATTAAATGCTTTATTACAAAAAGAGATAAATAATTGATTAGCAACTCGAAACTATTCAGAAAATAAAGTTTATTGTGATTTAGAATCCACAACAGTAAATATTGATTTTGTAAAATTTATAGGAAACTCATTAAGGTTTGAATACAATAATGATAGAGGAAATTTCTATTATGCTAATTTTCCAGAAGCAGTTTGGTTTAGCAGAAAAAATGATGAAACTAGAAGTGGATTTGTTAGAGGAATTGATTGGGGAAATGCCATTATATGAAATAATGTTAGTAGTATATTAGTACCTTCGCCAGAATTTAAAAAACGTGAATTAAATATAACAAATAATGGGGAAAATAAAACTAACCGTTAAAAAATATAAATCAGAAGGGGATCTGGCACATGAATATAATCCACTACATAATAAATTAACTAAAGGAGGAGTTATAGAAGACTTCGAAACTGATGAACTTCAGTTTGATTTAAATAAACCAGTGGATATAGAGTGCCAGCCCTCTTATGATGGCACCGTTAATTTAATTATTAACGATGATTTGAATCCCCCCAGAATTATAAACACAACATATTCTGTGATTGAGGATAATAAGTATAGACGAATACTTAGAAACCAAACTGAGCAAACAAACTTATACAAAGAAGGTTTGATGGATGCTCAGACCAGATTATTTAGAAATATAAACAAAATTCCTAAAATAGAACTTTTAAATATTGCGTATCATGGGCAATTAAAAGGAGGAAACTACACTATTTATTTGAAATTAGCGGATAATGATTACAATAAAACAGATGTCATTGCTGAATCAGGCATTATCAGTGTATTTAAAGGAACTCTAGAAAAAATATATTCTATATCTGGAACATTGGAAGATGAACGAACAGATAAAGCTATTAATTTGCAAATTAATAATATTGATACTTCATTTTCTAAGGTGTTCGTTTATGTAAGAAGAGAATATTCTGATTTAAATGGAATATTAAAAACAGAGACTTTCCAAATAAAAGAACCATATAAAATTGTTGGTTCTTCTCTGCTGCTAACTTTAGATGGGTTTGAAGAAACATTATCAATAAACGAAGAAGAGTTAAATATAAAATATAATATTTGTACTGGAGTAAAAACACAGGCTCAGGTACAAAATATGCTTTTCTTTGGAAATGTTCAACAGACAGTAGTAGCTAACGACGATTTGCAGAATATTTCCTACTTTATAGAAGCGGAATGTGTTAAAGGTAAAGATATTGGATATGTTAGACCTGATTCGTATACTAGAAAGAGCACTGCAGATAATGTAGGAAAAATTGAATACTATAATCCTGTTTCTATATATTATTCATTAGGATATTGGCCAGAGGAATTATATAGACTTGGAATTGTTTATATTTTCTTAGATGATTCTATCTCTCCTGTTTATAATTTAAGAGGCTGTAAATTCACTATCGAGTATTATGAAGATGCATTTAATCCTGATAAGAATCATTTAACTAACTTTAAATATGGAGCTTCTGAGGACTCTAATAATAGTTTTACAACATTATACAAAGATAGAAACACTGGAGAAGTTAATGTTATTAGTAAAGAGGACTTCTTCTTAGCAGGAGGTAGTTTCTTAGCTAATACTAAAGGCGTATTTAAATTTCCAAGGATTAACATTCAAAACCATATAGCGAAAACTACAGAACCTATTGGCCTTAAATTCACATTAAATTCTGATTTAATTACAGAATTATCTAAAAAATATAAAGTAAAAGGATTTTTCTTTGTTAGACAAAAGAGAATTCCTAATGTTATTGCTCAAGGATATTCTATAGGAGTTGATAAAGTATCATATATTCCAATGTTATTTGATCAGAAACTAAATGATGAAAAATATCAAGATGGAATGTATTTTACAGAGTCTTTTATTAATAGTAAAAGAGTACTTTCCACTTCTTATAAAGATAGAATAATTAAAACAGGTTCTAAACAATCTTCAGGGTTACTTTGTGTTGATGCTATGGTTAATCCTCAAATTCAGTCAATGTTAGATAACTCAGAATTCTTACTTACTAAAGAATTTGATTTTGAATTAGCTCATACATCTTCATTTGAAAGAACTTATCAAATAGGGGTTCCTGAAGGAGAATCTAACTGGAATAAAACTATACTTAATACCCAAAGTAAATTAATTTATATTCCAACTGATATTCCTCTAAAATATGTAGATGATTATGGCTTTTCTACACGAGCAGGTTCCTCAGAGGATGCAAAGGATTTTAGATTCTTCTCAAGCAAAAACTATGAGAAAAACAATAATAATATTGTTAGAGGAGTTTACTGTCCTTTTGTAGGAACTAATCAGGATTTAAAGGATAATGCTATTTACACAATACGAGTAAATAATTACTCTCAAGCATATGAAACGCAGTATTTTAAGATTAGAGGAAATGATTTATCCTCATTTATGGCAATTAGTCCAAGATATGAGTTAGAGGACAAAGATCTAAATAAAGTTTTAAATGAGAACGGCAGTATTGTTAAATATGAAGTTCCAACAGTATTCAGGGGAGATTGTTTTACAGCTACAGTAACGATTAGAATCAATACTAACTTTATTGATTCTGAGGTTCCTACTAATGATATGATTGTTAATCCAAATACATGGAAAGATGGCTATAAGGGATATAGTCAAACATCTACTGAAGATTGGAAAGATATAAATAGAGCTGATATTAATACTGTTCCTATGGGGCAGTGGTTTACATATAAATGTCTTTCTAATTATAATCTTGGATTGCGTTCAGAAAATAGACAAAATGTAGAGGAAATGGCTTTGATGGGAAATGCAAGAAGCTTTTATCCTTTACAAGGAATGACTGTTGCCCCAGTAAGTAAGATTCCTGAATCACAATTACTAAATGCAGGATACTCAACTTCATTACCATTTAAGAAATACTTTACTCAGCCAAATGTTCCTTATGTTAAAGACATCTTTGATACTAGAGTTATGTTTAGTAATGTACAGATTGAAGATGACTTTAGAAATGCATATAGAATATTCCAAGGATTATCTTATAAGGACATTGAACGTCAATATGGAGCAATTGTTAAATTACTTTCATTAGGTGCAAATCTTTTCTGTGTATTTGAGCATGGTTGTGCTATTATTCCTATTAATGAAAAAGCATTAATCGCAACAAGTACAGGTCAAGCTATTCATATGTATGGATCTGGAGTACTGCAAAATCAAGTAACTCCTATATCTCCAGACTATGGAAGTATTTGGCAAGAATCTATTATACGTACTCCAAATGGAATTTATGGTGTAGATACCTATGCTAAAAAGATTTGGAGATATAATGCAAATGGATTTCAGATAATTTCTGATATGTCTGTTCAAAGGTTCTTACATGACAATATAATTCTTCAGGAAAGTGATAAATATCCAATTATCTCTTTAAAGAATGTTAAAACACACTTCAATAACTATAAAGGAGATGTGATGTTTACTTTCTATAATGGGGATAAAGTTTGGAATCTATGCTACAACGAAAGACTTGAAAAATGGATAACTAAATACAGCTGGACACCTCTTGCTTCTGAAAATATTAATAACATCTTCTTATCTTTAGATAGAAAAAGAGCTTCTATTTATGGTATTATTTATGATAATATAAATACTGAATCTGGACCTCATATTGAGGATAGAGTAGGCTGTGATAGAACTTGTGGAAATCTTTGGGAGTATAATGACATTACAAGAACTATTGTAATGAAGGGTTATGAATTCTTTGATAAATTTAATGTTAGAATTACATCTATTACTTCATCTGTTTTAGATGAAAATGATGTAGAACATACAGTTAGATTTGTTGAAGTTCCTGAGAATGAATATGATATTAAGTGTAAGATTTCTAATGCTAAAGATCTCAGTTTTTCTCAATATTGAATTGGAGATATTGATCAAGAACGTTTAGGAAAGAAAATAGGAATAATTCAGGATGGGAAAAATTTAAAACTAGTAGTAAGAAATTTTGAGGAAGTGTCTAAACTTCTATACCTAAAAATTAACTTTGAAGTTACTCCATTTATTGACACAACAATAGAAAATACTGATAATCCTTATGTAAATGAGGAGAATATTTCAGAGCAGGATGGAGAAAATAAAGTTAAAGCCTTAAGTAATACAATAGAGGAATCTATAGTACTAATACGAGATATTACTGAACTTCCCAAGGAATCTCAAGAAGCTTATGAAAAGCTTTTAAGAAATGGTTTTTATGTTCATGGCAGAGCAGGCATCTTTAATGAGATTAATTACTTTGATGAAAATCCTGATAATGAAATCCTTCCAACTAAATGGTACAATAAACAAGAGCCTTTTGAGTTTGAATTTGTTGTAAATATCCCAGCTGGAGTCCATAAAATCTTTGATAACCTTGTTATGATTTCTAATAACGTAGAGCCAGAAACTTTAGAATTTGAGATTATCGGAGATGTGTATGATTTTAATAAAGCAGGGCTTTATAAATCAGAGCATGCTAATTCAGATGAATTTTGGGATATTGATGGCAATTTTGATAGTGTAGGGTATGCCAAAAAGAAATTAGATTTAGAAAAGGCAACTGCAAAGGATGGCAAATACTCTCAAATTTTTGATAAGCAACAGGTAGAAATTGAAAAAGACCATGTTCTGAATCAGTATATACTAAAAGTTAAACAGCCAATTAAGAATATAAAAACTTATGGCAGAAGACTTGGTAATATTGAATACAAAGAAGATCGATGGTTTACTACAATTACTCCTATATATTATAAAGATAGAATTGTAGGTACTGACAGTTCTACTGGATTAAAAAGTACACGAATCAGAGACAAATGGATTAAAATTAGGATTAAATATACTGGTGAGAAACTAGTAGTAATTAATGCTATTCAATCATTATTACGGTTAAGTTATGCATAATAAAATAGTAAAAGCGTCATCAGGCTCAATTATACCTACAGGATTTAACCCTTTTGGAACTTCCAAAAGCCCCTTAGATGATATAAATAAAATGAAACTAGGGGCTCCAGGACCATCTAAAGAATTTACTAAAGCAGCTCAAAAAAATGCCAAGAGTGCAGCTAATATTGCATCTATTGGTAATAAAATGGGAATGTCTGGAGGATTACAAGCAGGTTTAGGAGCAGCAAGTTCCATGCTTGGAGGATTATCTACTTCAGGACTAACTCAAGAACAAGCTTCAACAAGAGAGGGCATCCGCAGTGCAATCAGCTCTGCGGGCCCTATTGGAGCTATTATTGGAGCTGCTTCAGGAGTAGTAGATGCAATCGGTTCTGCAACAGGATTAAATTTAGATAATATTGATGCAGACGCTGCAAAAAGAGCAGGTATTGGTGGCAAAGCTGCCACTCAAGGTTTTATTAATAGTCTTCCTGGTGTATCCATGCTTGTGGGTATGTTTGGAGGTAGAACTGCGAAGTCTTATAAATCTGCAGAAATTGATCAAATGACAAATGCCTATGGAGGATCAGTTGCAGATATTAATGCCGCTCAAGCATTAAGTGGTAAGAGAATGTTAGGAACTGGTAAAGCTAATAAGTTTATTAGAGAGCAAAATAGAGTTAATAATCTAATAACTGATATTAGTTTAGAAAGTAAACTTAGAAAATCTAATAGTGCTGGTGATACTTATTTATCACAAAATCAAAATAAGTATGCTGGTTATACTCCACAGTTATTATTATCTAAAAAAGGAATGAAATTCCCAGAATTAGATGTAGCCAGAAGTATTATTAACTCATGGACAGTTAAATCCACAGAGGAACCCAAAAAGTTTCAACTTGGAGGAAAAATGAATCTAATACCAGAAGGAGCTTTACATGCTAGGAAACACAATTTAGAAAAAGTAAATCCTGAATTAGAAGGACAAATTACTAGCAAAGGTATTCCAGTTGTTGCTCAGGGAGAAGGAGGAGTAATTCAGCAGGCAGAAATTGAAAAGGAAGAAGTTATCTTCCGTAAAGAGTTTACCGATAAATTAGAGAGTCTATATAAACAATACCAAGAAGATTCGTCTGATGATATAGCTATAGAAGCTGGTAAACTTATCTGTTACGAATTACTAAAAAATACTGACGATAGAAGTGGTTTAATTAAAAGTATAAAGTAATGAAAGAAACCATAATTGAAATAGCAGATAAGAAATATAAAGTATTAGTTGCAGAAACGGAAGAGGAAAGAACTCAAGGTCTCTCTAATGTAGAATCTATGGATGATGATGAAGGTATGTTATTTGTTATGCCTGAAGATCAGGGTCAGGTTGTATTTAATACAGAGGAAATGGAATTCGATATTGATTTAGTTTTCATAGATCAAGATGATGAAGTTTATAATGTTGTATTAGGTAAAGCTCATAGTTCTGATTTAATTACTTCTACTCCTGATGAAGAGGATGGCAGAACAAAATATGTACTTGAAGTTAATGCTAATTCTGGTATTCAAATAGGAGATGAATTAGATTTTGAGGATGATGAAGAGGATATTAGTGAAGAAGATATTGATAAAATGTATATTCTTGGATCTGATGGAAAACCTCAAATGGACTTAGTTGGAGGAGAGCGCATTGTTAGTAGAAAAGAAACAAGAGAACTAATCCGTAAAGCTAAAAAAGCAGCTAAATCTAAAAAAGATAGTGATTACAAAAAATTAGGTAAGTATATGTTTGGAGTACTATCTAAACAAGATAACCGCGAACCTGAATATGTAGAATCCCCAAATTAAAATTAAATTATTTGGATTATTTAAATAATATATGTAATTTTGGGAAGTAAAAAGAGTATATGACAATATGTCTTATAAAGAGTAAAAACTAAATTATATTAATAAAATAACAATAAGTAATATGGCTTATATTAAGAAATTCCAAGAAGGTGGAGCCGCTCCTACAGCTGCTCCCGCTGGTGCTCCTGCAGGTAGTGAGCAAGATCCTATTCAGATGTTAGCAGAAATGGCTATGCAAGCTTTACAGGGACAGGACTGCCAGATGGCTATGCAAGTATGTGAAGGCTTTGTTGCCTTAATTCAGCAAGCTATGGGAGGTGGACAAGCTCCAGTAGGACAAGCTCCAGAAGGAGAGCCCGTCTTTAAGAAAGGCGGAAAAATCGCTGGACGTAAGAAATGTGGAAAGAAAGAGAAAGGCGGAGACTTAAATATCATTAAGAAGAAATAAATCTAACTAATGATTAATAGAGATAGAAGGGGGATTGTAAGTAGTCAATCTCCCTTTTTAAGTATAATACATTGATAAAATGGCACAGGTAAATATACAAAAACTCCAGGGTGGAGGAGCTGTAAAAAAATACGGCACCTTTACTAAGGATGGTGTGACATATCAAGTTGACGACGACTTTCTACAGGCTATGGCGGCACACGGTAGTTCAATCACAGATGATAGAGCTAGAGCTGATTATGGAGCTATTGTTAATGCTCTTAGATCTGGTGCCGATTTATCATATGATTCTAATACTAACGAGTTAAGAGGAGATGTAACGTTTGACAACATGAATGCCCGCCAAAGAAGACGTGCTGCAAGACGTACCTCAAAAACTGGAGAAGCATTAGATAGTACTTTTAATGGAAGAGTAAATCAAGTTAAAAGTGCAACAAACGCTTTACGTGGGTTTAATTATAACCAAGTTACTCCTCAGAAAAATAAAAATAAATCTGTAGATTTTTCTAAGGCATTATATCTTTCTTATAGTAGAGATAAGGACGGAAAACTACTACTTGATGATAAAGGACGTAGAATTTATAATAATGACGCAGATAACGCACGTATTCTTAATAGATTAGATTTTTTCAGAAATCTTGAAAATGAAGAAAATATAGTTGATTGGAAAGGTTATAACGGACTCACAAAAGAAGGTGCACTAAGGTTTGTTAAAGAGTATACGGATTGAGATGGTTTGTATCAAAGATACAAAGATGGAAGTATTACAGATAGTGATATTAATACATTATCTAAATTAGGTATTCTTGACAAGACTCCAGAAGCAAAATCTGAAGATACTGTTACTGAAGAAGTATATACAAAAGCAGGATTAGATCCTAAGAATCCATATCTTAAAGGTCTGAATCTAAAAATGAACGCTGATGGTACGTATTCTTTAGGGGAAGGTGTTGATGCAAGTAGTTTATTTGGTTCTGGAAATCTTTACATTAATGATAACTGGTTAGACTCTCACCATGAATATGAACCTTTAAAAGGATGGTTTTGGTATAATAATAGGTTAGTTCCTAAATCTATTGCTGAGGATACTAATTCTGTATTTTATAAGAATCTAGCAGCATGAAGATATAATAATGCAAATAATAATTATGGAACCGAAAATATAGGTATTTGGGGCAATAGTTCAGATCCTTTTACGACTTATGATTCCTCTAAGTTTTTTATCCCTGGATTGCGTGATGATAAATCTAACATAAGATTTAGAACTGTAAGAAACCCAGAAGATCCTGATAATTTAATATTTGAATATTATAATAAAGATTCTGCTAGAGATATTCATGGGTTTGTAACTCCAGAAGGAATCAATAGAATCCAATATAACACTAAAACTGGAGAAACCACTAAATTAGATCCGTTAACTGGAATAAGCTCTAATTATGAGCTTATTCAAAACTATATTAAAGAATATTCTGAAAGAGCCCCTGGATATTATGAATCTGTTGTATCAGATAATGATGGAAACTCAATTACTTTGTATAGGAATCCTTATGATAATAAGGATGTTTGGTTCTTTAAAGAGGGAATGAATCATCCTTATAAGTTAGCTCCTCAAGAAGTTGATGAGTTAGTTTCTCAGGGACTAATACCAGAAAATGCACAACTATTTAATAATGTCTTTGGAGGATCTCTTAATAGAGATTTAGTTGATGAATTGCAGTCAAATAGGCCAAATTATAGAGGCCAAACTGGGTGGGGGAAAACAATTGATTATCTCTCATTATTTGGAGGAATATCTTCATTAATTAGAAGAATATATACAACTAAAACTCCAGAGGTAAATGGCCAACCATGGAACAGAACTCCTAAGAATATCTTTATTCCTAAGCACCAATCTGGAGGTAGAATTAATTATGGAAAGGTAGAAAATAAAAATATTGATAGTTCTATAAAGGCAAATAAAGTTGGAGATCCATCGAAGGCTGCTAGTAATGCTGAAGTTGCTAGTGGAGATTTAACTAAAGCTGATAAATTACAAATCGCTAGTATTGCTGGTGATGTTGCTTCTCTAATTGCGGCAATTCCTACTGGAGGAAACCCTATTGCTGGAGGACTTGGATATGCCTCTACGTTAGCCCAATTTGGGTCAGATGTTAGCCGTGATGGCTTTGATGGATGGGATGTTGGCAATTTACTTCTTGGTCTTGGGTTAGATACTGTATCACTTCTTCCTGGAATTGGGATTGCAGGTAAAACAGCAAAGCTAGCTAAGGCAGTTAAAAAATCAGCTAAGCTTCTTAAACCTGTTTTATTAAGTGCAGGAGCTTACAATGCTGCTAAAGCTGTTACTAATATTGCTTCTGGTAATGGAACTTTAGATGATTGAAAATCTCTAAGCACAGGATTATTTGCCATTAAGGGAATCAAGAATGAGGTTCAAGGTAGGTTAATGACAGAATATAAGGGCAAGGCCCCTAAAGTTACTAAAGCTGAGACCGAATCTACTGGGAAATTAGGAAAGCTAACTAATAAAGCAAAAGGTGTAATAGAGGATATAAACTCTAATACCTTTTCTGGAAGTTATAATCCTTTCAGTAAGAATTTTAGATGAAGAATGTCCAACAGAAGTTTACCTAAAGATTTTAAATTATCTGAACTTAATGGAAATACATCTAAATTAAGAACACTAGGCAGACTTATTGAGGAGAATCCTAATATTGCAAAAGAGGTGCAGAGTAAAGGTTGGGTGTTACCAGAACAATTACGTTGGAATTCTAATCATGGAGGAGACTGGTTCTATCGTTCCCCTGTGTTTACTAGAACTCCTACATTTACTCCTCCAAAATCTAGGATATTACTTCCAAAATTTGCAGGAGTATGGGAGGAATTACCTAATAATGGAGGATTAGTTTATAGACCTCAAAAACTGTTTAAAAAGGGAGGTAAAATTCTTAAAGCTCAAGGGGGATCAAAATTCTTTGGTAAACCTATGGATAATCAAGGAGCTTATGGTTCTTTTGATTCAGAGCCTGCTATAGTATCAGCATGGGAAACAGGAGTAATCACACCATGGCAAGCACAAAAAGAGGCAAGACAGAGATTAATGGCAGAGAAAATAACAGGGATTGATCCAAAAACGATGTTTAAAGCTTCTCCATCTCCTCAATTTTTCTTAGGAAGGAATCAATTCAAGCCAATAGAAAATCAAGTCCCTCTTAATGTTCAGTATAATAGGACTCAGAGAGAAAATGCCTATTTAGATTTAAAAAATCCATATAGAAATATTAGTATTTCCAGTCTTAAAGAGGAGGTATCAAAGCCTGAATCTTCTAATAACACTACATCTAATAATGTAGTTTCTACTGGAAGTGCTTCTGATGGAAGAGGCTTTTCGTTCAATCCTAAAAATCTATTAGATTTAGGTTCATTAGCAGGAGGATTAATTTCAAATGCTCGTCAGAGACGTGAGTTAGCAAGAGGAATCAGAGCAGCAGCTCAAGGTCAATTAAGATCTATGCCAACAGAAATCTATGCTCCATACACAGATATGGGAATTGCTCGTATGTATGGGGATAGAATAAAGGATATTCGCCAGTTTAAAACTGTCACAAGTGATCCTAATCAGGTAATGGCTGAAAGATTTATGAGAGATCAGCAAGCTGATCAATTGGCTAATGAAAGAGATACTAGATTATCTCAAACTATTAGTGAATTTAATGATAAGGATCTTGCTGCAAGAAGAGAATATGCTAATCAACGTACTCAAATAGCAGATTATAATAAGGCAGTTCTTGGCCAAATGGAAAATATGTTAGCTCAAAACAAAGCAGCTAAACAATTTACAGCTTGGAATCAGATTATAAATCCTTTCATTGATCAAAAGAGAATGGATTTAGTAAGAGACCAGCAGGATGAACAATTGGCTGCTACAGTTAGGGATAACATTGCTTTACAGCAGAATGCTCAAAAAACGTATTTAGAGTTATTTAATTCTGCAGAAGCTCAAAAGGCTTGGGAGAATGAGCAACTTACTAATCCAAACTGGAAGTCTGATTATGGTGACTCTGAGGCAGGACGCCAAAAATTCTTAGAGAACTATTACTCTGGCTCTATTCAAAATCTTCAAAATGACATGATGATGAGATCACAGTTAAATAGTTATTTGAATAGTCGTAGTAGATTCACTGGAAGACGTAGAACTATTGACATGCCTCAAAGTACAATAGGAAATTACTATAGAAATCCTTCTTTTTATAGAACAATTCCTGTAATTAAGAAAAAAGGAGGAACTATAACTAAAACTCAGCGATATCGTGATTTTGATGAGCAGGCAATCTTAGATAAAGCAAAAGATTATAGAAAAGCTGTTCAGAAAATGGATGATAATTTAATAAAGTTATTATTAAAAATGCTTTCGTAATGAAAATTCAAAAATATCAATATGGAGCTTCATATACTCCAATTTCAAGAGAAGTAATGGGACAGTCGCAGGGAGAACCTGCGACTTCTCCTTCTTCTGAAAAGAAAGACGATAAACTAATAGAACAAGAGATCATTAAAGTATTAGGAGAGAATGGAATTCCTACTGATGTTGATTATTTTCTAAGCCAAGCACAATCTTTCTTGCAAGATTCAACTAATATCTTCTCTGGAAAAAAGACAAATACAATGAGTCAATTAATTAGACTCAGATCATTAGCAAATAGATTACAACATAATAATGCACTATATAAAAATGCAACAGATAGAATTAAGGTAGAAAATACTGGTTCTGATGTTGCTATTTCCAATGATGGAAATTTATATGTATATGATGGGGAATCAGTAAAAAAGGTAACTCCAACAGATTATAGTAAGAATCCAGAAGAGTATCAAGTTTTAACTAATGCAGAACTAATACATCTAAGGGAAAGAGATCCTAATTTAAAATTTGATGAATCTATCCTACATGATTTATCAAATTCAATAGGAATGAAAACTATTATGGACCAAGTAATAGGTACTATTAAAAAGTTTGGAACAAGTACTCAAAAAGGATACACAGTTAAGGCTGGAGGTCAGGTTCAAAGAGGACTAGAAGCATTGATGAGTTTAGGCCCTGATGGACTTTATGAAATAGAAACTTCTGATTCAAAAGCTGCCCAAGATATCAATTCTGCAATAGTTTATTTATACAAAAACTTAAACACTAATGCAAAAAATGTATTACGTGCTACAACAGCTGCAGAAGGTTTAAATCCAAGTGATGTGAATGATGTTACACGTATTTTAAAAGAAGCTTTATTTGAGCATACAGATACTTCTATTAAAGTTAATGCTATTAAAGATCCAACTAAAGGTAGTGGTTCTGGAAGCGGTGATTCTGCAGGTTCGCAAATTAAAGAAGTTTGGGGAGATTTTGTGACCAAAGATGGAGGTTCGTATAGGAATACAAATATAGTAATGCCAGGAGGTAATGTTAGCTTTAACGTTCCAGCTAAACACTATAATTTTATTGAAGGTAAAGAAAATACTGCCATTGATAATGTAACTTTAGGAGATGAGTCATTTAATAATTTAATTTCCAAAGGACTTATTGATACAAGAAGAACTTCTTACATTGGAGATTTGCCTATAGATAATATGGCATTTGCTGGAAAAGACATAATTGTTGATAACACCCGTGGAGGAACAGTAATGTATCTTCCAATTAAACAGGATGGAGAACTAGATCTTAGTATGATGAAGCAAATGAGTGAAATTCAAGATCAGATTATAAAAAGTAGAATTACTAACACAGAAGCTAAGAAAAAAATCTGGGAGGACAATGGATTTACTTATAATGAGGCTTTAGATGTGGGAGTTCCTGTAAATGAAACTCTTGGAAGATATTGGACTCAAGTTGCTTACACTTCAACTGCTGCTAATTCCTTTAAGAATAAGGATTTGAAATCTTCGTCTATGCTGAGTCCTGTAGATGATTCAGTTATTGAAAATTTAGGAAGCGCATATAATCTTAATCCAAATAATAAGAATAAATCTAAAGTTGATTTAACTGCAGGATGGTTTGGAAAATCTTATCAGGGTATGTTATTTATCCCAATGCAAGATAATCAAAATGAGGTATTAGTCGCAGGAGGTGCTGCATACATGCCTAAACCAAACACTGATGTAATAAAAGCAAGACAAGATGCAGTTAGATTAGGAGGAGGATATGATTATGGAACAGGTTTATATAATAGAAATTTAGTGGGAACAACTGCTGGAGATTTAGACTAGAATATGGAAAATAATGCAAAAACAAATGATTGGTTTGCGTCAAGATTATTAAATAATGACAAAGACCCAGCTTTTCTTTTAACTGAAGGAATTACTCCATTAAACTCAAAAATGGAAACTCCAGAGTTTTATAAAAACAAAACTAAGGTTAAAGAAAGGTTTACAAAGGATAATGGAGATTTTGATGAGGACACCTTCAACAAATTTTATACTGCGATATCAAAGGAATTTGAATACTTAAGTGCAATTGATTCTGAGAACTTCGTATTAGATAGTTATGAAAAATCAAGTTCCAATTTTACTACTAACTTTGGTAAAATAAAAGATCAACATATTATTGCTTCAATTACTCCAAATCCATTAAAGCAATCCAGAGGTTTAACGGTATGGAATAAATGGTCTGACCCAACTATTAGTAATAGGGAAGCAGCACAAACTAATCAGTATTTTGATCCAGAAACGAATACATGGTCCTCAAAGACATTAAATGAGTTAGGTGCGTTCGGATTATTAAATGAAGAAGGTCTAGTATATGCTACATGGGATGAGGATGGGGAACATATAGATCCAATGACCAAGCAAAAAGTTCTACACAAAGCTGGAGAATGGAAAACCGATGAATTTGGTAATTTCTACGCTGAAAAAGCAGGAAATAAAGAAAACTTAAACAAACAATTTGTTACTTGGTCTGAGGTTCTTACAGATGACAATAGCGCATGGAACAAAATTGATATTTTTGATTCTGATAGTCTTGATTCAAATATTCCAAGAACAATTTTACGTGCTGCAGTTATCGGAGGTTCTTTATTAATTCCATATGTAGGTCCCACTATTGCATACACTTCAGCAGCAGTAAATCTTACTAGAGTAATGCCTCAAATATTAAAGACCTTTACTTCTTTCTTTTCGGAAGATGTACAGTTTGATACTTTAAATAGGTGAGACAATAACATGAGAAAATTTGGAAGATCTACTTCCGATTATGCTCAAGATCATTTCTTTAGTTTTGAAAATATTATGGATCTAGCAGTAGATTCATTTATGCAATTAAGACAGCAAAGATTAATTGCTGAAATCCCAAAAAGATTGGGAATGCTAAAGAAAGCAGAACAGTCTGCAGAAACAGCTACTTTAACAACATTATTATCAGGAGACTCTGAAAGAATCGCATACTTCAAAAGTAATCCTGAAGTATTAAATGCTTTAGTTAAGGCCAGTCCTATATATAGGAATGCAGAAAAAGTTATTAATAATGCCACTAAAGTAAGTACAGCAATTAGCCGTGCTTATCTGATAGCCACTTCTACTGAAGATACTTATAATCTTGCACGTAGTTATGGATTTGATACCCAAACTTCATCCATGATTTCTTTAGGAACCTATATAGGTATAGGAGCATTATTTCAAACTGACTATTTTAGAGGTATGCTGTATAATACTCCTGACTATGAGTTAAAGAGAGATATAAAACTATTAGTAGACAACTACTTGAGAAATAATGCTAAAGTAATGTCTAAAGAATTAGTTGAAAATGCAACAGGGGAAGCTAAGAAAAATCTCTTTAAAAAGTGGGGTAATAGTATTTCAACATTCCTTAAAAACCATGTTTATGATGTAAAATCTGGCCGTTTCGGAATTGCCGCAGGAGCATTAAATGAAGGTGTTGAAGAGTTTACTGAGGAGATAGCACAAGATGTCGCTTTCCAAATAGGTAAAGGGTGAAGTGATCTTAAATCTGTTTTTACAGGCAAAGAATATGACCATAATTATACATATTTAGCTAGTGATCCTTTATCACGTTATGGAACTGCCTTCTTTGGTGGCGCTCTTGGTGGAGCTATATTTAAATTAAGTGATCGTTTTATATTTGATAAAGCTGCATATAAGAACTGGAGACAAATGCTGGGAAATAATAGCGAAATCTCTAAGGAGTTAGTAACATATGTTTCTCAAGGGAAAAAAGATTTAATTCTTTCTGAGATTGATAAGCTTCAAAAAACTCCTTTAATTAGCTCTAATTTATCTGCATTTAATGATTCTATAGTTGCTGCAAATTCTGAGGAGTCACAAAATAGTGTTCTTTTCAGTTCTTTAAAGAAAGCCATAATTGATCTTGATTCTTTCTTGTCCAACAATAATTTAAAAATTGATTATGAACAGTTTGGAAATATTGAATTAATTAGAGGTTTACGAGCTGCTTGGATAAATTCGAAAGGTTTACAAGATTCGCTATTTAATGATTATATTAATAGGACTAATGAAATTTCTCAATTATATGCTGATCTTGAAGGGTTAAGAAGTCAAAAAGTTGCTAATATGGAAGCCTCATCAGAAGCAGACCTTGATAAACAAATTAGCACCCTTCAAGAAATACTAAATCTTAAAATTGATCAGGTTAGAAATCTAGTTCAAGGAAAAGATGACAGTTATATTGGGCGTTTAATGTTAGAGACTAATAAGGAAATATTAGATAGTCTTACTCCTACTTCAAAGAATGCATGAGCCCAAAATTTATATGCAAAGGACTACGATGATCTCCCAAGAGCTCTACAGGAGAAAGTAAATGGTATTATTTCTAATAATAATAATTCTGGAAAGACCGAGCTTAATTATATGTCTGCTTGGAACGTTTATAAAAATCTTTCTACTAATCCTACGATTCAGAATCCACTACAAAATTTAGCTGTAGAGTTTAAAGATTTTGATAGTCGTATGATGCACACTTCTGTAAAAAATGGAGAGCTTTACCCATTACAACTTTCTTCAGATAGTACTATTACTGATTTAGATCTTCTACAAGATATGTCTGACATTATTTTTCAAATAACAAAATTTGCAGCAGCATCTAAAGATAGATTGTTTATGTATGAACTAACTGAAGATCAAAGTATTAATGTCGCCTATAAACTTCTAGGATTAACTGCACCAATGCCTGATTTTTGGAAAGATACCGCAATACAATCTTTAGATTTTGAAAGTGTTCCAGAAGAATTAGCGGAGATTATTCAAATACACGGAGTAACTGCAACTAATAGTTTATTTGATCACTATGTAAATGCATTTTTATCAGCAAAAGAAAAAGCTAACTCTAAAAATACATTTGATTTTGATGCAGTTTGATCAGAACTTACAGATTTAGAGAAAACAACAGTAAGTAGGTTTAGTAGTATTGAAGCTATTAATAAAGTTCGGCAAGCCGTTTTAACAGCTTTAGCTAATACTAAAAATTTAGGACAAGAATTATCAATTGAAGCCTTACCTACTATTAGCACTAATGGGGTTAATAGTATTGTTGATAAAATTTTAGAAAATGTTAACCCAAGACAAATTAAGATCGATGATTTTATTAGCAGAGAACTTGCCAGAACTAAAGAATTAGGAAATCAGTATACTTTAGATGGAGAATTAACTGCTACGATAGCAGACATACGATCAGCACTAAAACTTCTTAGAGCTATTGTTATGGGAGCAGATGCTAATTATAGAACTTTATTAGTAGGAACTCCGTTTGGGGCAAATAATTTTCTTAATAAGGCGTTTAAAGAAAAGGGATTAAATATTGAATTACCTCAATTAGATTCTAATATTATTACTATTATTATTGAAAAAATTGCAAGACTTAATAAAATATTAGATAGTTTTACTAAATTAGATAAGGTAAACCGAGGCGCAGTCATTAATCAAGAGAAACAGTTAGCCATTGCTTTGAATCATGCAAAGTTAGAAAACATTCAATCTATGATGAACTGGGAAAATGCCCCAGAGTTTGTTAAGGATACTTTATTTGCAGGATATTCTGTTACATTATCTGATATCTCCGATTTAAAGGGAGATGATGCTTTTATTAGTGTTGGGATAGATTATAGAAATCAGTTATCTGATTTTGAAAGACGTTTTTCTAATTTATATAAAAGTTTAGACGCAGAAAGTAAGTTAGAGCTAATTAATTGAATTGTTAATAACTTAAATACTTCTAAGGCAGAATTATATACTGATACTTCAGTTATATCTACAGATAACAAAACCCCATTTGCTAACCAGGATTTCTTTATTTACTTAATGAATTCCTCATATGGAAATACTGATTTAGTGAATAAGGCTTATAAGGAATATGTTAAAGCTAATGATTCTAAATGTCCATTTGATTCTCAAGAAGAAGTAATTACTCATGTATTAAAATTCTTTTTAAGAGCAGATAAAGAGGATGCAAAACTTTGGATTGATACTGTAGCTAAAACTTGAAATTCTACGCCTGGAACTCCAAAAGTTATCTATAATGCAATTAAATCAACATGTTCTGGAGGAACAGGTAAAACTTCTGCAATAATCCCTTCAATTTACTCAATACTGAAGGCAGTTAATCCAGAAAAAAATTGTATATTTGCAGCAAACAATGCAGAGCAAGTAAAAAATTTATCTGAAGTTCTTCCAGAAAATTCGGAATTCACTCTAATTTCTGAATTACTAAATGACTCTTCTAACGTAGATACCTTTAGAAACAAGTATGAAAATAGTATTATTATCATTGATGAGGCAACTAATATTTCGTCTGCAGATTTAATTAGATTAGATGAATTATGCGCAAAGTATAATATAGACATTGCATATTTTGGAGATACCAAACAACATGGAAGTATCGACAATATAGATTATATTTATGCAAATGCTACTCTACAATTGGCAGAATCCAAACGAGCTAGTACTGATATTTCTAGAAGAAATAATTTAAACTTTGAGAAATTATTTGAAGCTAATTCCTATGGTTCTCAGGAGTTAAGAACTGATAATTTATCTGATTTCATTTACTATGAATCTGATACTGAACTAGAAGGAATTAAATTTGATGAGGCTCTTTTAACTCAAGAGTATATTGAAAAATTCTTTGCTTCACATAACTTAGATCCTAAAACTAGAGTCTTAGTATTATCCGATAATGTTAAGGAACTATCTAAAGATAATTTCAATAGTAAATATCCAGGAATAACCTTTGCTTCTAATGTAGGAGAAATCCAAGGATCCGAATGAGATTATACTATTTCAGATTATGACTTAAATATTGTAGATAATAGTTTTCAAAACGGAAAAGAAAATGTTCAGTTAACTTTAGAAACTCTAAGTAAATTAAAGGATTTATATACTATATTTACTAGACATAGACATGGAATTGTTTCTTTAAAGCCTATTGTTCTTGATAATCTTAAAGGAAGAGGAGAAGTATGGAGAGCTAGCGTTGAGCAGCACAATAATAAGTCTGAATTTAGACCTATTGTAAACGGATTGACCCAGGAAGCTATAGCAACATTTAAGGATTTTAAAATGAAAGTCCTTGATGGAATGGAAATACTTGATGTAGCTCCATATGAAGCAAAGGATGCTCCTAAAGTTACCATTCCAACAGTTAAGGTTGCTGTCAATACTTCTATTGCTCAAGCTACTCCTGGATTCGTTCCAAGTATCGAATTCACTGCTGACTATGTTAAACAATTAGGGATAGACTTCGGTGAATATTATAAAGTGAGAAATCTTTTATATCAAATTCTTACAGATCATAGTAATAAAGGAATATATGAAAAACTACTACCTGAACACTTGAAATCTGGGGAATTTAGGATTAAAGTCCAATATAATAGAACAGAAGACTTATATAATCTTGGAAATAAATTTAGAGATGATAAGTATCTAAATGGGGTTCATCCATGAATTGTATATAGTGTAAATGTGGAAGGGGTACCTATAGATATTACTTTAGGGATGTTCCAGAATCCTGAAACTTCTACGACTGGAGGACTAGCCTTATCAAAAGCAGCCTCAGTTATAGGAGAGTTAGCGAAATCTTCAGTTAGTGGTAAAGTTGAACCAAAGTACTATTCTATTGACCCATCTAAGATTACTTTTTCAAGGGCTATTAATCCTATTGCTATTCAGAATAGGGAAACTAACGATTCTGGATATATTAATATAGTTTATCAAGGTGGAAAGTTTAATGTATCTGAAACTTCAAAAACTGATGCATATAACTTTGCTTCTACTACTGCTGCTTTTTATTTTGCTAAGGGAGATGAGTCTATTGTTCCTGTTAACCAAATTTTGGAAGCTTTATCTAATTTAAAGAATAATTATAGTAGTTTTGAAAATTTAGCTGTTCAAAGTGGATTATATAGTAGTCCTGAGGAATTTGGACCAATAACTGAATTACTATCATTAGATAGAAGCAAACTAAATACAGAGGATCCGAAGAAACAATGGAAAGCAAGATCTGTTCCAGATTTAGAGGGAAGATTTTGTTCTTTTGTATCTTTAAATATTGGGGATACTTCTCAAAATATTTCTGCAGACTTAAAAACTAAGTCTACTTTATATTTAAATCAGATACTTGAGAGAAACAAACAACTTGAAAGTATATTAGTAGTCCTTAAAGATGATTCTCTGAAACCTGAGGACAAGAAAAATAAAATTGCAGAATTACTAGCCAATAAAACCCAGTGGACTGTTTCGGTATTAACTTATGATAATGAAGTAATCGAATCTGAGAAGGATTTTGATTATACTCTTAATGGTCTTCAAACAAATACTATCCTAGCAACAAGCCGTAATAGAGGGGCTTATAACCTTGCTATCGGACATCAATTAGGATTATTATTAATACGACTAAGTTCCATTATCTCCGATCCAAAAACTAAATGGGGAAATAATGAAAGATACTTTAATGAAAGGGATGCTGAAAATGTTAGAAAGCATTGAAGTAAATATAAAGAAGACTTAGTAAATGCATACTCTGTGTGAACTGGGGCACAGCAAACTGAGGAAACCCTTTTAGAGTATTTAAGTAGAATTGCCTTATATGGAGATAAATTTAAAATTAGTAATAATTATTTTATTACTGATGATAAGAACTTATTGCAGAGTGAGGCCTTTATGAATTATCTAAGGGATATTTATGTAACTGATTCTATGGGAATTGGATGGAGTAAGATCATAGAAAAGACCAATGGAATTAAATATGCTAACAAGAAATTCTTGGAAGTATTTAGCGGTCATGTGTTCCCAAAGCTTTTAAAAGATAATGGTTTATCAATCCATGCCAAAGGTGATAGCTTATCTATCCAAGAAGCAGCAAGTTTCCATATTAATTCAAAAGTAATTCAGCCAGCTCAGATTTATGCTCATGTTGTAGATACTTTTACTGCTGATGACTTTAAGGAAATTTCACAAGTAACAGAAGTATCACCTACAGTTGAAAGTCCTGAAATAGAAGGTCCTGCTATAGCAGCTTCTCCAGTAGAGGAACAAAAAGTAGTTACTTATAAATCCTTAGTAGCTTTAAACAAAAGCAATAAAGAACAAAATAAAACTTCAGAGATCAAAAAGCCAACGTTAAAACCAAAAGTCCTCGAGAATATAAATTTAATAATTGAAATTCTACAGGAGAATTCTCCTGAAACTGGAAATATGGCATTAACACAATTATTTGAAATTCTAAATGGAGAACGTTCTAAATTTGAAATTCCTAACTTATCAAATGCAGAACAACAAAGTTTGGATCAAATAGAAGTAATATTAGAAGATAACAATGTTATTAAAATATGTTAATTAATTATGAATTTTTGTGAACGAGAAATACTGCAGGGAATACGAAATAATATCTCAGCAGAACTTTCGCAGGAGCAAATAATTAGTTCTGTTGCAAATGAAATCTCCAGACAAAACGGACTGGAGGTTTCATTTGTACAAAACAGACTAAATGAATTATTTGCAGAAGAAACTAATACAGCTGGGCCTAATGCCTTAGAAAACTTAATGTCTTTCTTTTCCAATGATGGGCTTTTAAATGGAATAGCATACAATAAGACTAAAAAACTAGTTAGAAATATTATATTAGAACGTATATTGAGCGGGCCAGGATATCTTGTCAGAAGTGATTCTGAATTAAATAATTCATTAAAGGCATTAATTAAGACAACAAAAAGATATGCAGGTTATACGGATGATATTATTTCACCTTTGGTTAACTACTTAACTATAGAATTAAAGAAAGAAGAATATTTTAAGAGTCCAAATCTATTAGCTAACTACCTAATTATAAATCACCTTCCTACTATTGTTCAAAGTTGGTTTAAAGACATAATTCATTACAATACTGATTCTGGATTATATGAGTTTAATGTTAAGCATGATATTAGAAATGATTGGAAAGATACTGATGATAAAGAGGCTGAGCTTAATGCTATGCTTGAAATCATGCTAAAAGCAACCCCATTATGTAAGTTTAACGCTGATGGAGAGGTAGAAGACAGGCTCAATAATAGAACCTTAAATAGAAATACTCTTTTTGCATCTATTTCTGAAGAGATTAATGCTATGCCTGAGGATGCGTATATAGGGTATCTGGAAAATCCCTACTCTTTAATTGATTATTTAGTAGGAAAATATAGTAATACTGGAGCTCATTCTGAGCTTTATCAAAATGTTCTTCATAGTTTTCTTGATAGATGGATTTATTCTGATGGAGAAGCTACCGATTTTTATGAAAATTCCAAGAAACAGTTAACAGAGTTTACAGGGTTTAATCCTATGGATATTTTCTTAAAAAGCTTCGATAAATATAGAACTAATACATATATAGATTATAATCTATCTGGAACGGCTAATGTTTTAAGTCTTTCAATAGATGAGAATTCTACTGCATACGGAAAATTAAGTGATTATGTTAGTTCTGGATTATTTGACTTAGATAACCCAGTGTTCAAAGGTGTCTTCATTAGAACTGATAGTGGAAAGTATATTCTGGATGCAAATGTTTCTGAGGATACTCTAAGTAGTGTTTCCCAACAAATATTTGGAGAGTCTGTTGACATTGATGCTGCATCTGCTGGGGCATTTAAAGAAGCAATTCAGCAAATTGTTGATTTTAAAAACCAAACAGTTGATGCTCACTTTTCTGATTTCCTACAGCGTTATCAAGGTAAAGATAAAAGAGCTAGGAAAATCTTAGTAGTATTAAACAAAATTAATGCTTATAACCCGTACTCAATTAAAGGTTCTTCTAAAAATGTTTTAGGAAAAGCCCTCCCAATGATTGGATTATCAAGTGTTGCTGGAACAGTACAGGAGCAGATTTATAGAAATAGGTTAAGAAAAGAAAAAGTTAATCAACAGTATCAGAAAGCTGGGATAGAAGCTCCAATATCCCCATTTGAACAAACTATATTATTCAAACATAAAAAGAATTCTGAAGAGAATCTATTTTTAAGAACAATTTATCGTTCAACTGTAAGAACTACTATTAATGGGGAGGAAGTAATTAAGGATGTTGGTAATTTAAGTAACCCAGAAGCTTTTAAATTAGCTTTTATAGAGGACTTCTGGAATAGTTGGAAAAATTCTTCAGATTCTATTATAAGAATACAGGCAATTACACCTTCAGATAAACCAAGGATTCCTTTATTTGAATTTAGCTCAACAGCTATTAAGAACTATTTTGGAAAAAATAACTCCGAAATTGAACCTAAAGTATTGAGTGAGCTTAGAAATATTTATGCGCAAAATCTAACAAACACTATTAGGGATTTTGTATTACTTTTTAATATCCCTCTTACAATAGATATTAAAGCTAATGCTAAAGAAAACTCTTTAGAAGATCTTTTATCTGCATCCGACAGTATAAATACATATCTACAAAAAAATAGTATTGGAGAGAGTGCCATAAATGATGCTTTGTTTGCGTTTAATAACCAATACGGGACAAATAAAAACATAGCAATGGTTCATGATTATGTTTTAAACAAAGGAGTAGCTAAAATTTCTCCTTATATGGTAGCTTCTGTTGAGCTCTTTAATCAAAAAACACCTCTTGATTCTATATATAAAGAGTTCTTATCTCAATTATCAGTAATTTTGCCCACAATCAAGTTAGATGATAAAACTACAATTAATGTAAGAAGTCTTCTAACTACTGATGGAAATTTAACAGAGGATGCTAAGAAATCTCCTTTATATACCTATTTCTTAGTAAAAAATGTTCTAAGTGAGAATATTCTAGCTAATACTGTTGGAGTTCCCTTATCACACAAAAATAAAGGAAAGGATTATATTAGCATGGATTCTGGTTCCCATTTAACTATGGTAAAGCGTATGGTTGCACTAACTGCAACTATGCATTCCTGTATGCCTAATGTATTGAGCGGATTGTCGAATCAGATTAATACTATGACTATAGCAAATGATGTTGCAGAAATGTTTGCATATTCTGGTAATGCATCTTCTGGAAAAGGATTCAGAACTTCTTTAGAAGTAGCAGACGGTGCTATGTTTTCATGTAGATTTAGTGATAATCTTCTTAAACAATCATTAACTGATGTAAAACCAAAAGGAAATGATTTAAAGTTACTAATGCACTCTTTAGATCCTGAAAAAGGATTTGCGTACCTTTCTAAGCTGGCAGACTTCAGCATCGATAATGCATGGCTTAGAAAGTTCTCTGATGACAATATTACAGCTGTAGGAGGAATTGACCCTCTATTATTTGTTAGACTATCTTTAGAAGGAACTAAAATAAATCCCTTATATTCTGTTAATGAGGATAATGAAATTGTTGATTATGATGGAAATACAATTGAGGAGCTAGATGATATCTTTGTAAAAGAAAATGGAGTACTTTACTTAATTTCCAATGTTACTTATGATAAAAGTTCTGACACCCTAAAATATGAGAAGTATAATTCTGTAACTGGAGCTACTGATGTACTATCTACCAATAATAACTTATATTCTATATGGAAAGATATTCTGGGAGGTGAGTATAGCTGTGATGAAAATGGAGTTTATGGAGAGCAATCTATGGATACCATGACTATATTATTGAATAGATTAGGTACGAGGCTTAACAATACTGATAGTATAGACTCTCAAAACAATATTGACCAATATGCTAAAAAGACTATTGTTCATTATTTCCCAACCTCATCATCTCAAAAATCTGCAAAGACACCTGTTGTTGATCTCAGAGTAGCTGAGAAGGATCTAAGTAAGAGATATACAATGAAAATGAATATTGAGAACTTTGGTATTCAATTGGATCCCGACCATAGTGCAGAAGATGGAGAAATTCATGAGATCACTCAGTTAATATCATTTATTACTGAGAATAACTATGTTCCAGAAAAGGTTAAGCGAATCTATCAGAATCTTAGTAAAATGGTTTCTATTTTAAAGGAAAAGACTTTTATAGATCCTATGTCAATGGTGGATGAGAATGCTAGGCGTATAGCTCAGGAAAAGCTGGATAATTTATTTGGGAAAAAGATTGAAAGAATCTTTGCTGATCCTACATTGGATGTTATGGGGTTGGCTAATGAATTAATGAGGGAAATTCAACATCTAAACCCCAAATTACCATCTCCATACAAAGCTCCTTATAGTGACCACCAAATGCTTGGAAAACTACATACTACTGTAGGTTCTTATTTTAATAAGTTCATAGCAAGATTATGGTCAGGTAGAGGTGACGTTTTAGTACCATCACATAATATGTGTATGTTATATGAGGATGAATCTGGAATTACTTATTTTAAAGATGATATTAAATATCTTCCAGATGGCACAGAAATGAACATCAAAGATTATTTACGCTCTTTAGTCTGGGAAGATGAGTCCAAATCTTTAATTAGAGAAGATTATATAGAAGCTCAAAAAGTATCTCCATATGAAGTGATGCCTGTAGATGTTTATTATTTAGTAAATCCTGTAACAAGAGGTGGTCAACCAGTAGTTATTGATACTTGGGAAAAATTAAATACTGTAAGAGATAATATTCTTAAAGGATTCACTTATGTAAGAGCCCTTGATTTGCCCAGAAATTTACGTTCTAAACAAGCCTTCATTACTAATGGTTCAGAGGTTATTGGTATGTATCATTTTAAAACGATGCAGCAAATCGCAACTATTTCCAATATTTTAGACTCTATGGGAAAAAGTGATACTATTGACTATAATGGACAATCATATACTTTCCAAGAATTATTTAATTTAAAGAAGTCTTTACAAAAGTATTTTAGTGATGTTGTGCTTAATGCTATATCTTCAAAAAACACTGAAATTATAAATAAAGAGCTTCCAGAAGGAGTTACCCCAATGGATACTTTTGAATATGTTATTAAAGAAGAAGAGCGATTAACTACTAATAATTATAGAAATGCTTTTGGAATTGATGGAATGAATGTATCTGAAATCTTACAAAAGAAAGAGACTTATTTTAAAGAAAAGCTACAGGATAAATTTCAAAATATAGTAGTTCCATATAACTACTTAATGTATGCTTCTAATGGAAAGCCTACTGCGGTAATTACAGATCCCTCGTTGTTAGATCTCAGTGTATATAAATCAACTATTCCAGTTGTGGATGAGGATGGATTTAGATTAGATGCTTCAGGAAATAAACTATACAAATGACCTGATAATGCTAAACTATATAAATATACTGAGGGTAAAATCACAGTAGAAATGATTTATACTAATGAGGAAGATCTTAATACTATTTTAGATTCTAATCCTTTCGTTTTTTATAGAAGTGATAACACATTATCTAGAAAACATTTATATAATCTTAATTTGGATAACGTAGATCGGATATTTGATAGAGTAGCTAGAAAACAATATGATTCATGGCTAAAGTCTAATGATGCTGTAATGTCTCGTATTCCTGCACAGGCACTTGCATTTGCTATGGTTATAAAAACTGCAGGGTATCTACCTTGGGGTAACAATGTTACTATGGTTCCAAATATGAATGTGTTCTTAGAGGGTAGTGACTATGACATTGATAAGGCATATGCTATAATGGCAGCTTTGGATAGAAATGGAATATATAAGGAAATGAAGGAGGGAGAATTAACAATTATTGACTCTACCTCTGATTTGGGAGTAAACTTATCTAATGAAGAATTAGAAATAAATGTAGAACTTGGAAATATTATTTTAAATAATACTTTTGAAGAACTTCCAAATTTAATTTCAAAAATATCCAGTTACTTAGATACAACCGATATTAGATTAAATAAAGAATATTTACTGGATATAAATAATTTAGCCAGAGTAAATATAGCAGCTGATGAGGACACTATTAGAGCATGGGGAAGGTTAGATCCTAAAGAAATTGGAAGAAGAGTTGAAAGGGCATTTTCAATAATTAAGGATGAATTAGTTGCACGTTCTGGATTAGAGAACTCTAATTCAGATCAGATTCAAGCAATGCAAAATTATATTCTAGAATCAATTAAAGGAATTTATAGAGATCCTAGAACACTAATGGCATCTACTGATCCAACTACTATGGACCCAGTTAACGATACTGTTAAAGATAGAAATCTTGAAGCAGCTAAAAGAAATCACCTTAATCCTTTGACTGATATTTTTGTTAATCAGACTACATCTGTTGGTAAAAAAGATATTGGTATTTCTGCAGTAGCCCAAAAAGCTTTTTATGCTTTGACTTATTACTATAATTTGAAACAGGAAGCTGGAGATAATGTTGCTAACTACATTCAAATACCTTTGCCCTCAGATTGAAGAACTGGCAGTAAAAATATTGTAAGTTTCGGTTATCCAGGACAAACCTTAAACTCAGCATCTTATGAATATCTTTATAATCTGTTTGAAAGTTGAGATACAATAGACACTAAGATTACAGATGAGAGAACAGAAGCTCTTCACCTTAATAATGGAATTTATGTAAAAACAGTATCAGAAACTATTGGAGATAAGGAAATTCATTCTTTCTTCATAGGAGAAAGTCCAGAAAAGTTGCAATTAGTTCCTATAGGTTCTAAAATAGGAGATTTTATCCCAACAACTATAAATTCTAGCGTTATTAGTTCATCTACGGATAATGCTAAGGAAATGAAAATGGACTTACTAAATGCTACTCCTGAGATTTTGCCAGCTTATGAATTTTGCTTATCTTTAGGGGTGAATTTAGATCAAGCAGCTGCTATTTTTACAGATCCTCTGATTAACGTTTTAATAACTATTAGCAGAGGAGACCTGTTTAATAAGGAAGTTTCTATAAGTAAAATCAGCAAAATCCTTTCTACAAAGAAAACCCTGGCAAGAGTAAAAACTTTATATAGTGAATATTTAGGTAAACCTGTAAATAATTCAGAATTTTCCTCTAAAATAAAAGTTCTTGAAAAGTTATTTGCAGGAGCGGAGGAATTAACCAGTCTTGGTCAGCTTCTTGGTATTAATGGGGGAATTCAAGTTGAATTTGGTTCACCTCTTTTGTTCCAATTAAAGATTGAGAACACTATAAAGGCGGCAACTAAAAGATCATTTTCTTTTGAGAAGTTCTTAAATGACCCAGTCTATGCTAAAGAGTGGATTAACATCTACGATCAATCTAAGATCAACTTTAATTTGTTAGATATTATTAATTCAGTCCCTCATTATAGAGAGATGTTTTCTGTCCCAATTCAGTTTAAGCGTAATATGCAATTACTATCCAAGGATATTGATAACACATATACAATCGCTTATAAAGATCTTTCAAGAGATTATCAGGTTGACGACACTGTATTGAGATCTCTTCTTAGATTAGTTAATGATAGAAAGATATTTGACTTCTTTATAAGTGAACCTTTTGAATTTGAATCTAATAGATATTGGAAAAGAATTAATAATAATAATTCTGTTGAGGAAGTTGTGACAGATGCCCCAATAATGTTATCTACAGATACATTTGATGGATTAATTTCTTTAAAACCTTATATAGAAAGAGTTATTATTCCAGAGTTAAAAAGACGATATCCTAATAATAGCTTTGCTTCTAATCTTATAGCTAATTCCATTCATAATCCACTGTTTGGAGAAAGGGTTACATTTATTGGATCTAGAGTTAATTTATCAGATCCTCAATATGAAGATACTATAGAGATTATAAAAAATAATTTTTATGGTATTCAGAATGATATTATAAATGGACATTCTATATATGAATGGATGTATATCTATGATTTATTAGTAAATAAGCATGCAGCAGGAGGAAATTCCATCACAATGCTTTTAGATGGGAATCTTAATATCGAAGACCCAGATAGTATTGTCTCAAAATGGGTTAGATATGTTAATAAATATGATAAAGCAGTTTCAACATATGCAAATTTAGAGGAAGTAAATAAAATTCCAGATTTAAAAGATATTTTTGGAAGAAATAAGGAGCTTCCTGGATATGATATATACGAGGATTTGTTTGATCCATTAATAGGTTCTATGGGATCAAAGAGACCATCTTGGGCTGTGAACCCAACATATTTACCTCTATTTGTATCCGTTAAAAACTTTGGTATGCAAGTGTTATTACATAGAAATGCATTATCAAGTGCTTTTGCTAAAGGTATTGTAACTATAAAATTATGTTAGTATGGCATGTATTGAAATTAAAGTTAGAGATAATATATTTAAGATAATGAATGATGAGCCCCAATCTGAGTCTGTACAAGGTTCAGATTGGGAACTTATCTATAACTTTATTACCCGAGGGACTCTTCCAGTTGGATACTGAGTTGAAGGTGATAATGTAGATAGGTACACATTATTTGATACTATATTGAATTCCTTATCTAACGAGAAAACTAATCAAGAGCTATATATTGGAGGACTAACCTCTAGTTTATCTCAAGATGAATTTATAAATAAGTTTGTTGGAAATTCTGAATTAAACTGAGCACTTAATGATTTTGAATCATATGATGCTAACCAGTTTCAAAGAAATGCTTTAGTAGTTCCAAGTTGAGGGGATACAAAAAATTGGTACGGCTTTACTAAACAAAGGGCTCTTCTATTAACAGGTAATAATTTCTTTTATAAGGAACCTAAAATTAAAATTATTTATAAGTCGTATTTAGAGTTACAAGAGGGGTCTTCAAGGGTTTCTGAAATTATTAACAACCTATATTCCAAAGAGGGAGATGCTTCAATAGAGGACATTTATAAACAATTAACTTGGTTAGCCAATAATCGCCTTCCAGAACTTGTTGCTGCTCTATACGTTCCTTATGAATCTGCAGCAAATATGACTGCAGAAGAAGTTAAGGATATCCTAAAAACAGATACAAAAAAAGTTGTTGGGTATTTGGTTAAATCTAAAGGAGTGGATTATATAGTTCAGTCAAGAGATGAGAAAAACACAATAAAAGTTTTAAATCTGAATGCTGGAACTGAAGAGACTTTAGATATTAGTAGGATAAATAAACTATATATTCCATTTACTCTTAGCGATTCAGGAAAATCTTATTTGTTAGCTGGGAAGACTTGGTATAATATAATTAATGGAAAATACATTAAGGTGGACCCTAAAGATTCTGAGGATTTGTTCAGAAAATGGTTTGGGGTTACTTCAGATACTACAGAAACCATAGATTTTTATAGTAATAAAAGTTCTGATAAAAAGAAATTAAGATACTGAAATAACCAGGAACCTATATTTAGCAACACTCTTGTAAATGGACAAGAATTAACTTCTATTCTTCCAGAAGGGAGTATAATACGTACCTCCTCTGGAATATATGTTAAGCAAGGAGAGGAGTTTGTAAATGGAGATTATACATTAGATCCTATTGAAAAAATAAATACTATTACATTCACCAAAGGAAATAAAGAGCTAAAAGATTTGTTGTTAACCCTAAAAGTAGTGGAAAATGAGGATCAAATATTAAGTACATCTGATTTAAGAATAATCCTACATGATTTATTTGGAGTTACTAATTTTGATACTATATTTTTTAATTATGACCAAGAGGAATTAGCTAAAGTAAATACAGCAACCATTAATGGAGATGTAGTCCCAACATTACAAATAGGAATGAAGAGAAAGGTTACAGCTACCTCTGATACATATAGACAGCTTAAATTAGCACTTAATTACTACATGTATTTGAATGATGGGTCTGCGGAAAAACCATCAGAAGTAGCAAATCCAAAAGTTTTCTGGAGAACCTTAAAAGATATTGTTATCAATCAGGAAAACCCAGAAATTTCAGAGCAAGCTCAATCTATAGTAGAACAATTAAGTTCCGATATACTGGATTCTACAAATGGGGATATTTTTGTAAATACTCTTGAAAGAAATAGGGCAGAATTATTTGAAAAATACGGTAAAACAGAAGAACAGGTAGATACTTTTATTCAGGAGTTAATAGATAAAGGTTTATATATCATTAGTTGTGAGTTATAATGGCATGTATAGTTAAAATTAAAGGAAAAGAGGAGTTTAAGGTATTTGATACTGAGGCTGATGCTAGAGAGTATCTAAAGGATACAAATGTAGTAATAGAGGAAATGATAAATCCTGTTACTAAAGAAAGTGAATTATATGTAAATGTACAGGATACTCATAGTGCCACAGTTAATGTAATTAGAGCTGCAAATCAAATATCCTGGGAAGCTACCAAAGAACTACTTACTCAAACTAAACTAAACGATTGGGATACTGAGGAGTACGGTAAAAGAAGTGATGCTATATCTCTTAGTGTTGCTCTAGCGGATATAAGAGTTTTGAAAGGGGAAGAGTACAAGAGATTATTTCCTGAGTTTATAACTAACAACTATTTAAATGTGCTTATTCAGACTTCTATAGCTAGAGCTTATGCTATGTTTAAAGGAGAAGCTGAAAATAACGTTGAAGCAATAAACTTAATTAGAACTACTTATTTTGATAATACCCTACCCTCGGAATGAAGAGAAGATGCTAAACTAAGACCTGCTAAAGAGTGGTTTATGCATTTTCAGAAGCAGATTAAAGATTCTGAATTCACACTTGATGAAGAGACACTAACTCAATTTGATTTAGATGCTCAGGAGGAAAATAGAAATAATCTAGATACTATGTTACGAGGAGAGATTATTCACAAGATTTTTGAGATGATTATTAAAAATCCTGTAGAAACAGCAACTCGTAAAACTAAGGTTTGGAACGCAATAACGGATTTGCTAGATACTTTCAGGGTAAAATACGGAGAGGATTATGATGAGGTACCTGATTCACTTACTGTTATTCAAAATTTGATTGCAGGTACAGAAACTTCTCCACCTCTTGAACAAGTTTTTGATTCTTATTATAAAAGAGTTATAAAGGCAAAGCAGGATATTGAAGATGTTTATACAAAGACATATAGAGATAGAGGAGAATCTCCTACTGTAACCTGGCTGGCAGAACAACGTATAACGGCTGACTTAGACTCTGAAGTTAATGGGAGAAAGAAAATTAGGGGTAAGCTGGATGCAATTTTAGTTGTTAATGGGGTTCCTAACATAATTGATTTAAAAGTTTCAAGGAATGATATTTCTGAATGGGCATCAGAAAAAACTTTGAAGACGAAATATCAATTAGCCATGTACTGAAGACTACTGGGAAAATTAGGACTCCCAGTAAATGATAGTGGTCTTGATATATATAATATTACTTTGGGAAAAGATAAGACTGCTACTAATGGAATTCTAAAATCTTTTTCAACTAGCGTAAAGACAGATAGTAATATTAATGCAAACTTAGATCCAATATTTTCTAGAGCTATTCAAAGATTGGAAGTAAATCCAAAACAATTGGAGTTAATGACTTCTAATATAGAATCTTTATTTGGAAAAGGATCAGCTAGAGGTCAGAAAAAAGCCAACATTGAGTATATAAAGACACAGCTAAGGAAAAATGCTGAGAACTCTGTATATAAAGGTAAGCATAATTTATCATATAATATATGAAGTGAAACTGGGGCCAAACTTGAAAGAAAAACTATTAGAGGAATTTCTAAGGAAAACTTGGACTCTGTAATAGATAAAGTTGCTCAGGAGATTGTTGAGCGCTCTGGTAATAGATTTGATAACCAGTATGAAACTTTAGTTAGTGACATAAGGGAATTTCTAAATAGAAGTGACAAAGATATTTCTTCATTTGCTAGTGCGGCTAATAGTGGAGATATCATAAACCAATTATCTGCAGTCTTATTAAAGTATAAGGGCTCTGGAGCAAAAATAATAAATTCAGACCTTGCGAAACAATATAATATGATTTTGATAGAAACTCCTATTGGAATCGATATTATAAATTGCTTATCATTGAATCCAAATATTCCTTGGGATTCCACAAACAAAAAGGCTAAGTTATTTGAAAATGTTCCTAATGTTGTAGGAGATAGAAATTTAAAAACCATTGGTAATATAGAAATAGTAAAATCTTTACTGATTGCTAATGATTTATTAAAGGGAAGTGGTAAGAAACTTGGAACAGTTGCCTGCTTACAATTAGGTGCCCCTGTTGGATATATGATGACTACTGCTAATATGATTAATAACATGGAGATAGCTACCAGATTCCTAGGAATTAATAATAATCTATCTAAAGATAGATTTGTTGATCCTTTAGTGAATGTACTATATATGTTTAATCAATTCATAGATTCCACAAGGCAACTTTCTCAAGTAGGAGAAAATATCAAACCTTCAAAAATGGGTAATCTTTTGGACGGGGATAAGTTTAATCTCTTAAAGGAGGTTCTTACAAAAAGAACAGGGCTAGATAAAATAAAAACTGCATCTTCTGATTTAATAGATTCAACAAAAGTAGAACTACTAAAAGTAATTAGGCAACAGCTCAAAGATAGTTTCCCAGCATTATTTGAGAATCCTGGAAAGATTAATATTATCTGTCCAGAAACCACATTAATGGATCAAATTGAGAAGGCTTTAGCAATCTATCAGAATAGAGAGATGGTTTGTGAGTCTGATATTTCAATGTATGGATGGAATTCTGGAGCAATGTGGGCTTCTATGGACTTAATCCCTAGTGAGAATGTCCAAATAATTAGAACTATTGTAGATGCTGCATTTGGAAAAATTAGGGAAACTTTCTCTGACTATAAAGCAATAAATAGAGCACAAGTAGCCAAACTTAAAAAAGGAAATGATTACGGATTAATGCGACATATAATCATTGGAGATAGTTCCTCTAATTACTTTAATCTATTTAGAAGGAATAGTGATAATGAGTTGGAAGATGATGATTATATCCTCAAAAATCCGTGAACTTCTACAAGCTTAACTCCAACTCAAAGGGATTTTATTAAATATACTCTTTATGAGTTAAATAAATATTCCTATGATAAGAAGAAGTATAAATGAAAGTCTTGAAGGGATGTTAAGGAGGAACAATTTAATAGGGAGGATTACTTTATTCCATTACTTAGAGCAAATGGTTTAGACAAATTCAGAGATCCAAAAGGCGGAATTAACTTCCCTTCTATTCGTTCCTGGTACGATGAGATTAGAAATAAAGCGGTTCAAATGAAAGACACTTTGGAGGGACAAATAGAAGAGCGTAAAAAAGTTTCTGATTTATTCCAAGGTGTTTATAATGAATTTGAATCTAGAAAAAATCCAAATGTTCGTAGAGACATCATTGAGAAGAATGGTGGAATTAAAAACTTTTCCATGGACTTAGAGACAATACTCGATACCTTTACAATAGCTATGGAGTCTCAAAAAGTTTTTGACATGGAAGTTATACCCGCAATAAAAGGAGCACTTTATTCTATACAATTCCAATCTTATATAACTGGTAAAGAACTTCCTAACTTCGAAGAATTTGTTAAAAAGTATGTAAAAAGTGCTATATATAACGATAGTATTATGGCTCCTGAAGTTCAGACTGCTTATAAAGTAATTGCTCCAGTTCGTGCTGCCGCATCGGCAGTAGCTCTTGGTTGGAACATAATGAATGTCCCAAGAGAGGTTATAATGGGCTTTTGGACAAATATAAGTAAAGCTATGTTTGCATCTTATGGTAAGGATACTTTTGGAGTGGGAGAATATACCAAAGCTTTGGGCATTTTAACTGGAGATGTTCCTAATTTCATTATGAATGTTACTAAAGTAGAGCTTCTTAATGAGTTCTATGGAATGGCTAATATGTCAATTACTGAGATTCCAGAGCAGGTAACTTCTAACAAGACTGGTGTGTTTGCAACATTTAATAGGTTTATGTCATGGTCTTTAACGGCTCCTGATTATTGAAATCGAATGTCAATGTTCATCGCCCAAATGATCCATGATGGTTGTTGGGATGCTCATGAATTAGTAGAATCTAAGGATGGAGTAAGGGAATTAAAGTACAATATGGCAAAAGACAAAAGATTTGATGTCTACGTGAAATATAAAGGAGACTATAGTAAAGTACCTAAGGAATTAAAAACAAAGTTTAATGAACAAGAATCTTTATATATGGTTATGAGAAATGATATGAATAAGGAATTAGGAGTGGCTAATCAGATTCCAAGTCCAGAACCAGGTAAAGTTCCTAATCTTCCTAAAGCATATACAGATTTACAACGTAACTCCTTTAAGTCTTTTGCTGATATGTCCTTTGGTTACTACGACAAAGAAGTGAAAGCATGATTCTTTAAAACTGCTATTGGAGGAATCTTCAAGCAGTTCATGGCTTTCATGTCTGCTAAAAAAATGATGTATTTCCAAGTGAGAACTGATCAAACTGCTAGAGGTAGTTATGAACAACTAACGGATTCTTCAGGAAATAAACTATGGTCTATAGCGATAAGTAATAGTCCGTTAGAGGTACGTATAGTAAATGATAAGGATTTAGAAGGTGAGTATAAACAATATGCAGCAGATGCAAAACCAAAGTTAGGCTGAACTGGCGCATATATGGAAGGAATTTTCCAGTCGTATATTCATTTATTTAAGGACCTGGGAATAGGTACATATGAAGCTCTTCGCAACGGAGATACTTCTGTATACAAAAAATTATGGAAGGAGTATGGTAAGAAGGGAGATATTAGACATTCAAATGTACTTCAAGGTTTATATGATCTTCTATTATCAACATTATTTATTACATTAATACGAATGATGTTTTTTGATGATCCAGAAGTAACAGGAATTAGTTATAAAAAGCAACTTCAAAATGCAGATTCTATGTTCCAAAATCTATACTGAATAGCAGATCAATCTACTCAAGATTTTTCCGTATTACGACTTTTAGATCAAAGTTTATTTACATGGGAGCCCCCTTCGTTTAATATTATTCAAAATGCTGCTAGAAATTTCTTTAGAGCAGCTGGAGATGATGATTTAAATGTTGCAGAAGCTGCTCTATCTGGAACAGTAAACTCTGTTGGAATGTTTAAACCTATCCGTCCTTCTGTAAATAAATGATTAGAGGAGTAAAAAAAATAACCCCTACCTGCATATAGCAAGTAGGGGTTATTTTTTTTATTTTTTACTTTTTAATCCTCCATTGCACACAGTGCAACTAGAACCTTTTCCTGATTCTTTAAGATTAAAAACTCGAATATACTTTCCATATTTATTATCCTGGAATTCATGTTCAATCTTATTGCTTTCGCAATATCCACATCGTTTTATTTCTGTAGGCATAATTTACTAATATTTTTTATTTTACAAAATAAATCTGACAATGAACCATCATTATTAATCAGATAGTCATAGTCTCCATTTCCATATAACGTTAAAAGCTCTCTTTCTGAGGCATGGGAGCCTGCCTTACACTCTGGTCTATGGATATAAATAACTTTCCCTCCTCGTTTCTTTGATTCTTCAAATTCAATCTGGAATCGCAGATCTGAGATAATCATATTTTTGCACTCTTGCTCATATGTAGTTAAAATCCATAATTTATCCCCAAAATAATATCTCATTATTTCAGTTCCAAAGTATTGCAAAACCTGCCTAATAGAAAGTCAGTAATCTTCAGTTAAAGAAGGATTAAGATCCTTGGCTAACTTTGAAAACTTATTATCTACTAGAATTTTTTCTCTTTCTACAAAATTCTTATGATGAATTGTTAAAGTACTGAAATCTACGTAATAGTCCTCTTTAAATTGTCTATCTTCAAATCTTTCAACACTAACATTAAGGAGTATTGAAAGAAGACATTTTAAAGTATCAGCAAATCTACAAATCTTAAACTTTCCCTCTGTAAAGATATTACAATGTTTATACATTCAATATGTTTGCATTCATCTTGGAGAATTCAAACAAAATTGAAGCATTTTAGCACTCTCATCCTTACCACTCCCCTTTAAACCAGCTATACATAAAATATTCCTAGTCGACATATGTTTTGATTTTAAATGGGAGGTTATGAAGAGTATCCATAACTTGTCTATCTTTTTCTCTATAAAAATTAGAAAGGATACCCCTACATAAAGTATATGTTAAAGATTTATCCTCAGATGTTGCATTTTTCCAAGTGTTTGACTCTAACGCTTTAGCTATTCCAGTAATGGGATCATAAGGAGCATATCTTGTATTTACATTTAAGGACTTAAAAACTTGAGATACTCCTGTTGTTCCCATGGCTTTATTCTTAGATATATTATCGAAATTCCCATATAATAAACATGTTACTGCAGCAGGGCTTTCTGTAACATTCATTCCTTGTAAAATTTTTAATCCCAGTTCCACAGTAGTATTATCGGTTGATGCTAGCATATCATTTAATGACAAGATACTTTCTTCGGTAATCTTTTCCAATGTGCCATTAACTAGTTTATCTAGAGTACTTTCTTTTGCATATTTTGGATATACAGAAACTATGTTATTAATTGTTTCTACATAGGTTTCATCACAAAATACTAACTTTCCACTGTAAATCAAAGTGGAACCTTTAGGTAAGGTATTTATAGTTTTGACGCCATCTATAAAGTCTGTTCCCTGAGAGCAAACATCATTATAAATAAATGAATCACTATCTTTAAACAATTTTGGACAAATACTATAAATTATTTTAGTTTGATCCTCTTTAACATATTCAAATAAATAATACTCTCCACTACTAGGATAATAGTTAAGAGAATCTGGAATTATAGCAGCATCACATCTTGCTACCTTAATAACTCTTTGAAATTTTGTATCTCTAATTTTGAACCGTGGATAGGTTGAACTAGAGTCAAAATATAGCTTAGTTACATCCGATAGATCTGTAAGTTTATTAGTTAGCGCAGTATTTACTTCTTCAGGGGTGTGTAGCACCATTGAAGTTCTAACTGAAAAACGTATATTTTCTGAATGATATGAAGACCATTTACATAAATTTGCTGACCCACTATTTCTCCTATAAGGAACGAGAAATGCAATATTAATTCCGTTTAATTTCATATTATAAAATTTTAGCTCTGATTTTAGGATTCATAATTAACTTATTTGCCCTTCCTGAAAACTTTGTAGTAATCGTTTTAATTAAATGAAACAATAAGTCTTCAGTTAGTAAAGGTTCAGGAGAATTGATAAATTCAAGTAATCGATCTTGAACTACTTCCGTTTTAGCTCCCTTTTCTCCGAAATATAAAAGACTATAATTAAGTAATCGTGTAGATAATACAGAAGCTATATCTGGACGATATCCATTACTATCATATACACAACTTTTAATTTTAGTTTTTACAGTATCCCAAGGTTCAAACAGCATATCTTTAGGAGCAATTAGCTTATCCAGTTTATTAGCAATAAACGTAGTAAATAAGTTTCCAACAATATTTTCTTTAGATGTAAAACATCCTTTAGCAATATTAAGAATCATTGCTAGATTTGCTGAGGTGCTCCAATCCTTTAAACCAGAAATAGCATTACAGAAGGTAACATAACTTCTTGGATTAATTTTCTGCACATTTCCCTCTTTTTCAAATATTTCAGGATATAATAATGCAAAGTTAATAGCTCGGGAATCTAATTTGTCAGTTTCAGCCCAACGTGCCCACACATTAACATCAAAATCAATTTCAAAGTTAATATATCGAGTTTTCTGAGCATTATCCATAGTACTAACATTATAGTCTCCATTATCAGGATTAGATGATAATACTACTGTACAATTTTTAGGTAATTTCCAAGAAATATACTCACCTCTATCAATAAGTTCCATTGTAGCTTGAAGAAACATAGGCATGGCTCTGCTATAATCATCCAAAAGTAATATACATCCTCTATCATTACTTTCGGTAGGCATTCACGTCGGTGGAGCATACGACATTCGTGTTAAATTCTGGACTTTATATCCATTTTGAAGATAATACGCTAAAAGATCACTTGATACTCATTTACAATCTCCATCATCAGAACAAATATAATATTCTTTAATTGGGAAACCAATTAGCATTGTTGTTATCGTAAAGGCTCTTTATCCTTTACTTCTATATATTTCTATATAGTTCAGACTATCTCTTTATAAGGCACTAAGTTTTTGGTAAACATAGCCTTATACTTCGCACTCGTGGATATTTCATCTTCAACACCACTTGCTAAGATTACTTTATCTAGTCGTTGATCCTTTATTCAATTTCTTGAATACTTGGATTAGGATTGTCTTCAGCATTATCTGTTAAGAGGTCTCCAGATTCACGAAGTTTTAGTTTTGGAATTAGAATTATCGGAGTATTTATTTTAAGATGATTTCCAAGAAATTTTCAAACATCTTTAACGCTGCTAAAAGCAAATTGTTCATTTTTATTAGTATCTAAATAATAAAAATCAAAGTATTTACCTATATATTGAGGATTAATTTCAAATTTTTGAATAGGAACATCACTATTACTGTAACGTAATCGAATCCCATTTCAACAAACTCCTTTTTTATATCCTCCAGCTAATTTTTGAATAGTTTTCTTAGGTAGTTTTAACTTTTTAGCTGCATCTTCTTTGTTCTCATACTTACACATAAATTTTCCAAAGTAGTCATATTGTTCTACTTCACAAAAATCAAATTGTGTTTTATATTTTCCTTTTAATCTACCTTGTTTTATTGAATCACTTAATTTCTTTTTACTATAATCAGATAGTTCATTTGTAACGGGATCTTGCAGATTCATATCTGATTTATAATAATCAATTCAATATTTTTCTCGTTTTACTCTAATTTGGGGATCACAGAACTCTAAAATTTCTACAATAATATTTTGTATGCCATATTTATTAGACACCCTTTGTAAAAAGTCATTAGAGTGTTTATTATTCAATAAATCCATTCTGTGTTCCATTAATCTTGAATATAAACTCTTACTACTTCCTATATACAAATGCCCGCCGCAACTTAATTTGTATATACCTGATTTTTTTGATAATTCTTTGCTACTTAATGTAAATAATGTTTTTGTATTCATAGTTAATTGTTATTATTTAACATAATACAAATTTAAACATTATTTCCTCAATTTCCAAATTTTAATCTCCCAATTCCTCGCACTGTGCGAGATTCAGCTTAACAAAATCCATATTAAGCTCTTGCGCTAATTGCATAACAATAGAAGTCTTTCCAATTCCTGAATCGGCTTCCAATGAGATTGCAGTGGGAATTTTTCCAACTTCCACTAAACGTTTGTTATTCTCAATAATATATTGAAATATAGTTTTAAATTCTTCTAAATTAACTTTATTCAGCTCCATTATCAGATGGGATAAACATACTGTAACCTGGATAATGATTATTTCTATTACCATTAGAGGTAATTACCCAGATCATCTGCTTCATTACTTTAAAAGTATCTGTAGGTGCATAGCCATCTGTAAAGAATACTAAAGTAGAGTATTGTTTTCTACATTGATTGTAGTAGTCAATAACAGGTTTGAAGTCTGTACCTCCTCTACCAGTGAATGTACCATCAAAAGTCCCTTTGAATGGATATATCCTATGTATTCTAGCGTCGCACTCAATTACATCAACACCTGCCCCAGCTTTCCAGATGTGATAAATCTCACTAATAAAATCTTTTAACTCCTTAGTACTAACAGAACCAGAGGTATCAATAGCAACTAAAATATCATGTTTATGTTTTAGTTTAATACCCGCAGCTCCCTCAAACCGTTTAGATACTTTGCGATGTGTCTTTTTTACAAAGACATCAATAGCAAATCCTAAAAGTCGTCTAAAATAGGCCTTCCAGTTAAATATAGAAGGTTTTATTTTAAACAATTTATCCACATATGCTTTTAGCTCGGAAGGAATAGTTCCTCTAGATTTAATTACTTGAGTTGCAACCTGTTTTACAATGTGGTCAGTTTGATTGTTAATTAAAGTTTTTTCTGCGTCTGATAAATCAGAAAAATCCTTTCAGTGATTATGGTTTTTCGGCCCCCCAGAAGAGTCTTTCTTATCTTTATAAAGGTATTCATAATAGTATTTGGTTCCTGCTTTCGGGGGAAGCATGGGATCAATATCTTTGATATCAATAGCATCTTTTGGAAGAACATCAATATATTGATTTACTTCTGCGTCAGCGGCAATATTGAATACTTCTTTATCATTAAAAGATTCTTGCATTAACAAATGTTTAAATGCAATATGCAACAGCTCATGTTTTAATATTCCTAACTGTTCGTCATCAGTTAAAGTATTTCAAAAATCGGGATTAACACATAATTCATAGTTAATCCCGTTTCTTGTAACTCATGCTGTTGCATCATCTTTAGAATAATATTTATTTAAAGATAATAGAAATAAACCATAAAAAGGATCTTTAACTACAAGTTGTTTACAAGCTTTAATCAGATCCATATTTATTTATCTCCATATTAATCGTATCTTCCTCCTGATAAAATCCAAGCACTATTACCTTGTCTATCTGTATATAGAGTGTAATAATGGCAATCTCTCCATCCAGCTATACTATCAATATCATCAACTGTTACTTCCTTAAAATGGTCTGATTTTTCTGCATGACCATAATAAAAAGTATCTTGATATATTGGGGATCCTTGCTGTAAAATTTTAACAAGAAGTGCTCTCTTTTCTCCAAAAATTGCACTTCTTTGGGAACCATCTACAGCGTAGGGATACATTTCTGAAAATTCTAATCTAGTCATTATTCATATTTATTTAACCATCCCATTTGCCAACATCTAAATAGAAAATTATCAAGTACTTTCATCTCATCTGAAGATGATTTAATATTAGTACTTGACATTATATCTTCTTTAGCTTTAGCAATTATTTCGAACCTATTATCTCCACAAATTTCTTCCATATATTAACTATTTATTAAGTTTCTTTTTATGAATTCCTCTTTTAAAGGAACAGCTAGTTCGCGAGCTTGGGGATGTGCAGCTTTATCACATCGTAGTTTGAAAAACCCTTTCCATTGTTCAACAGTTCCAGTCATAATTAGTTCTGTTTTTGTGCATAGAGGAAGAACTTCTCTAGCTTCTTGTGCTTTCATTCCTTTATTAGTCAAAAATCTGTAAGTTAATTCAGATTGTTCACATACAGATAAAAACATATCATCTTCATCACCAACAACATGTTTTAAAATCTTATGTGGTAAAGATTCTGGAGTAGTATTTTCTACATAATCTCCATCCCAATAAACATATCTAGCTTCCTTTAAAGAGGACCAATAGGGGATAATAAAAGTAAGTTCATTATTAAATTTATCAGCGTTATAATTACAGTACCTAGTGCTCATTTCCGCAAATGAGAACACGCGATGACGACAAAATTCACGACTTATAGAAATTGGAAGAAGGAACTTTACTGTAATTCGTTTTTCATGATGCTCAGTAGGTTCACAGAGATATTTTAGATCATCAAGCCAGTTATTTTCATATAAAACTCGGTAATTAGTGGTAACATGTCCTCTTTCATATAAAGGATTTTGTGGAGTAATTATATCAGAACCAGTTTTAGTGTATTTAATAATATTAACTTTACTGTACTGCTTATTAACATACTTATAATACACTCTGGGGTTTTCTGTTTCTAAATATACAGTACCATGTTCTAGCATAGCTGTGTGCTGTCTATCCTTAATCATATTAACAAACTTCTCTGCAGAATCCTCTGTAATACGATCCTCTGATTTGTAGCAATTTCCACACCAACAAACTTTACCTTTATATCTAACGCAAATTATTCCTGTTTTTGTTTGGGTACACCAGACAGTTTGCTGACATTTAGGTAGGATTTTAACATGCTTTTTTCTATCAATGATCCAAGAGTCTCTGGAAGATTCTTCTAAGGAACATTTTTGAGAGATATTAGCATCAAAAGTATAAGAAGCATTTTTACCTAAAAGAATAAAAACTTGTTGGAGTTCGTCTAATAACTGTTTAGAAATTGAAAGATAACGTTCTTTTCGAGTTATAGAGTGACTTCCATCTCCTAAATATAAATTTTCAACTAAAATTTCAAGATACTCCTTTGGAAAATTCCTAAAATTTTCTGGCAAATGCTTATTTGCAGAACCCTTTCCAAATAATTTATCAAAGCATTCAACAAAGCATTGACCTCTACCAAACTGTATCCATTTAATATTAGGTTTTCTAGGATCGCAATTTATAGTATATTTCCATTGTAAATTGTTAAGAGCTTGGATTACATTTTTATATAAAGGAGATGACTCATCCTGAGTAATTTGACAATAACTTCCACATTTATACTTTTCTCCGTGAAAGCTATGTCCCTCAGAAATATATGCTCCAGCAATAACCATAAAATCTTTATTACATGGAATTTGAACAGTAACTAACTTATCCTCATGTTTAGGATTTCCTCCTTGTTTTATATACTTACTATATGTATAAGATTCAGGAGTAGCATGTTCACTTTTTGTTGCTCCATTGAAATATTTAGGAATTCTAAATCTGCTTTGCTTACTATTAGGAATTTTTTCTATTCCTGCTAGTTGTGCAGCAGTAATAAATGAATATTTTTTAGAGGCAGAAGAGCTTTGATATATTCTGTGATCTTTTGTTACTTTTAGTTTAATATTAGGATGATCTATTTCAATCATCTCATCATTAATTGTTTTACTAAAGATATTAGGAAGATCTCATTCTAATTTATTAGTTTTTGGATTATAAGTTAATACACATTCATACTTAGAGATATCCTTAAAATATTTCCACCCAGAAAATGTTAGTACTTCTGTATCTTCTGAGTAGCACGTTCTCCCTGCTCGTTCAATTTGTTTATATATTCCTTGAATACCTGGTTCCTGTTCAAGTATTTCAAAAGATGATTTAATTAGCCTCATATTCTTTAATTTTATCTTCTAATTCTACTTTAGAAATACTTCCTACATGCCTCCAAACTTCCTTATTATCCTGTAGTAAAATAAGTACAGGAATATTTCTAATTTTATAGTTAGTTAACACAATAGGATCCACTTCATCCACATCAATATCTTCTATTTCTATTTTATTTTTGAGTTCTTCAAGAATAGGCATCATGGCACGGCAAGGTGCACAATAGGAAGCTCCAAATTTCAATAATTTTAGCATAGTAATTTTTTTACTTTATATATAGTTATCCCTAAAGATTGGGAAGCATGTTTTAAAGAATTATATGTAATTCCATTAATGGTAACTGATTTTCCTTTGTGAACGGGAGGTTCTAATTTAGATTCCTCAACATACTTAAATATGTATCCATTACATGATTTTACTCTCCCATTTAGACATGCTCCTATTCTTCATCCAGGATAGTTTTTCTGAGCCTCTTTTCTAGAGGATCATGTTTTTATTAAATTCATTTGTAAATCAAATTGATTTACTGGTTTTAATGTAGGTATTTCAATCGGAGTTATACTACTACTTTTATTATAACTAAAAAGAAATCCGCAAGCTGTTTTAGTTCTATAGTTAGGGTTACAACAGTTTGTAATTGTACTTTGTGATACATTATAGTAATTGGCAACTTCAACGGCCGAATTTCATTCTTTTAAGAAGGTACCTTTTAAAGTATATTGATATACTTTTTTAGAGGTGTTAGCTAACGAAGTTAGTCCTCCATCCAAAATATTATAACATTTTCCTCCATTCTTATATTTCAGAATATACTCTTTCTCATATTGTTCTGCCTCCTCCTTTTTTAAATTGGAGAAAATAATCTCATGGGTAAAATTATTTCATCCGTATTTTCTTATTGCACTATAAAAATAAGGATTTCTCTTATACCCTAAGCCATTGCTCCATCTAACTATAGGATTTTGTTGAGTAATTCCTATATATACTCCTCCAGAAGGACTAGTATGTTTATAAAGACATCATTTATTATTTTTCATAGTTAAATTTATTTAATGTATTTTGATGTTGTAAATATACTATTTTTACTCACAACATCAAAATACACTAAATAAATTTAATTAATTTTATCATGTTCAAATATTTTAAGATTTAACCAACCATCTATAAATGTTTTAACATTATTGTTTTTATACTCATAGATGTAATGATTGTGTGAAGGTTCAACTTCCTCACCTCCATTTTTTAAATTACGGTTTCTAAAACCTTCTATTTCCGCTTCAACACGTTCACGACTGGTTGTTAATATAGTTTCAGTAATTTCACAACCATTGTATATATCTTCTCAATAGAAGACTAGTTCATATATTTTATTCATGTATCCAATAATCTCCAATAGTCAAATCAGCACTAAGCTTAGCTCTTTTACAAAATACTGCACCAGCCTTCTCCATACATTGTACAAGAACTTTTCCTATCTCTTCTGCAATCTCCGCAGGAGCCTCAAGATTAATTTCCATTATTCTTACGATATATCCGATTCCGATATATCTCTTATATTTTCATATAAGATGGGACTATATCTTATGCTCAATCCTTCTTAACATTGCTGCTATAGAACGTATAGAAAGATTAGTAGCATCTATGCTTTTCAACTGCTCTTGCAGCTTACTCCAATTTTGGATAGTCTCTGAACTTCAAACCTTATAATTATAACAATGAACTGGATATTTATTTAATAACTGAGTAATCTCATAAGCACCCTCGTAACGGCTTATTCTAAGGTACCAAAATTCTCTGCCATCTCTCTTTCTCTCTATAGTTGGTTTGGCAAAAATGCCAAATTTGGATAAAAATGGAACAAACAAATCCTGATTAATTTCTTGAGAAAATGCCTGAGTATTTAAGTTATAAAATAACTTTGTTTTATGAAGACTTCCGTCATCATAAAATCATAGTGCAACACCTAAATCATCCATTAGATTTAGAGCTGTTTCAATATCCATATTTTTTATTTTAGTAATATCTGGACTAACATGTGTATGAAACTGCCATATAGGAGTTTTAGCATATCCATTAGAAGATATACGACTCTTTTTAGAGGCTAAATTTCCCAATAATTTTATTTTAAAATCAACATACTCTTCATGAATAGAATTTGAAGAATATAGTGAATTATCAACACATGATTTAGGAGTGGATAAACATCCATCTCCGAATTTACCAGTAAGTAATACTTGAATTTGTTCATTACTTAGGTTTAGAGCTGCTGATTGCCCATTATTTGTAGGTACCATAATAAATACTATTTAGTTATACATATATTATCATGTACAAATATACAGAAAATTTTTAACATTCAAAGTGAATTTCTTTACTTTTGTAGTTTTTCTGTCTTTAGGGGTTTCCAGCAATTAACATAGTTTAAGCACAACAACGTTTATCGTGCACAGGTATACAATACTTTACTTTAAACAATAAATTATGTTCCTGTAAATATTTAAATAGAAAAATAGACGCATACTTGAATGTAAGGGCGCCAGCGGCCTGAATAGGGTAGTTGATTGACTGTTTCTCGGACTCTGCACGTCTTTTTGCTAATTTTCTAACATTTTGTACAGTTTCACAATCTGGGGCATCTCGTTTCATTTCTCTATAATACTCCCAGAATCCTTTCTCACATTGTTTTTTCCAGAGGCGTTTAAGTTCAGCAAAGTCATAGATATATGCTTTATGCCCAGTAATTGGACTTAAAAGTATATATCCTTTTTCCATTACATCCTTTCTTCTAAACTTTTGATAGTCTCTCAGTCCTGAGAAACCCTCCATATAGTTAGTGTAGATTTCTTTGGCCCGCTCTTCAGAAATTCCATAATTTCTAACAAGAGTATTATCCATTCCTCCATAATTAAAACAGAATTCATAGCCTTTTGCTTCTTTTCTTAGATGATGATACTCTGTTTTAATTGCTTTAAGGGGAGTGTCTCTTGGAATTTCAAGGAATACCATTTTAGCAGTTAGGCTATGTAAGTCTCCTGAACCATTCACTAATTCGTCAAGCATAGCTTTATCATTGGCAATGGATGCCATTAAAAAACTTTCTTGGCCAGAATAGTCAGCTGAAATCCATTTATTGCCTGGCTCTGCAATGAAACAAGAACGTGTTAAAGCATCACTTGGGAGATTTTGAAGATTCGGATTAGTTGAACTCAATCGGCCTGTATCAGTGCCTAACTGGTTAAAATTAGCATGAATGCGTTTAGTCTTTGGATTTATAAGATCTAAAAACTTTTCTCCGAAGGTATCTACTAAAATCGCAGCTTTCTTATACTCCATAAATATAGGAATTAATGGACTTTTAGAAGCTTGTGGTCCTATAACTTTAATATCAGTAGACTTTTTTGGACGTTTGGTCTTAGGATCAATTACTGAAAGATTTAAACCAAGATCTTCAAAAAGAGGAATTACTTGTTGTGCACTCTTTCAATTAATATGACATCTGGGACGAGTATCAAATCCATTGAACAGATCGCCTTGTCTATTTACAGTTGTATACTTACCTCCCATATTATCTTCAACTCATTTATTGAGTTGACAGATTAAATCTTCACATAAGTTAGAATCATTCTCCAGTTTCTTTTTCCATTTCTCTGGATCAATTTTAGCCCCACAGAATTCAATATAAGCTAAACATCTAACAAATGCGTTTTCAACACGAATAGCATCAAGAAGACCTTGTTCTTTAAGTTTTTCTTTTTGCTTCTCCATTATAGGTTCTAGGTATTTAACATCTGTTCCAGCATAAACTATAACATCTTCTGTTAAACCCTTATTTATAATTTGACCTCGAACAGTCTTATCCAGTTCTACTCCAAGATAATTTATTCCTGCATCTTTAAGACCCATTCCATGCATACCAGAAGGATATCCGAGCCACATAAGCTTCTCTGCAAGATATCCATCCCATACATATCTTGGAATAATTCCATAGTAGTACAAAAATTTTAAGTCAAATTTTGCATTTCAAAAAAGAAATAATCGCTCAGATTCAAGATAATCTTTAAATAGCAAAACATTAACTGTTGTACAATCAATAACTACCTGAAAATCAAAGCATCCTAGCTGAAGAGATAACAGTTTTTTAGTATAGACATCGAAACCCTCAGTTTCAGTATCCACACCAACAATCTTTAACCTTTCCAACATACTTAAAGCTTCTTTAACAGAAATACAAGTATATTTAGTGGATTTTATTAAGGCTGGAGCGTTAGTGACTAAGTATATCATTATTCTTCAATAGTATATATCTTGTTAAAATCAATTTCATCTATTCAGAACTTATAACCATTCCAGTTGCAATAGAATCCATTGATTCTCTTATTTTCTCTATGTTGTACTTGAAGTTTCAAAATACGATCATTATAATCATATTTTGTCATTGGTTCAACTTCAAGATCAAATCCTTTAACTTTAGCTTTCATATGATATTCTATTTAATCATTCTTCTTCAACAAAGTATGCAGAAGAACCATATTTAGACACTCATTCATCATCATTAATGAGACAGGCATGTTCGTTAAAACCAGATTCAGTCATTAAAAATTGAATATCTGGTCATTCTACAATTACATATTTATTCATTATAGCTTCAGTTTAATAAGTCAATCTTGTAGTTACATTCCTTAATTTCATCCCCAAGATTATCTTCTATAACTTGATAAATATCATTTTCAAGAAAAGACCAATCATCTGGAGATTGGATTTCAAAGTGACCAAATGTAGTTACTTCTCTTATAATTTCGGAAGCAAATAGAATACCATCGAGATTTACATATAACCTATAATTATAAGTTACTTGTATATCATTCCAAGGTGCTGAAGGATCATTATCTCAACAGCTATCAGGAATATTCTTAGACATAAGAACTAATAAATAATAGAATAGGCTCATATATAGGAGTAATGCAGTAATTCATCCTACATACTCCTATATAAAGCATCTGATATAATTTAATTAAAGTTCGCATTTCATAATTTTATTTATTGCCTCTTCTGCTATTTGTGCACATGTACTAGGAAGCCCTTGAAGATATACTCTAGCCATTCCAAATTTGAGTTTAATTTGCGCATAAGTAAACTCTGGATTTATTAATTCAAATAAAACAAAATGTTTATCTAACCAATCCACAACCTTCCCTTCAGCATCACTAAACTCCAATCCTTCAAATCCTTCTTCTAAATGGTTCTTCCATTTATCATTAAATTCATCAACAGTCATATTAAAAATCTCCTTTCCAAACCTGATTGCATAGTAATCCTAGCTTTCTCCAACAATCGTTCACAACCTGGTCTCGATCGTCGAATACCGCAGCTACACAATATTTATCTTTAATATGTTCATTATAAATTTCAGTCTTAACAATAGCATCCTTTCTATAATCTTTTTCTTTTCTCATATAGAATAAAAAATCGCTACATGTTAAATATCTATTCAGCCATTTAAGAGTTTCTTTCCTACATACTTCGGTATCTTCACGACCTGTAACAATAATAATTTGATACATCTTTGATAAAGAGTTAACTAAATCAATGACAGGATTATTTGGAAGATCCTCATTTACTCGATGATACTCAAACGGACCTCTTCCATTCATTAATGATAAAGTTCCATCAATATCACAAATAATAGCATGAGGAAGAGTTTCATCTTGTTTAAGAATAAATCTTTCTTTAGCTGGAGATTCCTTTTCTTGGTTTACAATTTCCTGAGACATATCAGGAAAATATGTATTAAAGAACCTACGTAATACTGCCAGTCCTACTTTACGAGTTCTTTTCGTATCACGCCAGTACGCTTCATTAAATGAAATAACAAACTTTTTAAACTCTATGTCTACCTTTAGTTCAGTAGCGAGTTTAGTTAACTTATCAATAGTTTTCTGATTAAGATTAGTGGCATCTACAATAACGTTTAAGTTATGATTAATAGCTGCTCTAATAGAAAATTCTTCAATATCAGAAATATAATTTTCACGAGATGGAACCCAATATTTACCAGTTCCCTCTCTAATTTCATCTCTGGATACAATTACCCAGTTAGGCTTATCCTTTATAAACTCTTTAGCCCAGGTACTTTTACCTGAAGCAGGACAGCCTTGAAGTACGATCATCTTACTCATTATTCTCCCTCCACATTTGATACATTGGTGCAGATACTTCTAAAAATTCACTAAAAGCTTCAGTCACCTTATAAATTGATTTAAATACATCAATTCTATTCACTCTTCCCTCTTTAATTACTTGGATTCCCCATAAAGATTCTTGTATAATTTCATCATCAGATAAACTTCAAGGATATTTACAAGCTCCTAATAAACTGTTTTCCAGTAATTTTCTAAGCTTTATAATATCTGGCTTTACATAGACAGATACATATTCTTTTATCTTATAGGATTTTCCAAGTGATGTGCAAACTATTGGGAGTAAACTCCCATTTTGCATTCTTTGAAACCAACACTGAGAAGAAAGATATTTTACATTATCATATTTTTCAGGAGGTTCTAGAGCATCAGTAACAATAATATATTGAAATCCAGAATCAAATAAAGAACAAGGAAGCTTATAAAAATATAAAACTTCCTTGTTTTCTTTGAGTGCCTGAATTTCTTCTTTAGAAAACGACCTCATTATTCTTGTCCTGATTCAATGTCAGCTTCCCCCTTATCGAGCATCTTAGTTTCTCTCTCAAGGAATGCTACTGACTTAAGTTTATAAACATCAATTTCACTTACTTCTCTACGAAGTACAATTCCCTCTTCGGGAACTTTGTTGTTACAAAGAACAGACTCTCTCTCTAAATATTTATCTCTCAATGCTTGCAAGAAATTTTCATGCCAATGCTCATTGGGATTCAACTCAGGGAATAGTTGTTGTGCTGTTCCATAGTAGAGCTCTTTAATACAATGAATTCCATACTTTTCACAGAAGGTCTTCATTTGTTGAGTAGAGAATTCAAAAACTCTTCCCTCTACATTAGTGTATGTAATTCTGTAAACAATAATGTCAAACAGTTTTGCATCATACATTTGTTTAGGAGTCATTTTTGAATACTCATAAGTTTTAGGATCATAAATACATTGATAATCATATCCAGATTGAATCATAGATCCTGTAGGCATATATCCTACAATTTCTGCGTAGATAGAAAGCCCCTTAGATAAGTAATCCTTTAATACTTCGAAGGCAAGATTCCAAATATCACAATCATAATATCCTTTGGTCATTCCAGGATTTAGTTCAGGGTTTTTGATAACCTTTCTAGATGAACAGAACTTCTTATATTCACTTTCAGATACAGGAACTCCAAAGAATTTAGCAATCTTTTCCTTCAGAGAAAGATTTTTCTTAGTAAGTAGGTTACATAGGATCAAACTTGTTCCATGCTCTTTCCAAGAGATATTAATGATGTCAGTTGGCTGAACCTTATGAATATTTTTCTGTAGCTGTTCTGTATCAATGTGAAAATGGAATTGATCGTCAACTATATTAAGAACTTTCTTCTTTTCTTTAGCTGAGCCATTAATTCCTCCACCAGAAGTTTTAGTAGGAATTACATACTTCCAGACAAACAATTTATCATTTACAGTATCAAATTCTGTTCCTACTAATTTTGACATTTCAACAGAATCTATAGGTTCTGCAATTCCTTCTCCAGCAAATTTACACAACTCATAGATAGGCATGATAAGCCCTTCTGATGCAAGTCCTCTTAATTTAATACATTTTACTCGACCAGACTCTTCAAAAAATCCTTGTTTAGTAGGATCAAGATTAAGGTCTGCTTTTCTGTAAAGATTATTAACCTTCAAAAAGTCGGAATTGATAACACATTCAACAGGAAAATATACATAGATTCCCTCTGCAGAATCAATTGATGTGGAAATTATATATCCATCAACAGTTGCTAACTTTAGACGCTCAGCATTAGGGTGAGGTCTAAATGAATCAATTTGCACAATCTTAGCAAGGTAGTTAGGATTGCAATCTTTGCTTCTCGTTAATTTCATAAACGAACTTTTTATATTTGTATAATGCTAATTTTAATGTAGTTAAAGCTTGTTCTAATCCAGCTTTATCATCAAGTAGTATATTACCATAGGCTTTCATAGAATATCCTGGTAAGAAAGGTTCCACAGGATTGACATCAGTAAATTCTAATCCTACAGATTTACAATAATTTACAGCTTCCTTTAAACGGGACCCAGATCTACAGGTCCATAGGACTACCGTAGCTCCTAGTTCTTGGGCTTCAATTAAAGTATTAATTATGTCTTTACAAAGAGCTTCAGAAGCTGTATTATACGGTTTAATTGTATCATCATAGTCTACAAGAATTCTAACTCCTTTATATTTAATCCAAGCCTGATACAATTTCTCTACATAAATATTTAAATCCATATTAGAGATTCGGTTGCCCAAATTTTAGATGCTAATGAATCATATAAATTAATATATTTTTCATCCACATATTCGTACCCTTCTTCATCAACTCTGAACACTCCCTGTTCAAAATTTCTATAAAGAAAGTTAATCACTCTTTCGTGAACCCTTAATTGATTTATTTCCATAAAGCATTCGTTTTGTAAAGATAGTTTTCAAATCTTCATAGCTAACTGGAGTAAAATTATTTCTGTCTACTCCTACATCGTACTGATTCCATGGTGCATTTTTAGCAATTACAATGTCAAATCCTGTTCCTTTTAAATCAGGAGTGCTATGAATATGCCCATGCAAGTTACAAATACTTCTGTTGATTCCTGCCCATGTAGCTAAAGGATAATGAGTCATGATAAAAGTTGAGTAGTCTTCTAATTCTGTATCATAAATAGATACTTGCATCATGTCTCCTACAGCTTCAAAACACTCAGTAGGAATATCATCACTTCTATCATGATTGCCTTGAATAAGATATTTTCTACCTTTAAGAGCATTAGCTATTTGGCGCCATTTACTTTTATCTGCAAAAGCAAAATCGCCCAAATGAAAAACTATATCATCCTCACTAACCACTTTATTCCAGTTTTGAATCAATGCATGATCCATTTCTTGAATACTGTTAAATGGACGATCACAATACTTAATTATGTTACCATGACGAAAGTAACTAATGAGTGTCGCTGGTGAAAAACACCTTGCGACACCCTAAATCCTCCTTATTAAATATTATTTTTAACATAATTTACTTACAATATATACTTAGATTCTTAAATAGCTTTGAGATTTGTTTATCGAGCCCTTTAGCTTTAGAACTTTTAAATTTGTTTACACAATCATAAATATAATAGATAATTGATTCCTTACTTTTTGCCAAAATTAAAGAGGAAAGTTCTTCATCAGCAGTAGTCTCTTTAATTGGGTATACAATCGTTTTCATTAGATTAGAATCTAATAGCATCTTATCTATTAAACCCTGATTACATTTAGGAGCAATAGAGGGATTTACGCTCCAATCTAGATCTTCTTCTAGATAGTCAAACAATACTGAATTATTAATTATAATAAATTCATTTAAATCAGCAATAATTGTAACCAAAGGTGGTTCCTTAAAAGATTTTAAGTAAAATAAAACTTGAATAAAAACCTTAACTAAGCTAACTCTATTATTAAAGTTTTCATTATATTTGAATTCCACTAAAACAGGGATCCCCCCCCCAAATAGAAGTATGAATCACAGTTATTTTTCTGTTCAGGAGTAATTCCAAACTGTGACTTGAATAAATTATTGTAAACGATAGCTACATCTGATTCTACCTTACAACTTTGTAAATCTGTATATAGTGACATAATATTAAAAATAAGCCTCAAATTTCGATTATAATTTTAATTGGAACTACCTCTTCAAAATAATAATTTAATCAAAATTTGAGGCATGAAAATTACGAATTTATGTGTTCTAAGATAATCGAAGACTCAACTTTTTCTCCAAATTCTTCCATACAAGCATCTTGAAAAGCTTTAAAGTTTTTCTTGTCTTTTGTAATAGAAAGCCTATTAAGGTATTGTAGAACGACATTCTTAGGAACACTTACAGGAAGGAAGGGATGAAGAATAACCATCTCTCGATTTTCAGCTTCAAAGAGTTCCAGGTTCTTATCCTTGTAAATCTCACAAGTTTCCTTTCGTTTATTAAACATCTTTTTAATAATCTCAGTATCAGTTTCTCCAGATTTCTCCTTCATATAAATATACTCAGATTTGATGTTTCTAAATGCAATAAGCATTTTGTGATTTTGTTCTTTCATATACTTTTCAATATTTGAATTTACAAAATCAATAAAAGAAATGTTATTCATCGATTATTTTAAATAATTTTTCAATAATTTTATCTACTTTAAGCATAGCTTCATCATATGCTTCTTTAGCTACTTTCTTCCCATTTATATAATATTCAGGAAGTTTTTGACATACATCTTTAACAACTTTCTCATCCTTTGTTGCTTCAGATAGTTTCTCCAGTATATCAGACTCCATGATATTTCCTGTAACGGAATTAACAACCTGTCCCGAGCCTGATTCACGTATATAATCTCCAGATTCAATTCGTTCTCTGACAAACTTTTCTTTAGCATCCTCTTCAAACTCTTTTACATCAGGACGATCTACTATTTTCCTTTCTGGATATTGATCATCAAGATAAATATTAAAGTCTTCTATAGAACATGTAGGATATTCTGCATATCTTTGAATTGCTAAAGCTCTACTTAATCCAACAGAATCAATTAGCATTTGAGTATATAAATTATATAATACTTTGTGAGCAGCTAATTTAGATATATCTATTCCTGATTCTTTTAGATCATTTACTTCCTTGTAATAATCAATTAGTTGATTAATAATGTTTTCTAAATTTTTATTCATAATTTCGAACTGCTTTAAATACAGGGAGATTAGGTACTGGAGTATTTGTTTTAGTCATTCCAAAATGTTTTACAGTACCCATTTGACCTTTTAATTCTTCAATGTGATCACGATATCATTGTTTTAAAGCTCTATCTCCCATAGGCTTAGCCTTGAATTGATATCCTTCTTTAGTTTCCATTAAGAAACATAAATCCTCATCTCTGAGGCCATCTACTAAATCTAGAATTTTATATTCGTGATCTTCAAACATTTTAAGTTTAATCATACGATTATCTCGTGTGCCAAACTTGTATTCTTTATCTGGATTTCTGATCACTAAACCTTCCCAACCATCATTAACATATTGATCGTGAAGAGCTTTCATATTTAGCCAACCTGATATTTTTACATGTTTAACCATTACAATTTTGTCAGAATCAGAAACAGCTTTCTCAAAATCCTCTAAAATCTTTAATCTATCCTTAAATTTTACATCAGGGATAGCTAAATCGTAAACATAATACTTTAATTGCTTGTGCTTATCATCTAAGGTTTGAAGTCTGACAATACCAGAAATATATGATAAGGGCAGTCCATGCACATATAATTCTCCATCTAATCATATATTTGGATTCTCTTTAAGTCACTTCATCACTTTTGGATCCTTCCTAATGTAGTTAGCTGCGACATCATAGTTATTTCCTCCCCTTGAAGAAGTCACAACTTCAGAACCATTCCAATGCATAAGGCATCGTGTTCCGTCTATTTTTGTTGAGCCATAAAATTCATGCTCAAATGTTGAGGTGGCTACACCATCAAAGCTTTTAGCCAACATTGGTTTGGGAGCACCAGATTGGTCTGTGGTTATATCTCCAAGTAGTTTTCCTGGATCATCTATATCATCCAGTGATTCGATTTTAAAATCTCGAATATTTTTATATCCTTTATCAAGATATTTTTTAACATTACTGTTATATTCTAACTTAACTTGTTCTGCAGCTGTACGCTGTGCCTTTCCTCTTTTAACTTCAATAATAGGCTGATTAGTTACTTTGCCCCCTCATTGAGATGTTTTCCTAATAATTAGAAAGCTATGAGTTGTGTCATTCCATTCATAAGAAATATCAACAACTCTAACTTTTCCTCTAGAATCTCTAGAAATTAATATATCATGCATTTAAATAAGCATACTAATATTATTACGAGTTCTGGATAAAGCTACATATTGTAGTTGCCTTAACTCTTCTTTATTTTTACAGGTAAATAAATTACCCATATCTATTAATATGTTATCATAATTTGAACCCTGAGATTTATGAACAGATAGACAGTAACCATAGTCAAGAGTTTTCTTTCTTACGGTTCTATTTCCATAGACTAAATCAACAGGGGTAGTAAAAGATTCCATAACTCGAAAATACTCTTTCCATAATTTTGATGCTGCTATTTTTGAACGCGCTTGAATTGCATCTAAACGCATTAGTTCTATATATGCAGCTAAAGCAGTTAAGTCTTTCTCATTAGTATCTCTTGAAATAATAAATATTTCATCCTCTGAATATTCTGTGTTAATTGGACGAAGGGTTAAATAATATCCTTTATATGTAATGTATCCTAATTGACAATGTCCAGGAACTATATTCGTCACAATGTATTCTGCAGAGTTTATAATTTCAAATTCCATAGATTTGAATACTCGTTTGTCTTTGTAACTACAAGTATCATAACCCATTAAAATTTCTCCAACATTATATTCAGATTCATTCTGAAATATAGAATCTCGAAGAATATGATTAAAAGCTTCTACTCGCTTATTTGTATAGGCAAGTAATTTCACAATCCCTGGATTACCTAAATCTACTGATTTTTTAAATAAATGTGAGGCAGAAGACACAAACTTTCTCCAATGATGGAATATTACAAGATTACCTTCAGGAGAACGAATTTCATAAAATTGTTTAATTGAATGATCTCTAAGTGTGTTTAAAATATCCAATAGAGGATTATTTTCCTGCTGTCTATAAACTTTACTTAAATAATATTGATGATTGCATTGAAAAGGTTTAGATAGTTCCTTTTCTTTAACTGGATATAGTTGTTTATCATCTCCAGTATAAATTACTTTACATTGCTTAATCTTAGCTCTCTCTTTGATAAACTCATATAAATCGGAGTTAATCATAGAACACTCATCAATAATTAAAACCCCATTCAATGGAATGCCTGAAGAGATTGAATCAGCATTCCATTGAAGGTCTTTAAAGTCAAGATTAATTATATCAATAGTAGGTTTTAAAGTTAGAAGTTTATGAAGTGTTACAACGTCACGTTCTGTATAATTATGAAGTACTCCGCAAGCTTTATTTGTTGGAGTTGCTAAAATGTAAGGAATATATTGCTTCTCAAGGTATAGAACGATTAATTTGGTTATAGCAGATTTTCCACTTCCTCCAGGGCCAGAAAGAACTAACTCATCAAACCCTTTCTTATGTAAGAAGGCGAAGATTGAGACTAGTACATCTACTTGTTCATCTCCAAGTTCAAAATTAAGAAATTTATCCTGTAGAGTATAGATAGTTTGCACTAAATCGTCTCGTAGAGTTTGTGTTATTTCTTCTGAGGTCATTATTTTCCTGTTGAACCAAACCCACCATCACCTCTAACAGTCTCGGATAATTCCTGAACTTCTATAAAGCTAATAAATGGAATTGGTATAATTATAATTTGTCCTACCTTATCTCCGATGCCATAACAAGAGAAATCCGCTTTTATACGTTGTATAGGCGTATTACTATCTAGTTCTTCTTGTCATTGTACGTCAGTTACTACAAAATTTCTTTTAGGAGTAGGGTTAATAATTCTCCGATAACGTAATTTGATTTCTCCTCTATAACCAGAGTCTATTACACCCACTGAATTACAAAGCTGTAAATCTTTTTTACTATTAGAACTTCTAGGAAAGATCAAACCAACATAGCCTTCAGGGATTTCAACAGCTAATCCAGTTCCATATTCAATATAGTGCTCATTACTATGATCAACTGAAGTAGCAACTAAATCCATCCCAGCATCCCCCACTTTAGCATATAGTGGAAGTACAGCCTCAGGAACTAATTTCTTTATATTTACTAGCATAAAAGAACTGCAATAAAGAATAATATCCATACTGCAAGGCTCATTTTGGTTTTAGAACCATTCAGTCTGAAATCTTTTGCAGTATCTTCCAGCATCGTTGCCATTTTATTTCTGAGGTCATCATTCCCTAACGCCATTGCACGTGAAAGAATTTCCAACCCTAAAAAGATAAGGATAATAATTTTTAACATTGTGTCTTATCATTAATTTGAACTACATATGATATATCTAAGTCATCTTGCAGTTTTCCATCATTAAACTTTAATAAGTTATCTCTTTCTTCTAAGTACCTCTCTAGTACTTCTTGTTCGTTCTCTGCTGTAATTACAAGATCTAATGATCCATAAACAGGAACGTGTAATGTATATTTAGGCATTCTTGTATAATGTACAATGACAATGTCCTGTATCACGATATTCTTTACAAGGGCAGAGATTTTCGTCTTCTTTCCCAGTTTTACATGGGCAATAGCCGCCTTTCTTTTTAAGCCCAGTGAGAATATTACCTATAACAGTTTTATCATCAGTTAGTTTATCTAATAGAATAGTCATAGTATTTAATTCTCTATAGATAGATGAACATTCTGCTAAACCAAGTCCAGTTTCATTACGTAGTAATTTAATAATTTGTACTCTGGTTAGCCCTTCGAACTTGCCATCATCTTTTAATTCTTTATACTTGGCAATACCCTGTTGTCTAAAGTACGGATCTATCCACATTTACTAAACCCACAATTTTTACATATAGTACATCCCCCTTCGTATATCAAATGCTCACCACAATCTGGGCAAACTTCATGTGAAGCAACTCCATCAACTATAAAAGTTTTAATAGCACGCTTTACACCATTCTTCCAAGTATTTAGAGTATCTGACTCAAAATGCATTCCATCAATAATCTTAACTACCTTATCTAATTCAATACCACCTCTTAATAAAGCAGATATTAATTTAGCGTAATTCCAGTATTCTTGATTAAAGATGCGAGACAATCCTCCTAAACGGTTAGTATACCCGTATTTATCAGTATATTGAAAATCATATCGTTTGCCTAAAGAGTCTTTTACTTTAATAATTTCTCCCTCAGTGATTGAGGTGGGAATTGGAAAATCTTCTATATTGTTAATACCAGTAAAAATTTCATAAGGCCTTCCATCAATGAGACCTACAAATGCAATCCAATTCTCAAAACCATTCTTAAATCTAATTAGTTTAGCTTCAACAGATTCAGGACGTTTTAGGCATTCTTTAATTACGGGATTCTTTGATAAGACTGCACCTCTTTTGCATCCAGAACGATAAACTGTAACACCCTTTAAACCTTCCTCCCAAGCTAATCTATAAATAGTTTCTACATCATCAATAGTAGCTGACTCTGGAAGATTTATAGTAGAAGAAATAGAAGCATCAATAAACTCCTGTAAAGTTGCTTGAACCTTAATTCTTTCTCTATATGGAATCTGTTCTGATGTAACTACATACTCGGGTAAAGCTTCTTCAGAAAATCCTTCATCAATAAGCTTCTTTATAATTGGGGTATATACTTTATAATACTTTTCCTCATTTACTAAAGATTCAGTCTTACGTGTATAAGAGGTTGCAAAAATTGGTTCACAACCTGTAGACACTCCTAGCATGGTTGCAATACTGCCAGTTGGAGCACAAGTAAGTAATTGAGAATTGCGTAAACCATACTTACATATAACATCGTGCAAACTTTGGAAACGCAAATCATTCATATCCCCAGAATCTAAATTCTTAAAGAAAGGAGTTTGTATAACACAATCGCGATTAAATTTAGGATATGGTCCATAGTTAGCAGCTAACATAGAAGAAGTTTCCAGAGCAGTCATGATTAATTCATGTCCAATTGACTCTAAAACGGATCTAGAAGTAGCACTACCGTATTTGACTCTTAATTTGATAAGCATATCAGCCAAACCCATAACACCAAGACCAATTTGTCTCCACTCTGCTACGGAATCCCTTTGTTCTTGTAAAGGATGTAAAGGAAGACCCTCATCAAGAACTTCATTCAAAGCAATAACTGCAACTCGAATAGTTTCTCTTAAGGAGATAAGATCAAGTTTTCTTTCTTTTGTAACAAATTCTGCAAGGTTTATGCTTCCAAGAAGACAGCTCCCTCCAGCTGGCAGAGGTTCTTCAGCACAGGGATTTACTCCTGCATAAGAAAATTCTTTATTATTTGATAATAAGTTCCAGCTAGTTATTCTATCCCAAAACAATATACCAGGTTCAGCATAATCCCAGTTCATTTGAGCAAGCTTCCTAAAAATAGGATATGCTTCTACCTCTTTAGTAATTGTTTCACCAGTATCAGTTACGAATTTCAATATTAAAGTTTCACCTTTAATAACTGCTTCCATAAATTTGTCACTAACTCTAACAGAGATATTAGCTTTTGTAACTTTATCTAAGTCAGACTTAATCTCAATAAACTCTTCAAGATCTGGATGATCGCAAGAAATAGAAATCATTAGTGCTCCCCTACGACCACTCTGACCGATTAGTCCAGTAATATATGAATAGAAATCCATAAAGCTTACAGCTCCAGAAGTAGTTTTTGCAGCATTATTAACTTTTGCTCCAGAAGGTCTCAAATTAGAAATATCAATTCCACAACCTCCCCCGTAGCTGAATGTTCTTGCTAACTTTGTCCCACACTCAAAAATAGATTCAAGATTATCTTCAGGAGGAGCAACTACATAACAGTTTGAATATGTTATTTTTCTATTTTTATCAGATAACCCTCTATTAGCAAGGATTCTGCCTCCAAAAATAAATTTTTTAGCTCTAATCTGTTCTTCTACGATTTCATTACCTCCAGAAACTCTTTTGAACCAATCGTCTAGCGATTCATCTTCAAACCTATATTTATTCTTCCAGATAGTAATAGCTAATTCGTCATTATTTAACCATTGCTCAACTGTCATTACTTTAATCCTAATAATAAATTAATTAGCATAGTTTTCTCAAACTTATTGCAAATATCTTTTTTATCATCTGCAATTAGCTGTGCAAATGAATTATATGTATTAATTACAGATGAGTCCTTATCACCAACATAATAATCACTTGATGTATTTATATAAATGTTATTATAAGCCTTAACAACATTTGTTGGAGACCATTTAACCTTTCCTCCAAAGTCATTTTGCCATACTGCAAACTGACATTTTTCAATCCAAGAACCTAGTCTTACATAACGATCATTTTCTTTAGTAGATAAAGTATCGTTTTTATATTTCTTGAGTTTAACTTCAAAGTCACTTGTAAAACTCATTAAGTTTTGAATTGGAAGTGTAAAGGTCTCTGCTGGTTTAATTTCATTAACTACCAATCAATTTGGATCAAATGCAATTATTGAATTAGTAGTATTATTAAACATTGCTTTATATACTTTATAAATAGGTCTTCTTATGTCTAAAGAATATGCCAAAGTATATATTTCATTATACTCATCTATTTGAGTAGGCATGATTGCCTGCACTAATACCCTGTTATAGGTAATATCCTCTCCTTCTTTATCTGTAGTAACTTGAGAGGGAGGGATAGCTTCTATTCTATAAGTAGAAGTGAATTTACTCATTTCTTCAATAAAAGGCTTTACATAGTCTTCTGTTGAAAGAAAATCTTTTGAATTAATTCGTGTTGATTTGCCACTAAGCAGCTTGTCTAAGGTAACTTCCATTAATCTTATGACCTCTTATTTTGTTTATTAACTGAAAATCTGGAGTTCTAACATTTCTTAAACCTCTAGGGGATAATGTATAAGAATCCTTCAATGCAGCATCTATTAATATTGATTCTAAATCAAAGGCAGACTGTTTGTCTAAGCATGTTGATGGAAAGGTCAATATATAACGATTTGGGTCTAATTTAAGATGGTCACTAAATAAGTCATTTTTATGATTTAGTGGACGCTTACCTGTTTTTCCTCACCCTACTGGGTAGGGGCCCATTCCTATATACTTAATAGCATAGGGAAAGGATCATCCACAAAGGGTTGTATCATGTTTACATCATGAATCTAGTAATACATAAACACAATATTCTCCTCCTAAATGGAATTGATCAATAAAAGAGGAATTATCTCCTGGTCATACTCCTAAGAATCCACAAGATGTGAATAATGGATGCTTGAATATATCTACTGTCATAAATCTTAAAAAATAAGCAGGATTGGAATTTAATCCAACCCTGCTTTCTCTAAATATAGTTTAATTAAAAACCACTCTTTTCGTTACCAAAGACAATGTAACGACCCTTTTGTGCGGACTGCGAAGGTGCATAATCTAGCTCAAAAGCTGTTTCCTTACCATCCTTAACATGATAGACAATAACTGCTACCATATCCTGCTTATAGGTAAGCATAAGTTTCTTAGCAAGCTTCTCAGCTTCACCCTTGTTCTTAGCAGTACCAACTACTTCATCAGTTGCCTTCAGACGAATCTCAACAACACGCTCCATCTGACGTTTACCCTCATTGGTTACATTCTTGTACTTGTAAGGACGCTCGCGAGTATCCTTTGATCCTGGGGTAATTGCAATTACCAGACCAACACCCTCTACGCCAGTCAGACGTTTCTTATCCAGCATGTCAATGCAGAATCCTTCAAATTCTTTACCTGAAACAGGCGAACCTGCATTCTTCCATGACTGTGATACATTCTGCGTTACTTTGAGACCATACTCACTCAGTGCAGTTGCTTTTGCTTCCTCAAGGCTATAAGCCGAAACTTCATACTTTTTCATTCTTAAAAACATTAAAATTAAACATTAGTTCATATTATTCTTCCGATTGTGATACAAAGATAATACTAAAATTATGAATCTGCAAATTCTCCATAAAATTTTAAGAAAATAAATTCTAAATTTACTCTTAAAAATATTTGCAGATTAACTAAATTTTATATTATCGTCAAATCCTTCAATCTGGCAGACACCAACCATCTTCAATAGACGTTGGAATTCTTTTTTGCCAGCAGTAAGCTGACTTTTGGATACTCTAAATACTCCAGCTCTATTCTCACCTACTGTTTCTACAGCAATGATATTAGACGAAATATTCCAGGTTTTGTCCACGTTAAACTCCTTCTTACATAGATGAAACAACATCCACATATACATACCCATCTGACGGGCATAATGATAATGCACAAATGAACCATAATCTTGCATAAAAAATCCTATTGGTTTTCCAGTTGTCTTGAGATCATTCAAAACTAACTTTTTAGAATCCTCATCTATAGTCCAATTGTCTGCTTTCATCTTTAACTTGAGAATTGTACTTTTCCCATTATATTCACACTTGACATCCATAAAAATTGCATCTTCATTATAAGAAGCAATAGCATCACCAAATATATCAGTTGGACGTATAAGTTTCATTGCTCCTCTATGGGAATTTAAAGAGTTTAGGCAGTTAACACAAACTTCTCTATCTTTACTGGATAATACAATCTTATCTGTATTTCCAGCAATCTTACTCTTTACATAGTAAGGAAATCCTTTAGAGATAATTTGTTTAACTCTATTAGCTGTTAAACTATTTGCATAGTAACCAATTTCATTGCAAGCTAAAACTATTGAATCATATATGCCCTTTCCTTCAGCTCTTTGCTTCATTGCATAATCACATACATCACCAAGTTTAGCAGAAGGCCTTCCCAGATCCTCCTCTAATGAGAAGGATTCTGGTTGTAAAAAGACCTCATGAATAGCTGAACCTAACTGCAATGACCGTGTAGTTTCTTGTTGTATACCATTTTTATACTTCGAAGGACTACCATCTTGGTCAGGGTTGATGTATTTTAATCTAGAGTTAGAGATGTACTCTCTATACTTACTTGAAAAATACTCCTCGTCAGAAATCTTTAATCTCTGAACAGTGTGTAGTAATGGAGTAAGTTTAACGTCGGCTAGTCTTACTTCCATAGATTCTTTCAAATATAGATTTTGCAATAGGAGTAGAACTTTCAGGAATACTGGTCTGTTTATGTGTAATCTCTGAATGTTCCTTAGTATAAAACTCTTCAAGTTCTAAAATAAGTGGCTTTATCACAGTAAGTTCTGCAAATGACAATGTACAATAATAGTCATCGTATATATTTTCTACATTCTCACCATGATTCGTTTCTACTATAACATCCTTAACAGTAAGAATGCTATCAGAAAGTTTAAAATCCTCTCTATCTAATTTCCTTGCAAATAAATTCTGTAAGAATATCATTTCTAGAGCCTCTGGTTCAACTCTATTACTATAGATATAATCAGAAGGATCTAATTTAGCCGCTTCACACATAAGAAGGAAACTATCCCCATTGGAATTAAATCTAGTAAATAATCTAAGCAACCAGGTTGCTTCAGAGCGATCCCACCCAAGGATGTCTAATAAAAATTCTTCCATCTATTTAATTGGTATATCAAGGTTATAAATTCTCCTATGACCAACATTATAGTATTGATTATGAGGAGCATCCATTAAGTAGCAAAAGATTCCAGCATCAGTTGCTTCCTTATAATTTTCATATTTATCGTCGATAAATATATCAATTTTTAAATCACGTAAATGTGCCAATTTACTTTGATCCCAAGGGACAACATGAACTGGAGCACATGGAAGGCCATTCTTTTGTAAACTTTCTTCAATCCATTCAACTGGAATATTCCGAGCAGTTATATAATAATCTACTTCGAAACAAGGTTTATGTAGAATTGGGATATTTACCCAAAAATCCTTATCTTTTTCTAACTGCTTTAAATGCTCTGACATTTCATAATTAGCTTTCCAATAAGGATTCATTTTAGTGCCAAACTTAGCTTCATATGCACCATTGAAATCAAAGATGACATTATCTAAGTCTAAGGCAACTATTGGTTTTGTTGTGGGAGCCATAATTCTATCATCCCCTTGGGGATAAATATGATAGAATTCGCATAGAATTAATGCATTATTGGCTACCTCTGCCATATTGAGCAGTCCTTCTTCAGTGTAATCATTTCCCATCTCAAATTCGTTGAGATGCTTCTTAAGAGATGAAAGAACTTCTGTCCATTTCATCCCTTTTTTCCACTGATTTTCTTCATATGTGTCCAACTTTCTAGTTAGAACACGAGATATTTCTTTAATCCCATGTGCTGGAACTAAATCATATCTAATTTTTTCTTTCATTGTTTAATATGTTCTAGGATCAAATAATATAGTTCCAGATGCTGCAGAAATAGACGAAGTCACACTAAACATATCTGATGAAGTGGATGCTTTATCCAGATGTGTAACTACCCAATCCCCATCCTGATTTTTACAAATCCCTTTGAATTCTGTTGAGTACCAGGAACCTTCAATATAGACATATTCTTCTGGACACGATGCTAGATATTCACTACAACAAACCTCACCATTGTGACATGCGTAATCAGTTTTAACGTAGACAACTTTGCTGTCTGGAATCCAATCTTGCATAATTTCTGACCATGACATACAAGAAGTACATCCTGGTGTATCAAAGTATTCTGAATATACTAACTCATCCTCGTTACTATATTGGCATCCACAATTCTCACATTGATATTCTTCATCCCAATCCTCTGAATCTTCGTAATTTCCATCTGTAAACGAGCATGTGTAGGTATTACGTCTTCGATATGTTGTTAAGACCTTCTTCTCAAGATCTAAATATCTAAAACTATCAATATAAGGCCATTCAGGATAAATCTTAACTAAGTTCAAAACAAAGTGTTCAGTTACAGGTTCAGTATAGTTATCCTTTGGAGATAAAAATACTTGATCGTCACCATCACTAAGAAGGCAATTACTCTCTCGGATATACCATTTATTTTCTTTAGCATAGTTAATAAAGATATTATATAAAGAATCTTCTATATAATAAACACGATCCATAAAAGTTTTATCTTCAATAGTCCATACTAAAGCTCGAGCTGCTAACTTATTCTCCTTTAATGCAATTAGCATTTGGCACTCTGGCTGTGTACAGTAAAGGTCAAAGTACCCACTACATTCTTCATGAGACATACATGAATTACCCAGGGTATTAGTGATGGCATAATAGTTTTCAGAATTGTACCAATATCGAATATCTTCCCCTTTTACCAATTTAATTTCATATCCACCATAAGACCAGAGTGCTTTAAGAGCATATACAAATTTTTCATAATCAGAGTTAGAAAAGACACCAGTTCCAATTACTTTTTGTATAATTTTACCAGGCTTTCCTGATTGTCTGTTCTTTTTTGCCCATTTACCACTTTTAGTATATTCAGGAGTACAGCCTTTAGGAAGAAATGAAACTTCGAAAGCATCAGTTTTAAGAGTTAGTTGCCGTCCATAGTCTGACAATTTTTCCTTAATTGCATTTATAAACCCTTCTAAAACAGTATCGGGAATTGGAAACAAACTTTCAGAGTTCTCTGCTTTTGTCTTAGTATAAATTTTAATTAATTGATTAGCTTCCAGAAGATACTTAGACACTTTATCTTCATTATTTGCAACTAGTCATGCCAATTTATCCTCAAAACTCTCTGAGAGTAATTGTAATGTAATAAATTCCGATTTCATTTAAAACAAATTTAATGATTCTTTTCTTATTTCATTCAATATTGATTTGACTAAATCTGGATCTACTGAATGTGGTAAATCACTGTCTTCAAATTTTTGCTTCAACCCTTTAATTTGATTTCTTGCTGATTCAAGTAATTCTTCTAAGGATACTTTTCCATGTCTAATAGATAGTAAATATTCAGGGTTCTTAACTCTAACATTAATAGTTTTAAGATCTAAGATATCATTAGCACATTGTAATAATCTTATACAATGTAACATATTTTTGCCATCGATCTTTTGTCCATGATTTTGAATATCTACATATCTTTGTGTGTTTCTTTCTTTCAGCCAAGTTTGGTAGGAATTATAGTCTTTACAATGCTCTCCCCAACCATTCCTATTGTAGTAAAGGTTACACCTACACATAGGAATTTGCCATTCTGGAATCTCTGAAAGTAGTAGTTCAACATCATTACAAACTCCTTTATATCCAAAATCTTTCCAATCTTTATATCTAGGATTAGACAAGTCTTTGGTCTTAGACATTTCTTTAATGTCATCATACCACAAAGCATAAAGATTCTCCGAATCATTGACTTTAGCAAGTCCACAGCAATCCTCATGCATCTTATTACGCTTTAGCCATTCAGCAAGAGGATATGTTTTACAGTTATCAATAACTTTTAGAAAATCAATTGGCCTTTTTCTTTTTACTTTATCAGCCTCCCAATTCATTTTCTTATTTAGCCCTTTAGCCTTTTCTACTTGTTGGTATGAATAACCAACAAAACTAAAGTAGCATTGTTTAGTTAGAAATGCACTTCTATGTTTCGATATAATATCCCACAAAGGGTGCTTTTCTAGAATACAATCTTCAGGAATATACAAAAGTTCCAACATTGTAGGATTTCCACTACAAAGTAGTTGCAAAAATCTTCTAACTTCATATAAGCAGGCATCCTTATCCAGGTTAATCTGTTCCTTATATTCCATCCCTAAGACTTCCATAGGATCCTGAAGATATACCCCCTTTGTATCAATGTCAGAGTCAGGCGTATTTGTTCCATACGCCTGACTTCCAACAATTGCATTTAACAATATGATTTTATTCATCCTTTAAAGCTTTACAGAAACTATAGCATAACTGTCCAGCTAATGAACCAAGGTCAGAAGTTTCTGTTACTGGAGGATCAAAGTACAATTTAAACTCTAAATCTCCAACATCGTTTAATCAACAATCCACGATAGTGTCTTTTGCTAAAGTTTCATCTCTAAAAATTACTTTACAAGTTTTCATAATTGAAATTAATTTCCTTAATAGGAGTAAGATTAAAGGAACTTGGAGTAACCATAATCTTCTCTCCTAAAATAAGGTTTTTAGATAGACTTTCAGGAGGATATAAATAGCATCCTAACTTATTTTGATTACATAAAGAGTCATAGAAATGTGCTCCAAATGCAATTTGTTTAAAGTCTATATCTTGTTCAAGAAGATATTCAAATGCTTCTTGCGAGTATTTATTTGATGACCGACCAGAAGGCATCAAAGGAAGTAGTACAAAGTATAGAACAATATCTTTATATTGATTATAAATTTTAATAAAGTCATCAACAGACTTTTTATCACTAATTATATAATGAATATTGATATTAGTGTTCCCAAATTCATGCAGAAGTACTACAGCACTTCTCCAAGCAGAATCTATTTCTGGATTCCATGTATTTGCTGAAACAGCAACTCCTCCTACATATTTGGAAGTAGCTGCTAAAATTTCTTCTGCATTACCATCATATTTGGCTATTGAGATTCCATTAGTTGTATAGTTAGGAACGATCCCCAAACTATATATTGTTTTGAGAAACTCACAAAACTCAGGATGAATTGTAGGTTCTCCTGTAGAACCAATTGCAATCTGAAAAGGTTTCTCATTCTCAGTCATGTTGCCAAAGAAAAATTTAGCCTTTTCACATATATGATCATGATTTACTCCTTTAGATGTAGCTCCAACATAACAAAATGGGCATCCTAGATTACAAAGAGTATTAATTCCAACATCGTAGAATTCTGGATAATCTAATTCTTTAGCTTGCCCAGAACCTAATCGAACAGTTTTTAAATCGTGCCAAATTGCATTATAATTCTTATCTGGGAATACTCTTTTCTTAATTCCCCATGCTTTCCAATCTTTCATTTTTATTAACCTTCAAAAGAAGCTTCTTGTTCAAATATATCCATTATATTAGATAAATATTTGGCAGCTTCAGTATAGTTTTCTTTCTTCGGAATAACTTTATAACCTCTGTCATAATAAGCAGAGTACTCATCAGACTCTTCATCCAATTCAAAGGTAAATAAGTCATCTGCTGTAAGTGTAGAATCAGCGATTTTTAAGATACTATTAACAATATTTTTTAATCTATCTAAAGTATATTCTGTACAAACCGTATAAATCTCTGTACTGCTGTTTGTAATTACATCAGAAACAGATTGTATTTTAATTATAATCCTCTCCATCTTCAACAGTAAATGAATTATCCCCTGGAAAATGCTCCTTTAATAATTGTTTTATTAAAGTGTACATCTGTCTTCCAGTCTTTTCATGGTCTTCTGAGTAACTAATCTGAAACGTAATAACATATCTAGATTCATCTATTGTAAAGATATCAGAAGGACTTGAATACTCAACATCATCAGGAAGAAATGAATTAAGATATTCCTGAACCATCTTTATTGAATCTTCAGATAAAGAAGATATAGCACAAAAGATCTCACTAGATGAATTTGTAATTAAATCAGATTCAGATTGTATATTTATTTTTATTTTCATATTATCCTAAATGATAGCGGGAACCAAAGGTCATCATCTTTTCTTGTCGCTCCCAATTTGGATTTTCCTCCTTTGAGAAAACAAAAACTAAGTTTGGATTAAGTTTTTGTTTAATGAGTTTATCCCAACCTTCTTTGAGTTGTAATTGAGAAATTTCCCATTTTTCAGAATTTGGATCCCACTCTTTATAATTTTTGTAAAGATCATTTGGGTCAATATTAAATTCTCTAGCCCAACGAGTTTGTCTACTTGTTTCTCTAGTTATTCGTTTATTGTCCCAGTTCCGATCATAATTGTCGTAAGCATAAGAAAGATACGTTTCTAAAGAGTTGGGACTTAAATCCTGTACTGACTGTGGGTCATCATATTCGTGCTCCCATCCTGGAACATTAGAATCTAGTATATCACTTACAACTCCAGTGGTTCCAGTAAATACAAACAGCTCACTAGAACTATTTGTAACCACATCAGTAAATGATTGAATTTGAAATACAAATAATGTTTTCATATAACAAAAAAGAGTAGAAGATCCCTCTTCTACTCTTTCAATTTAATTAATTTATAAAATTCTTCTTTAGGAATAATAACAACTTCTCCAGCTGAGCAAATATTAGTCTGCTTTTTAACTTGTTTATTTCAGATTAAAATAAATGGTTTATCCTTTAATGGACACTCTGCACTTATTTGATGATATGCTGGAGTAGTCTGGGTACACTTTAACTGAACATAGTAAGGAAACTGGTTTTGAGTATCAATCAAATCTACTTTCTTATCATCAGTAGATTTAGATTCAGATCTGGAGGTAACAATTCCTTCATATCCTAATTCCCTAAGTTCCTTAGCTATTTTAGTTTCATATGAATGTCCTTTAGTTCTAGAGTATGATTTAGACCTCTTCTTCTTTGGACTTTCTTCTTCTTTCTTCTTCGGCATTAATCTTAAGTTTAGCTTGTTCGATTAAGTTCAGTGTTTTTTCCCTACCATACTTCTTATAATAGTCAGAAATATCTTTCGCGCCAAAATGACGGGGGATTCATAACACATAAACATCTGGAAATTGTTTTCTAAACTTATTCATGTGAGTTATTCCAGCAGAGTCATTATCGTAAAAAAGAATAATTTTTTTAAATTTTTTACTTAGCCTTTCAAATTGAGCCTCTGTAACAAAACAGTTCTCAGAAATTGGGGCTATAGCTGTAATACCACAACTATATAAACATGCAACATCTTTTAAAGATTTAGTAATTGCAAGATATTCTCCTCCCTCTTTGGGAAGAACATGTGCTCCCTGCAACCTAAAAGATTTTCAATTAGATATAAATTTATACTTTGTATTGCCAGGAAAATATATTCTCCAGCGTTCAATATCTTCTCGAATACCTCCAAAATACCCAAAAACTAATTGTTTATCTTTATGAAGATGAAATATGTTTCCATTTAGAAAAACGTTCTTACAGGAAAATATTCTAAATTTCCTTAATATCTTTCTAGTAACTCCAAATTTTAGCCATCAATCTAACTCATACTGCTCAAAATCCTTCACTTCTATTTGTATAATAGCTTCTTGTGTTTCCTCAAACTTTTTATTTGTATATTTAATAAGAGGGGGATTAACTTGCAGCTTAGGTCGAGAGACTATTCCAAAGTCATTAGCAATAATATTTAAGGCTTTTCCGTAAGAGCATTGAAATTTATACATTACAACCGAAATGAAATTACCTGAAAAATCACCACGGAAGTCCTTAAATATAAGATCTCCTTTCTTGTTTCTATAAAAAGCACAAGTGGGTTTATTATCTTGTCTTAACGGAGATTTTAGGAGCCCCTTTTTCACAGGGACTCCTAAATAATGCTCCATTAAAGTTTCTTCACTTACACTGTTCAGAATTAGTTCTTTAGTAACAGTGGTCGGTCCTAATGTAAATTGCATTTAAACTTCTAAATTTAGAAAGGCAAATCGTCGTCATCAATTGAACTGGAACTCTCTTCTTCCAATTCATCAATATCACGACGCATGCTGTCGAGTTCAGAACCAGTATTAGCCATATTAGTAGGCTGAGCAGCGTTTGCTTTATCAATTTGTGCCTTTTCATAGGCAGATAAAGTTAGATCCTGCCCAATGAATGAAGTACTCAAGAAGAGATCTCCATTCTTGCTGATTCTTGCAGGAAATCCTGGAAAACCACAGAAACGACCATTAGGTAGAAGTTTAATCTGAACCTCTGTACCAACTACTGGATCGAGAATCTTCTTAACCAGTTTAATAAGAGTGTCAAAATCACTTGGTGCAAACTTGGCAGTCCCATCTTGAATCTTTTTATGTGCAGCAGGATTTAGTGCAGCAATAATATGCATAAGTTTACACATAAACTGTTCTGCCTGAGAAGGATCAGTAATAGCTGAATTGAAACGATTAGGCATACGTTCTGAGGACTTAGGCTCGAACATACGCTCATTATGAAGAGCACCTACTTCTCCTTCATCAACACCCTCAAAGGAAAAATCAATTGTTGAATATTCGCTAGTTCCTTTCTCAACACCAGTGAATCTTACATTGTGAATACCTGCACGCAAATAACTCGCTGCGGGTTTAACCTCAGCACGAGCCGCGCTGGTAGCATCATACATTCCCATATTATTTATTTTTTATTAAAAAGGTAATTTATCTAATTCTTCAAAATTTGTTATATCTAAATCAAGAGTCTCCTCTTTTAATTCCTCTGAAGCCAATTCTGTACTAGAATCTTCAGTAACTGCTATCAGGTCAAATACCTGATCTCTAGTACTTTGTTCCAGTTTGAATATAGAACCATATTGTAATAGCATAGTTCTTTGCTTACCTTTAAAAGAAACAGTATTTGATTTAGTTAGCTTGTTCCCAGCATCTTTATCCGCAAACATTTCAGATTTGCCAATAAGAGGAATAGTTACCTCATTAGATTTTTGAGAATAAGCAATTGAGATTCTATCTCCAGCAGTTGCTCCGATTAGAGCGGCTGCTTCAGGAGAAATAATTAACTTATTTTCTCCTACTTCAATGATTGGTTGCCCATTAGAGTTAACCTTTGGTTTTGAAGATTTAATTTCTTCACACTTTAAGTTACTAATAGACTTGGTTGTTTCATCAAATTCAAATGTTACTTTAAACATATGATTTATTTAGACAGAGAGGGATAGATTCTCTCCCAATGAGATACAAATGTACCATCTTCTTGATACTCAGCTACAATGATATCTTTATTTGCCAAATGAGCAGGACGAGCACCACAAAGTACTTCTCCATTCATACCAAAATTGATACACAAATTAGATTCTTCATCACGATGAACAAACCCAATTGCATCAGATTTAGCAGATAATACTCTTTTAGTTTTACCTACAAGATCAAGATCTTTTACAGATCCATCAAGACCTTCAGATAATGCTGTATCTTTAACGTGACCACAAATAATTAAGTTAGGAGCAGCAGAGGCAATTAAGTCAATAACTGCTTCCAGTGCCTGTCTCCAAAAACTATATCCAGCTCCATTGGGAATTTGTGTAACGTCCTTAATTTCATACTTTGTAGTAAACTGAGGAGAATTTTGCCACATTTTAAGAGCCATATCTTTGGTCATTTCTTCTAAGGCTGTGATTGTATCAATTGTAATATAAGTATATGGCTTTCCTGCATCCTTGATAGCTTTAATAACCTCTTTCAGCTCTTTTAAACTAGAAACCTTAACTTTAAGAGCATCTACATATGTAGAACCATTTTCAAAGTCAAGAATAAGATTATTTTCCAGTGTACTAAGAATGGTAGTTTTTCCTACTTTAGGAAGTCCAAATAGAATTAAGTTTTTAGGATCCTGAGTTTCAGCGGGAACCTTCGCTGTTGGTAATACAATAGACATATTATGATAAACTATATACGATGTTGTTCTTATCTATTTCTACTGTACCTACTACAGTTGTATCTATACCTCTAATGTTAGCGTTAATGTCCAAATATTTTGTGAAGTCAGTAATATCCCTTCCTAGTGGAAGCTCTTTAAACCACCCAACTTCTCCATAAAATCCACATCCTATTACTCTGTCTGCAATACCATATCTATTCTTAGATACAATAATACTTCTAAATCTTCCAGCTAAACTATGAGGTCCGAGAATTTTATACTCTCGGTATGTTGGAATTTTGTCTCTTGCAGGATAATATAGTTGAAGAACTACATCACTATCTTGAACAGGTCCTCCTGAATCCTTTACGTCATTTAAACCTGGTTCATTAAGTTCTGCTTTTCTTCTATCCATAGAAGAAGATTCTCTATTCTGCTGCATTAAAGCCATTCAAGAAAGATAAAACTTACGTTTTAGTGTAACCATAAAAGACGAAGTTAAATCAATTTCAGCTTTTAAGGTTCTTCCTTCTTCTGGTCTAATTAATGACATATGATCAATAACTCCAATTACTCTTTGCCTAGGATGTTTTGGAACATAAACTTCTTTATTTCCTACATTTTCTATAGAACCTAATTTCTTCATAAGCTCACAAATCTCTTTATATAGAATGCGAGCATTAAGACCCTTATCAAGAATAATTAACCTGGAACCAAGAGTTGCAATCCAGTCTCTTGCCTTCTTTAGATACTGATAATCAGAATCACTGAGAATAGAATCAAAGGAAAGGATATCATTTATAGTAAGATATACTCCAAATTCTTCTGCACAATACAAAGCCATAAGCTTCGCTAGTAGCACTTCAGAACCAATCTCCAAACTAAAATAAACAAGATATATAGGTTCTTTAGGATAATCCTTAAAAAGCCGATATATAAAATACAGAACTAAAGCAGTTTTACCTGCAGAAGATGCTCCAGATATACAATAGTATCTTGAGGGTTGTATTCCACCTATAATCTTGTCTAATTTAGGTAATCCTACAGACAAACCTTTATTTTCCCCTTTTCTACCTTGCTCAATTAAATGCCAAAGTAAATTTAGATCCTCCATTAAAAATCCTGATAAACATCAAAAGAAGTACCAACATCAGGACTAAATCCTTCAGCCTTCATCTGTGCAAATTCATTCCATTTATGAGAAGCAACGAACTCAAGAATAGAAACCTTACAAAGCTTATTTTCACGAGCCCATCGTAAAATTTCCATCACCTCTTTATGCTTTTCTGGATTATGCCCTATTTGAGAAGAATAATAAAAGTAAAATTCCTCTAAAGTATAAAATTTCTTAGCAATATTCCTAAGACTAGCCATCTTTCCATTAATTTGGATAAATGGTTCATAGTTATCAAATAATTCCTTTCCAAGAACTCCTGATTGTTTATAATACTTCTTTAGAAAATTTTTATTAAATTCGATATCATTAGGAACATAAGATTCTGGATTATAATTTTTCTTGATTATGGATTTTTCTTTTAGGTTCTCAAACATGGTTTTCAGTTTCTGTTTTCCCTCACAATCTGTCCACCACTTTAAGAAAAGCTCAGAATGGCCTTCTTCATCCCGAGCATAGAGAGTTAATCATATTAGTAACAGTTCGTCTGCACTAATATGATATTCAGCCATTATGTTAAGTATTGTATTTAACTCCATTTATATAGTTTTGGAAGTTAAATTCAAATCTAAGTACCTACGGTTATTACGATACTTAGTACTGTTTAAAATCTATAGTTAGTAATTACATCATCTCGTTTTCTTGTGATTACTTCTTCTCCTTTTAAAACTAAGTCAAGTTGATCTTCAGTGATAGTAATATATGAAATTCCTTGATGGGCCTTATTAAACCAGGATTCTTCGTTAGTGCCTTTAACAACCAAAGTAAAAACTTCAGTTATCTTATTATTAACGTAACGCAATCCCCTTCCCAAAATCTGCCTTGCATCAATTCCAGAACTAGTTCCACTAATTCTAATCTCACAATTTATATCAGGGCAATCTAATCCTGCATTAGCTGCTTTAGATGTATTAAGAACCCCTGAAGATTGAGACTTAAACAATGCAATAGTTTCTGAGTTTTCTTGTTTTTTCTTTTTGCTATGAAGAGTATATCCAACTTTTAAAGATTCCGCATCCTTAATAGTGGCTGAAAAAGTAATAATTTTTTTATCTTTCCTTGCTTCTATAATTTTTTTCGCTATTTCAAACTTTTTAGGGTGGGACATAACAAATTTTTTGCGCTTCTGCATTAATTGCATCCACGCCATAGCAGCATTTAAAACTTGCTTTCTATCATATCCCATCTTATAAGCATAATTATTACGGAACTTTCAATCAGTTGCACATTTCATTGCAGAATTGAAATCAAAATTAAAGAATGCAAAAACTGAATTAAACTTTTGGTTCATTACATAATAAGTATCCATGTCATCAACCTCCACAAGAACTTTGTAATACCTAAATGGCGATAATCATCCATTTTTTATTGCTTCTTCAGTTGTAATGACATCGATTACTTTAGTATATAAAGATAGTAATTCCTCTCTTCCATCAAGTCTTTCTAAAGTAGCTGTAAGCCCCAGAAAGAAATCATACTTAACTTGATCAAATATTTTTATCGACTGCTCCGATACCGCAGTATGAAGCTCATCAATTATTAGAAAATCAACTTCTCAAGATTTTTTTAAAATAGAATTAATAACCTCAACAGTAACATTTCCAAAGAATTTAGTTTTAGCTACGTCCCTTAGTCATTGTTCCTTGAGAATTGTTGTAGGTACAGAAATTAGAATTTTAGCATCTGGTCTAATTTTTAGTAATTTCACACAAGCCATTAAAGCTCCAAATGATTTACCAACACCAGTACTTCAAACCCAAATCCCATTTCCTTTGTTATTAATTCATTTTTGAACGCCTAATCGTTGACGTTGAGTTTTGTCCATTAGTCACGTCAATAGTAACCGCACTCATCACATCTATAAGTCTTACAGTTGGAACACTTATCTGCAAGATTTTCATAGAAAGCTTCATCAGAATCTTGGTAAGCATAAACATGCTTAGATTCTCCAGGAGGCCAATCAAAATCTGAATACCTTGCATATGATCCAGAAAGATCAGCTGTATGTTCATAAACTTTATCATTAAGCCTAATAATCTCTAAGATAAAATTTAAACAATTATTTAACTCCGTTAAATTTCCATATTCTTTGTGTGTATGAGCACAATAATATCCACACGAAATATTAACTGCAGACAGATTAATGTTTTCTTTTAAAGTTCCAACATCTGTCATTGTACCTCGTGCCTCTTTGTACTTATATTTTTCTAAAAGACTATCTATATCTTCTAGAAACTCATCTGAAGTAATGTCTATGCCATTAGTATGTGTAATCAAATCTTGACCTCCCATTCTATCAGCCTGTAACAGGAATCTACAATTATCAAAGAAATCAATATTTAAACCTGCAATTTCTGCTCCTATACAACCCATTTCTTCTTGAGTTGTGAAACAAACTTTTAGGTCTGGCAGACAATATAAACAATGTAGACAAATATAGATACCAAAACAGTCATCTAACCCAAGTCCACATTGTTTTCCTGTCTTCTTATAATAGCCATAAATTTTATTCCCTTTAATTTTTGCACATTTTACACCTGTATAATGTAAGATTTCATCAAGATGTGCTACTAGACAAGGATATACTGCTGGATTAGTAGTATTTTTTGTAATAAAAAGATTATTTTCATCATCCATTTCAAATTGTATACCTTCTATTGTATAACAGAAGTTAAGTATATAAGTTATCATGGACTGTTCCTGTCTAGAAGGATGTACTATTTCGCATAGAGCTTTTAATAGTGTTGTATTTACTTGTTCCAAAATTACTAAAATTAATTTTCAGAACCTAATCTAAATTCCAATTTTTATATTCTGCTACTCGTTCAATATCCTTCTTAATTTTCATCCATTTATTGATATGATAATCAAGATCATTGTCCAAAAGCAGTAAAACTTTGTCTCTAAGAGTTTTAAGAGCAATTGTAGACAAGGAAGATATTTTAGGGAGATCAGAAAGTTGAATTAAAGCTCTAAACTCAGCAAATGAAAGTCCTGTAGGGCTTACACGCAGTCTAATATCAGGATTAAGACAAAGTCTTTCCTTGATAACTTCCATTCGATTTCTAATTTTACCCCCTGTTTCTAATTCTGTGAGCTCTTGTTTTTCTTCATCTGTGAGTCAGATTCCTTGTGCAATAATAAACTTATCTGTAATCATCTTTTTGTTGAGTACATCAAGCTTATCAAAACATACATCCATTAATTTTCCTACAGTAACTTTCTCATAGATAGGAGGAAGTCCAGTAAATAAAACTGAAATACTATCTTCCACATCTACGCTATTTGCTTTTCTCTGAACATTAATAAAGTCAAGTAGGTCTTTATTGGTTTTAATATCGGTCTCACAATCATGCATTAAATATCTTGCAAACAATTCAGCATTACAAGAATCTCAACATTTTTGGATGTTTTCGCGAATTACTAATTTACCAGGTTTGTAAATGTCCCTGTTAGTTAACATTTGTTCGCAATGACGATGATATCGTTTTAGTTCATTCTGGGAAATATCCATTAAACGAATGTTTACACCAGTTTTGTCTTTTCATACTAAGCTATTAATATCATTGTCTTTAGCCGTTATAGCTTCCTTTAACTTAGCTCCAAATTCTGTATCCATATTTAATCAAACTTAAATTCTTTCATATTATTTATCTCTTTGTGTTTAATGAAGTTTATAAAATAATTAGCGTTAAATTTATAAACTGCAAAATCTTGTATTTCTCTATTATATCACTGAGTTTCTCCAGCTTTTACACTTTCAAATTGCAGATATCCAGTATCTCCAATTTTGAGAGTATCTTTATAGTCTCAATTTGGAAGCATTACAACAGTGACATATTTTAAATCATCGCAAGGATCCCTATTAAGGTCCTCAAACACCAATTTAGAATATTGTCCAGTCTGAACTGCAACTAAACAACATTTAATTGTAATCATTATAACAATATCTAGAAAGGTAATTAATACCAAGTAAATGAAACCTCGTATTATCTACAGTAGTATCCATAGTACTATGGTAATGTCCATAATACCAATCTTCTACTGGTCCTTTTTTAGACATTTCTTCGTAGCAAGTTTGAAGATAATTTCTCTCCCAAAGTAATTCTTCCAGTAATGAATCATCTCCATCACAGAATTCCATTACTAACTTTCCTATTCCATAAGGGTATGCACAGGTAGGAGCACAATGGGATGCGATAATTTGACAATATGGAATTGGATCAAAATTATCCAACTCAACAATCTTTTCATCTTCCCAATATCCCCATTTGTTATTTTTTCTATAGATTCTATCTATAGAAGTTCCACCTCCAATACACAAGATATTTTTATCTTTATATTGAATTACAGAATAATCTTCAACCGCTTTGAAACGTTTAAAGTAGTAATTAGAATCAAAAAATAGAGGATTGTCATGATTCCCTCTTATGGCGATAATATAATTATTAGTTTTTTCGCAGAGCTTATTTAAGAAAGAGATCTTCATACTTTCAAGATCAGGAGAAAATCCTAATCCTACATCTCCACATAAAACAATACAGGAGTTAGATATCTTTTGTGGAAATCCAACTCCTGTATTTATAAAATACTTTAAATAATCTAAATTACCATGAATATCACCACAGAAATATAGATCATTAATGTCTTCGGGTAACTTAATCAACATCTCCTTTATAAGCATTCATAATGGATTTCTCCTTACGAAGCCAAGAACCTTCCTCCATAGCAATATCTAGAGCAGTACGTGAGATTGATTCCTCTTCAACTTGTTCTTGAACAAGTCGTCCAGTTTCATCGTTATCTCCATTTAGCCAATTAAAAGTGGCCCAGTCTCCCTCTTCAAGAGCTACATCTACAATTTCATAAATAAGTTGAGTTGTTTGAATCTCCTTATCTACAGTTAACTTAAATGGTGTTACATTATCTTCAAAAGTTTCACTAATTGCGGGAATATCAGGGTAAATATATGCTGCATCATTCTCATTCATATATGTACGAATCCATGAATGATGATGATATTCTTCATCTGCACGTTCTTTATAATACTGTTCTAGAACAGCTAATCCTTGCACTCCATAAAAGTTAGAAAAACTCATATAGAGGTTATGATTATACAGCTCGTGCTTTAATTGCCGCAGTAAAAGTTTTTGAATATTCTCAGATAAAGTACACTTCCTTCTCTTAATATCTAATTTCTCTGTTGATTCCTGTGCCTCAGTTTTTAATTTCATCGTCTTTGCGTTCCTTTGTCATGAAACAGCGTAATTTCTTATTATACACTGTCATCTCTTCAATTTCCTCATCGGTCTCACAGTCTTTAGCATATACTAAACAACAACCATTGGGAGTAATCTGCACTATCCTGATTTCATATTTCATTACCAGATATGTAATTTATAGAGATTTTCATGGAAATTTAAATTGAATTGCAATTCAAAGCATCCAAATAAATATGCATCAATCTCAAATTCATGGTCATTGATTTCAAACCTAAGATTGAAATCGTCATCAGTAGTATAATATCTTGTAATATCAGACTCGTTAAAGAAGATTAAATTAATATCTTCTGTTATCATTGGAATCTCTTCCAACTCTATTGTAACTTCATCCACATATCCAGATTTTACAGAGTAGTTATTGAGATATTTCTCAATTTTTGGATCCAACGATATGTCACTGTCATATTCATGATTAACACATGGATACCAGTGATTTCCGACTTTTTTAATCTTAAAATGAACCATTATCTTCTGGTAGATCTAAACAATCACTTGCATGAGTTGCAAATAAATCCGCTAACTCATTAAATTTGTTATTATTATGGCCTTTTACTCACACAAAAGTAACCGTATGAAACTTCAATAATTCATAAATCGGATATCACAAATCAAGATTCTTTTTGGATTGATCATTGTCTTCAACCCACTTGGTAAGATGCTTGTTGTTAATACTCGATACTACATATTGAGAATCCGAATATATGGTTATTTGTTCAGGATTTGTAAAATATCTAAGACATTCTAAAACCCCTAGAAGCTCCATACGGTTGTTAGTAGTGTTTTTATAACCCCTGTAAAGCTTTTTTATAACTTTGCCATTTTGAGTTATTATTGCAGAGTATCCTCCGCAGTTAATTGATGGTTTGTAACTACCATCAGTTCAGCATTCAAACATTTAAATACCTCGTTAATTAAGAATCCCTGCAAATAACATAGAAACTCTTCATCTAACTCAACTCCTCTGAAAGTGCAAATTTTATGAGCAGCATGAAGACATTCATGTATAACGTTATATGCAGAATCTTTTATATCTGTATCATCGTATAATGCAATATACAAAAACTCATCAGCATCTGATTCAGTAGAATAAAAGGTTTCTGCAACTACATTTGGTGCACTATGTCCGAATACTTTGTTATGAACATCCTGAAGGTAACTTTCTACGGATAGTGGACTTCCAATTAGGATTGACACTTTAACATTAAGAATAGGAACAGTAAATTCCCTAGCTTTCTGTATCATCTTTTACCTCTTCGTATTCTGTAAATTCATAGATATAAGTATTCCCCCTAAAGGTGGATTCACTATCTGTTAATGCTTTGAAAAAGCATTCTTTAAATTTATCTACATTTTTAGTAGAAACTTTACCATGAATTATAACTTCGTACTCCATTAGAATTTCTTAGGATTCATTGCCCATATTTCTTCTTCAATAGCCTGAGATACATTCATTCGTACTTCACGAATATTATCTTTAGTAACTTCAGCTACTTTGAAAGGATGTTCAAGGGCTCTTTTGTAAGCTAACTCACGACCAACCTTCTTTACGAAACGATCTTTAGCTGAACATACAGCTACTCCAAAAGATAATTTTGTACGATCCTCGTTAAGCAGACTACAAATAGTAATTCGAGGCATAGGCTGAATTGAAGATTTGTAAAAACCAACAACATCATCAAGAGTAAAATCTTGAGTTCCTACAACTAAAGCCTTTACAGTGCTCAGCGGAACACTGTAATAAAAACGTGCATTTTTCATATTATATATGTATTAAATTTCCTTCGGTAGTTTGAAGTTTAAAAATTTTTGCATCGGTCAATAGTTCTCCACAAGTAGAATCAAATATATAGAAAGTATCTACATAGGGAACCAATCCTTCATAATTTATTAACTTCGGTCTAAATAATCTATAAACTGGCATTTCTACTTCAGTGAGAGTCTTTATACTGTATATAGTTCTATCTACTTTATAAAAGTCTATAGGAACCTTACTTGCAACAGCTTTTGCAAACTTTACATAGTAAAAAGGACTAATTGAGTAAATCCTGTCCAGAAAGTATAAAGAATCATTAATTTGCCAAAGTATTGCTCTGGCACAAACTTTACCTTTTTCATCAAGTGCTACAGCAATCTTTGCATCAGCTTTTTCATAAAACTCAAAAAAATCTTGACACTCAGCATGTCGCATACAAGAATTATGCAATGTAGATTTTATACATCTTAGTTCTTCTGCATAATTATCTTCTAAATATGCTATACGTATTTTTTCAGGTTCCCAAATTTCTACGCTAAGAGTTTCTCCACATCCAGAAACAAAATTGGATATCCTTTCGATATCACATCTATCCAGATAAGGGGCCCAATTGAACTTATTGAATAATCGTCCTATAGTAGTTGTTTTCCTATTACTATCTACATATGCACGTGTGGGCTCAAAATCCTTTTTAAGAGTTTTCTCTATAGGAAGATAAGAAACTTTGCCTGTATTATAGTCAATATCTAGATAATTGACCTTTTTAGAAGGATTTAGTTCTAGAATGGCAGATAATCCAGCTGGGAATGCTTTCATAATAGATGCAAATTTATCAGACATTCTAATAATGTTCTTTTCTAAGTCATACTCCTTATATTCAACAACACCCTTATACTTAGTTACCATTTTTAATGCCCACATAGACATATTTGAAATAATATGTACACCTTTTGGGCATCCATTTTTTACGTCTACTTGTTCTGCATCTTTAACTCTTACTGGAATTAACTGATCTGCATAGTATAACTGTCTAATATGATCGGAAACATAGTCTAAATAATCATATCCTTCATACTTAAAGTAGTATACTGGAAATGATTCAAATACTTTTGATTTCTTCTTGAAGCTATTTTCTATCTCTACACTTTTTTCTACCCAAAGATCATGAATTTCTCTCCATGAATGTGATTTTGGGGTGGGAGTCTCTGCCCAATGTAAAGAGTAATTAAATATTTCTGGAGATAACCTAGATAAAATAAAGGGTTTACAGCTTAACTCGTAAGGAAAACCTTTTATCTGCAACCCTTTATTAAATTGTTCCACTAGATCATACTTATTGCAAAATGCAACAAACTCATCATAAAAAAAAATCTAATGCAGTCATTTTTTATTTCTCTTATATATCTTTTTTGATTCTTTAATCTTAGTTTTAGGAAGAGGCTTTCCATACAATTGGATCTCCTCTTCCCTTGATTTTTTCCTTACAGCCTTTATGTAATCTAAGATACGTTTATTTTCTAGAGAATTTAGCTTTCCACTCTTCTCCCCATCTTTTACCTTTTTCATAACGTAAATCGATTGTATAATCGCTATAATTGTAGTCGCTAACTATTGTTTTAGGATTTGGAATATTACAATCAAAATCCTCATCTTGTAATCTTAAAAAATTACTCTTTAAATAATTTTTTATTCTCCTTTTAACGATTCTGTGATAAATGCCTTTAAGACCTTTATCTTTAAAAATTGGAAGTTTGCGACTTTTTGACATAACTAAAGTTTGCGATTTAAATAACTACTAAAATCTGCTTTTACAGGACAATATTCTTCATTCGCAAATAATGACGAAGTAAGAATCATGTCTGCTGTAGTTCTATTTGTTGCAAATGCAATATTATATAAGGATGCCAATCGAGTTAATGCAGAAATATCTGTTTGATGTCCTTGTGTAATAAGATTATCACAGAAGAAGATTAATACATCAATTTGACCTTGTGCAATCATTGCACCAATCATTTGATCTCCTCCAAGAGGTCCAGAAAGAACAGAGGTTACATTTAAATATTTATTTACAAAATATTCATTTCCTTTCCAGTCTGTTTCTGCAACTTGTTTAACCATGATATTGCCAAGTAACTTACCTGTAGTGCCTGTAGCAATAATATGATGATTATATAATGACTGTTTATTGAATTTAACCCAATCAATTAATTCCTTTTTCCTTGCATCATGTGCAACAAGTGCAATGTTTAATTTTTTCATATTTAAAATAATTCTTCTGGATCTTTAAAATTAAGTAACTCATTAGGAGAAATATAATAATATCCTACCTTATAATCAGCATATTTTACGGTTTTACACTGTTTATAAATTTTAACATCAGGAAACCCTACAGGAAACAACCAGTAATAGTAAATATCCTCAGAATTAGTAGTTTCCCAATTCTTATTTCCAAATCTAGATAGTAAAGGTAATTTAATTTGTGCTCTTGTTAACTCAATATAATCTCCTCTACCTCCATGAACTACTCTTTCAAAACCATTTGCAAATAAGAATCCATTCTTAAGATATAGTTTTTGTTCAATCATAATTCATATTTTAGGGTGTATAACCGAATTCGAATCGGTGACCTCCAGAGCCACAATCTGGCGCTCTAAACCAACTGAGCTATATACACCATATAGGAGGTTAATCCTCCTTATATACCTTGTGTTCCCTTAAATGTTTACCAATATAAACTCCTACACTTAAAGGAGCATAAATATCTGCAAACAATAAAAGTATATAATCTGAAAACTTCCAAGGTTTTCCGTCATCAGAGCCAAAAATAATACCTGCACAAATCAAGTAATACACTAAAGAGAAAATCATAGTCTATTCTTTAGGAATTAAAAAACTAGACGTAACCTTGGTCAAAAAATCACTATCGACTTTAACAATAGCATCTAATCTATCTTTACGCCTATATACTCTAAACATATCATCTCTATTAGTAGTAAAATTGGAAAAATCAATTTTACCCTTTAGAGACCGTATTAAAGAAATTCTTGGACAGATACACCAAGTAGTTTCCAACTCAAAGGCTATATAATCAGCTTGCCCGAATAGCCAACCTTTGTCTCCATGAACGTTTCTAAGTTCTATCCAATGAATATCATAGTTAGGAAGTAAATCAGAGCGGTTGGTTTTCTTTGCAGCTTTAACATCAAAACTATTTGCTCCTACCCAGATATCAATATGACGATAAATGTCATCTTCCTTGCTAGCTTCTTCTATTATAGAGGACGAAAGACTTTTAGTTTTGCAAAGAGCTAAGGCAAATTCTAATTCTTTCTCTTTACCTTTTTCCAAAAAGCTATTCTGAATCATGCTTACAATGGGCTTCTACCTCTTCTAAAGAACTAAATACTTTATCCTCCCTAATAGATTCCTGTTTTCCATCGATACGGTAATAAATACTTGTATAATCAGGATATACATGAATTCTAATAGATGTAATTATGTAAGGAGTTGGATCTGGAACTTCAACATCAATGAAATATCCTCGAGAAAAGTCAAGAGCAGTTTTCTTTAAATATACTTTCTGCCCTATATCATATTTTGTAGGTATTGTTGTAATCATTTAATCTACAATTTGTACAAATCTCTGTCTTTCTGTAGTTACATAAGGATTCTTATCTACTACGTCAACAGTTACAATTTTTTGTTTTTTCGTAAACCATCTTGGAAGGAACCACTTCCTTTGCTTAATTGGTTCTTTTTTCCAGGAAGTAATAATATACTTTTCATTGTTAAACTCGCTTGACACTCCTACTTCATTTGGATATTCAAGATGTAGACAAGTTTTAGCCCATTTATCTTGAATACACGTATCAAGTTTAAAACCAGGATCTTTAAATATAGTATCTCTAATAAAAATAGTATCTAACTTAGAAATATGTTCTAACTGATATTGTAAAGATTCTAATTTCTTATCCTTTATTTTGAGTTCTTGGGCTACTTCTCGCATTTTCACAAGAATTGAATCATTCATGTGGGTCATTTTAGCTAACTCAAATTTGAAAACTATATTACTTTCCTTTAAAGCTGAATTTTCAGCCGAGTATGCTTTTTCATTATTAACGGATATATCTAATGATTTATTTAAATCATTTATCCTTACATTCATGAAGTAAACAGTTATTCCTAAAATAATTGCAACTCCACTTAAAATTTTAGTTATTCAACTTCTCATACGTTATATGTTTATAAATAGCCCATAACATAGGACTAAGTATGATAGCAATAGCTAATAGTAATCCAATCAACCACCACATATTAATTATCGTAAAGTTCAACAATTTTGAATCTTAGTGCTTCACTAAATCGAATTAGTTCCATACGATCTTTTATTCTTTTCCCATACCATTTACCAGCCCCAGGATTATGTAGTTTAATTGCTCTATCAATATCTCTAGTTGGATTATAATGGTCATTCATCATTTCGAACATAGTTAAAGCTTTATCAAGATCCCAAGCATCTTCTAACACAAAACTAGTGTTATATAAGTTATTAACTTCATCAACATAAATTTTAGTGATTTGGAATGGGCCTATTGCATTTTTACTAGATTTTACTTTTGGATTTCTCTCACATTCTACTTCAACAAGTGCCATGATAAAAACTTGCCATTCTGTAAGAGAATCACAATCTTCTGTAATAATTACAGGAGAGTTTACTGGAGGCACTTCTGATTTACATGGGAAATTTAACATCAAACCCAGTAGCATATACATACCCAGAATAGTAATCCCTCCAATAAAAATTTGTTTATAAGTCATATTTTTAAGTTTTACTTACAGTATACCCATGGTGTTCTAAAACCTGTTTACATAAAGACAAATATTCCTCTATAGTTAAATCATGTTTAGAATAATTAGCTGAGGGAATAGTTACTCCTAGATTTGATAATTCATTAGTTCCTCCTTTTGATACAGGAACTATATGATCAAAACAATAATCATCTTTTGTCAAATCAATAGGTGTACCTGTTAAATAACATTTAACATTAGTTCCATTAAGATATGTTAACACATCCTTGTAATAACATTTATTAGCCAAATTTCCTTTGTTTTTATATCTATTATTGAACTCTGATACGTGAGTTCTAAACTTTTTATTTCAATCTGAACACATTGTTCTGATATGTTTAGATCTATCTCTTCGATTTAGAAAGTTAGAACAACTATGCATAAATTTGTACTTTCAATCCTTACATTTGTTTTCGCTTTGTCATTTTGTAGCTGCTATCTTAGTAGTCGTATTCAAATGATATGCAACTGTACTTTTAGAACAGTGTAGAATAGTACAAATTTCGTTATAAGTTTTTCCTTCTTCCCGTAAATGTATACATTGTTCCTTAATAGTCATATTTACTTCTTATTTGCACGCCTGGTAGGTAACGATCCCACAGGGCTGAAGATGGACCAACAGCATAGAGGTTTTGCTTACTACTATAGCTTTCGCTACCAATATAAATTGTTTGTAGTCTGGAGTACGTCATCACCATATCTTACGATTTAGGTGCACGATTATCTACTCTCTCGCGGCTGAAATTTCTTTCATTCCGACGCCGTTACCATCAGCATTATCTGTTAAGGATTCAGCGTTATCATCGTGTTCATTACTAATGTTTCCATTAGTACGCTCCAATTGTTTAAAATTATTTTTGTATAACTGACACATATTGATACTAATAGAACTCTTATATTGAGAAGAGAAAGAAATAGGTAATATATATAAATCGTTATTAATTAGATCAACTCCAACAAAATAATCTATATCTTTATCTGTATACAAAGTAACTTTATATTTTCCCATATTATGAGAAATCTTTCTCATAGGAATTTTTCTACCTAATACAGTCTTAATTTGAAGTTTAAAATACCTATTATCTTTTTCAACTATCAAATCTACCTTACCATTCTCTAAAACAGGTTTAAATAAATTAAATCCATTTTCAATAAACTTTTGTTCTACTAATAAGCTACCTAAATAGCCTTTTTCAATTGTTTTTCAGTTAGTCATAATAATTTTAAAACAGTTAAAGACCTCCCCCCCGCCTCGGGTCAGGCGCAATCCTTTCTATTATTTCTTTCGATTTCTATGAATTAGATCCTCTTTACCTTTAATAGGTGCCTTTTCTACAAATAGTTCTCCAGAAGGCCCTAAAGTAGTAGCATAAACATTAAATCCATTTATAGTAAGATATGTGTAAATTACATCTAGTTCAGAACTAATATAAGATTTTATAAGGCAAGATAGTCCATAATCACCTTCTATAGAAAGTACTAGGGAACCTTTTGCATGCCAAAGATAGTTCTCCTGACTATTCCAAGTAGGAGGTGCTGTAGAAATACAGGATTTACCTCCAGTTATATATAAATAAAGTTCTTTACTCATAGGAAGTCTTTCTGTTTTAATTGTTCCATATGCATACGGATTACTAGAGCCTACAGTGATACCATTAGTATAGATTCCAGTTGAAGGGATGTATCAATTTGAGGTAGTAGAAGTAAGATTTCCACTGCCTACACCTGTTGCTGAACATCCCGCAGTACCTATAAGCCCTTTAGGCCCTGGATCATCCCCTTTAATACTCGCTCAATTTTTAGTATCTCCTAGGTCTGCTAGACCAGGAAGATTTGCCGTTGAAAAATTTTCAATATTCATTTTATATTAGTTTTAAATATTATTAAGTACCCCTGACAGGACTCGAACCTGCACGCCCGAAGGCACCAGATCCTCATACAGAGAACTATCTCTGCTTGGACTATGTCTTCTCCATATCTTTCGACTTAGGAGGTAGGTGTATAGTCTCTACACATTTATAAGAGATATTAAGTCTGGAAGTAACAGGGAGCAGCCGCAGATTTACTTCGCCTTTATCATTGCATATCCTAGGTTAGCAATTACCCTTCTTGTATATTTTCTATACAATCAACTTATCTCTTAATTTAGCTCGGCGTTATTATAGGCGGTTAACCCTATACCTTCACCGAATTAGCCTACTTCTACATCAGAAGTTTCCTTCTGAGCACTCATACCTTTGCAGTAATTATTTGTCTGACTATGACAATTAGGACAAAGAACTTGTAAATTTTCTAATCTATTATCTGTATGACATCCATTGATATGATGTAATTCTAACGAAATAGGTTTCTCTAATCAAAGAGATAATTTACAATTTTCACATTGATACTTCTTTTTACCCTCTCTAACAAGCTTTTTTAAAAGCCTTGAAGAATTATATGTAGAGTTTTCTACACAAATTTCTTCTATTGTTTTACCAGGATTTGTAGTAATCTTTTTACCCTTAAGCCATCCCTTTCCAGTAAAATGACTTGTATCAATATTATATTCTTTAATCTTTCTTGTTATGTATGTTTGAGCTCCAGTACTTGGAGTTACATTTAATTCTCTACATACATCTGCATAACTGTTAGATCTCTTAACAACTGAGATCAATAATTCCTTAGTATATTTTGACTTCCTCATAAATTATTTGTTTATTAGTATAGACAAATATACTAAAAATTTATTAGTCTGCCAAATAATCTACTTTATTTTTAAGTCTGGCGTGTCTACCAATTCCACCACAGAGGCATTCTTAATTACTCTAGATTCGAAACATATAATTCAGTAATATTATTAGTAAATATCTGAGTATCCCAATTTGGTCCGTTTCCTTTTATAGTTATAGTTGCAGATTTATTTTTTTCATTATAACTGAAATCTCTTACATGTTGAAAATTAAAAACCTGTTCTGTTCCGTTATCAAAAGTGATTCTGATTACTTTAAATTCCATATCCTTTTAATATTAATTTATTTGCGGAGAGCAGTGGAATCGAACCACATGCCAGAAAGGCACACATTGCTTAGCAGGCAAGCCCTATCACCATCAAGGATTACTCTCCAAACCTTTAGACGTCCTTTAAAAAATTAAATCTAAGGACAATGTAAATTATTCCTGTTATTACTACTGCTTCAGCAAGTAATCCAATAGAAATCATACTTCCTAAAGCTGCAATAACCCAAATGAGAATTGCTGTTGTTAAGTTAGCTATATTGGTAGATTTATCCTTCCAAATGATTCCAGCACCAATAAAGCCAACTCCAGAAGCTATCTGGGCAGCTACTCTAGAAGGGTCTCCACCTATTCTTGTAGAGATATATGTAAATATAAAAGATCCTAACATTAGTAGAACAACGGAACGAATTCCAATTACCTTGTTAGTTTTTTGTCTTTCATATCCAAGAACTGCTCCACAAAAAATTAATATAGCTAAATTAAGAAAGAACATACTAAATATAAACTAGCTTGTTACATTTTGGACACGAATAGATGCTTATAACATTTCCATTAGCATCCTTAGTTTCTCCTATATATCGTAAAGGAGATCCACATATATTACAGTAAAGCATTGTTAAAATTATTTAAATATACTGTTAAAAACAACCCAAGCCCATACTTCCTCATAAGCTATGATTTTCTCACACATGCAAAAAGCATATCTGCCATAAGGATGAATAAAAATATGCTCCTGAGTCATGTTATTTCTAAAAGTATAACCTTTCTTTTTAAGATATCTTAAAAGGAACCACCTAGAAAATTTGTTTGTATGTATATAAATATACTGTGTCATAAATTAATTGACTTTAATTTTTCCATTCCATTTTGGCAAACTTTTTCCTTCTTGTACTGCTTTCCGCCAATCATGTTTATAATCAATAACTTTTTGAATATGATCTAGAAGTTCATGTCTCTTATAATTGCTCAATAATGTAATAATATTTTCCCTTCCAACAGGATTAGCAGACTGACTAGCAAACTCAGGAAGTTTTTTACCCTCATCAATACACCGATCCACAATATACTTAGCTATATCATATCCAGATTTCTCTTCCCCTAAATCATGATCCAGACAAATAGCATCAGGCCATTCTTTTTCAAGAAAATTAATTGCTTCTTGGTAAGACTGAGCCCATACAACTTTACAATTTCTGCCAATTGGACTGAAATTCATCCAATCATCTTCCATTGGATTACGGGCATCATCTACCCAAAGAAGTGTTTTCATTATATCACATACGTATTAATTTCATTACAATCAAATATAACATCAAGTTCATACTTAGAAGAAGTTAAGTAATCAGGATGTAGAAAATCCTTTTTTACAATACTAAGCACACTATCATGTTCTGGAATTTTATTAGATATAAATTGAAAACATTCTGTATCTAATAGTTCTTCTGTCCTCTTATCAAAAATATCTATAGTTCCGTCAATTAAGTACATATAACTATAATTCTTTAGTTTTTCCACAACTAATACATTTACTGTATGTAGTACAAGCTAAATTAGCCATTCCAAGGGAAAGTAAACTTGAAAAAATTCTTGCTACACCAGAAGCCCCATATCCATCTTCTGTCCAAATTACATGAATAGTTTCTCTACCACAATTTAGACAGTAGGTTTCTACATATTTCATAATTATTATATTTCAATTAATCCATCCTCAATAGTAAGATTCTCTAAATCAACAATAGATTTTAAAGCAGAAATAGTCTCAGGTTTAAATTCTACAGGAAAACCCATAGTGTAATCTCCTTCAAAAACACATTCATTTTTATAAACCTTTCTAAGCACATTATCATCTCCATAATCACACACTTCATAATAACCAGGAGTTTCAAAATAACTTTCAGGTATCCTAACTGTTATAATGTAGTTGTAGTCCAGAAACGGAGACCATGTACTTTCTGATTCTTTATGAATTTCACAATTTTTAAACCTGAAAATATAAACTTTTTTAGGTTTTACTTTGGAGAACATTAAGTCTCCATTTTTACCTCTGTATATCCATGCCATATTATAATGTTATTAGTACGGAGGGTGGGACTCGAACCCACAATGACTATTCAGCCGCCAGTTTAGAAGACTGGTCCATTATCCATTCTGGTCACCTCCGCAAACCTTTAATTACTCTATTCTATCTTTTAATATATTAAGATAATAAATAGTAAGTACGATCATTCCTCCAAAGTAGAATATTCCCCAAGGAGCAGACCACATAGTTAATGCAAATCCAAGTCCTAATAATAAACATAAAACAAAGATTCCAAAAACTATTACTGTGTATAAATCAAGATTATTCATTTTATTTGTAATAAGCATTTCTTTCAGAAGGAGACATATATTCCCATTCTACATTCTTAAACTCTTGAAGAGTTCTACATCCAGTATAAGACATAGCAGATCTTAATGCGGAATCAAATTGAGAAAGTAAAGACTCAAGAGTATATTCAACAGGAACCCAAATCTCGATTCCTTCTTCAGCCTTTTTAGTATCAGAAATGTCCTTTTGACCACGTTCACTTGCCATTCCGTAGTATAGTCTTTCTTTGGGGTACAGTCCAATAACTCGTTCTCTGTCTGCTTTAGTTAGAGACATAAAATATCTAAACGTCTCAGGATTATCATCTAGTCCTTTTGTCCGAGTTTGCCCGCAAGCCTCCTCACATTGTGCAAACATTTTGCCCATCATAACATAATCAGCACCTAAAGCTAAACACTTTATAGCTCTATCTATTGTAGAAATGCCTCCATCTGCAATAATTTTAGGAGCTTTCATAGGTTTAGGAGAAGCATTAATTAGTGTCTTACAGGTGGATAACTTTCGTAGTAACCATTCCATCGAAGCATGTATTCCAGTTTTTACACCTGTAGTACATACACTACCTGTTCCAATACCTACACGAACATAATCTACTTCTGCGTCACAACATTCCCAATAAATATCTGGGTGTGCGATATTTCCAACCATTATGATAATAGTACTCCATCTTTCTTTAGCTTTTTTAACTAAATCATAAATTTTCTTCATATGACCATTAGCCAGATCAATAAGTACTAAAGGACATTCATCAGAGACTTCTCCTTCACAAAAGTACATTTCAAATTCCTTTAAACTAAAGGCACACCAAACATGGTTACATGCATTAAGTCTAAACTGTAAATTATCTATACGTCTTGGAATGATTGGAAGAACATCAGCCTTTGTAAAAAGTTGATAATTTGATTCATCAATAACGGATGTCATAGGAGAAACGAAAATAGGATATGTTCCTAAGTCTCCTAAAGGACTACACTCACTACGACTTGTAATATCCGTGGCTTTTGAACTAGGTAAAATACCTATTTCATCTAAACTATACATCATCTTCTATTTCCTTTAAAATCTCACAAATTCAGTAATCAGGATCATTAATTAAATAATGATCTCCAAATTCATTCCTTAAGCACATTTCTTCATTCACTTTTGTATCAGACAATGTTCTTAATGAATTATATCGAAACCCCTCCCCTTCGGGAGCTTCAATTGATTGTATTCTATATAAAACAGTTTTCATATGTGGGCCCTACTGGGCTTGAACCAGTGACCTACTGATTATGAGTCAGTTGCTCTAACCAACTGAGCTAAGGGCCCTTAAAAGGCGGATTTACTCCGCCTGTAAAGCTATTCTGCTTTCTTATCACAGTCTACTTCAGGAAGTTCTGTGAAATACTCATTATAAATATTCTGAGCAATTTCCAGACAGATTTCAGCGTTGCGCAGGTCATCACGAAGCTTGAACATCTGAGTTACCCACTCATCTGCCTTAAAGTCCGTACCTACAACCAGTGATTCGGTCGATTTAATCGACAGATCCTCCAGATTCATAATCTTGGACTTAATCTGACGAATCTCTTTCTCAATGAGATTAACCTGATCCTTAGCTGCTTCGCGGGCATCAGCATTGATGATTTCAGCACGTTTCTTGAGTACTGCAGTTCCAGTAGCACTCAGAATTTCATTAAATTTATTCATAAACTTTTATTACTTTTATATTGTTTGGAAGTTCTTCTTTATCCCAATCCTTATAAGAATTGGTAATTGTTATTGTTTTGTAAAGTTCTGACAACTTTACTAAAGGTTCTTTTTGGATAGCATGTGTGACACGTAAATGCACATCAGTTACTCCCATGTCTTGTAATGCTTTATAAATTGCAAAGAAAGTTCCTCCACCATCGCATAAGTCATCAAAAACTAGAATAGAAGTATTTGGCTTTATTCTAGAAGGTAATTTTACCTCTAACTTATCTCTTGAAATCCTATGCTTTGTAGCATAGTATGTCGTATCAAAGTCAAAAAGCTCACTGTAACGATGATAGGCACCTTCGTCAGGGAATAAAACATTCTCTGGAATATTAGAACCTGGTTTTAAAGCAAAGAATGCAGGCCAGTCATTATCAATTACCCCTTCTGTAATCAAACGCTTAGAATGAGGATCCAGTACTAGAATTTGCTGTGCTTGTACAAAGATAAGACATTTTTTAACAAGCTCCAAATCTAATGCCTCATTAAAAGAAAATAATCTATCAGTTCGCGCTGCAAACAAATAAGCTATTTGTAGATAGGAAATCTGGATACCTTGACGATGACAAATATCCGCTAATTGCATTAGAATCCAAATATCATTCAAATTGGATAATCTAGTATAGATCAGCAGGGACTTTCGTCTATCCATTTCAGACTCAAGTACAAGATGGGATTGGGAATCAGGATAAGTATCAATTCGATACTTTATTTCTGACTTTTCTGGGTATAAAAAGTTAATTATTTGCATACAGAGTCAAAATTCTTTTTGCAGGTTTTGATAGAGTAATTATAAGGAATTCCTAAGTCATGTCCTGCACATATGTCACAACATGTTTCAATCAACCTTACTTTATATTCAGGATTAAAGTGTGATTTAATATGATCAATTCCATATAAGACTAATTCCTTATTGAATTCATAAGTTTGAAATTCTCCTTGAAAAGGATTATTTAAATTTGTTTCATAAGGGTTATTAATCTCCTTAAATATAGAATCTCCAACAGGCCCTTTACCATGTCTTGTTAAATAAGATCTATATACAAAATTAAATATTAGTTGATCATCAGTTAAAAAGAATGGGAGATTGTTCCACGATGGACAACATGGAAGTGGGGTAGTATATTCATGTGAAAATCCAATATTAGGGTCCAAAAGTACTCCTTGAGAACCCTCAAATATCACAGAAGTCTTTTCTTTCCATGCTAATTTAGATAACGTATCCTCCAATACTATATTGGGATAAAAAATCTTACAATAAGTATGTACTAAAGAATCTAAGTTATCGAAAACATGAGCAAATCTTGAATAAGTTTCCTTAAACTGGAGTCTATCTTCCGCCCATTCTCTAATTAATCGGAGCTTCATTTTTACAACTTGAGGAAAAGCTAAATCTTTTACATATAAAGCTAATCCTTCTCTTTGTCTCTGAACAGTCTCCCATATTCCTTTCCCTACTGTAGAACCTTTACCCCTTTCAGAATTCAACATTACATCAAAAGGAGTTGTTATTTGTACATATGGATCAAAATATTGGATAGGGATATTACATCCTAGGAAATCTAACTCCTCTCGCTCCCGCATCCATTGTAGTGGATCCATAACACATTGTTTCGTCCAATAAGTAGGTGCCTTAGCAAATGTTCCAGACCCAAAGCAAGAAAATATATGCATTGTTCCAGACGAAGTAACTACTGTGTGCCCTGCTTGATGCCCTCCAGAAAATCTAACAACTAGAGGTTTTAAATGTTTTCTTTTAGCGTCGCAACAGAGGGCATGAGTCACTTGACCCTTGCCCTCGTCGCCAAACGTACAACCCACTACAATATTATACATTATCGTCGATGTATGTCAAATATATTAGGTTTTGATTCTGTATTTTCTACAGTTCCTTCTGCAGAAATCTCTTCAATTACTGAAGAGCTACCTTTTAGAGTTTTACCCATAGCTTCACAAATGGCTTCTACAACTTCATCAGGCTTGCACACAATAAAGTTTTCTCTAAGAATTTCTTTCATTTGTTTAGCTACTACCTCATCATAATGTTCACTTCCATGTCGAACATGGATATGAAACACATGATACTTTTCACAAGCGAGTTCATAAGCCTCTTGCCAGGTATAATCACGCTCATACTCCATTCCAGTGAGAGCTGCCAAAGTTCCCCTACTTATTCTTGTTAAAGTAGGCTCATCACCAACTGTAAAGAGGAATCCTTTTTGCTTTCGCTTTTCCCAACTATCAATTGACGTATGATTTCCTGCAATAATCCAAGGAAGTAAGTAGGATTCTCCACTATTACCTCCACCACGACCCTCCAAATAAATTTTAGAGAGACACTGATTAATTGCAACAGTTGAAGATTCGAATTGACCTACCTGACACGGGTAGTAATCACATTCATGATCTCCCACTCCCATAAAAAGAATTTGAGGGTGTTTAACTCCAATAGAATCAATAATAGAATCCATTAACTTCGGAAGATAATCCCTGATCATCTTATCAGGAATTGAACCCATTGAACCAGTTTCATCTAATGCAATGAAAACTGGAAGAGATTCTGGGTGTTCCTCAGAATCTCTAGATTCTCGAATATGTGTCTTACTTTTTGTAAGATCCATTTCTTCGTGTAGAGATCTTTGATGAAAGATTTCTTCTCTGGATTTTTTAGTATAGCTATCAGCAAAAGCTTTATATGTGCTAGAACTCCATGATCCGCTTCCCATATTAATAATGTATTTTAATTACATGATCTTTGTGATACGCAGCTTCATGTAATTTTAAGATTTTTAATTCTTGTTCAGTAAAAGCACATTGTATTCTACCTGTGCAAGTAAGATTTCGCTGCTTTACAATAAGAGTGTCAAGCTCTTTATATGTAAAACCAAAATTTTCTTCATCAGACTTTCCTGTTAATCCATCTGCAGGAGTCTTACGTATAAGATCATATGGGAGCCCCATATAGTCTCCTAAAGAAATAACTTCAGAACATGTTAATTGAGAAATAGGATTAATATCAGATGCCAAATCCCCCCATTTAGTTCCCCAACCAATAAATAATTCTGAAGCATTACTAGTCCCAGCTACTCGATATCCTACAGACTGAGCTATAGTATATAGAATAGTCATACGAATACGAGGAGGAACATTAGTAAGAGCCTTTTTCGTTACTGGAATGTTTTCTTCATTCCCTTCCACTGTAGTTATTTTCGAAACATCAATTTGATGAATAAGTTCATCAAATGCATTCTCTATATTAACAACAGTATAGTTAATACCAAGAAAGTCACATACTGTATAACTATCCTCAATATCAGCTTGCTTACCATTAGGCATTAGCACACCTAATACATTTTCCTTACCTATAGAATCTACCAATAATTTGGCCACTACAGTAGAATCCTTTCCTCCAGAAATACCAAGAACATACCCTTTCACATGGGTACGTTCTTGATAATTCTTAAGAAAGGAAACTATTCCTTCATATACTTCTTTCATTAGAATTTCCCGTTCCAAAGAGTTCTACGAATTTCTGTGAGAGTAGTTTGCTCCCTCATTTTTCCATCTGAAAAGATAGGACGAAGTAAATTGAAAGGCTCATTATGAGCTTCTTTCAGTGTCATACCTTCATCACAATCAAACTCACCAGTTACATGGTTGTAGAAGACAGCACAACATCCTTTGTGGGATTTCTTCATTCCTGAATCCGTTTTAGGATCTTTGTAGACCATGATAGATTTAGTTTTTCCATCAATGGTTTGTTCTACATAGCTGCACTTAATTGCTACATTAAATGTATCGCGAGAGAACATATCCACATTCCCAAACTCATCCATGTAAGAAAGCATGGAAAATCCTCCTGCACCAAGTGCAACATTCTCTGCAGAGAATCCTTTATCATACAAAATCTGATAAATCTGTTTTGCACGTAACTGAGTGATGCCATCACCATATAAAGCTCGAACATGAGGATCTAAGACTTTATACCCTTTAGAGTTGACAGTACCTCCAAAAGTCTCCCAAAGAGAGAAAACTGTCTCAGTTACAATTTCTACAGGATCCCCAGAGTCACCACGAACATACAAAGTGCCGTTTCTACTGAGAATTTCTTCCTTAAGAGATGGAAGAATCTCATCGACAACATTCCAGTAATCATAGGAATCACTTACCATAGAGAATGATCCATTCGGGTAGACCTCAGTAAGGAGGCGTCGAATCATAACTTTTTCATCCCCATCAATGGCAGCAGAACTACACATTACGGAGTGCTCAGTAGAAGCCATACCTCCACCTACTACAGACATTGGGGTATGATAATACTTTGAAGCATACATAATGCCAGGAATAGTCGCAGTCTTATTAAAAGAGAGCAAAAATCCACACGAAGCTTTAATAGCGCCATGAAGTCCAACTAAACTTCTAAATCCGAACTCAGAAATAGCAGAACGACCAGAAATATCAGAAGTTTTAGAATAAAAATCATTTACGATACTACGATATTTAGTTACAGCAGTTGCAACACACATTGGATACCAAAGCTCAGAGAGCATCAAGGTTTCAATGAAATTAGTACACCATGCAAATTCTGGATTAGTATTAGAAATCTCGATACAGGGGACATTCATTCCTACTTTATATCCCTCAGGAAGTGCCCAGATCTCGATAGGAAGATATCCTAACTCATGAAGCTTTTTAATTTTATCCGAATTAACACGGTCTGCTCCCATAGTAGAAGAAATTACAAATTCATATTCTGCAATAACTTCTTCTAAAGAACGACTAAAGAAAGTTTCATTCATGTATTCAATCAGATACTCCTCAATAAATGCTTGAATACCAAAAACTACTACCTTATCAAATTCAGGAATCCTAGTTTTACGAGGTACATAGTAAGAAACTACCTTAGTGATGCTAGGGTCATATTGCTCTGCATGACATTGTTTATAAAAATCAGTCAGTAGAGCTCCACAAGGTTTAAACATATTAATAACGATTAATTATAGTCATTTGTAAACCCTCCATAACATCTAAAGCTTTGTTATGAAGTTCATTATTATTAGAACGACAGCAGGAAGCATCTATGATGATATCTGCATCAGGGAATGTTTGCTGAAAACTTACAGCACATGAAATAACACAAAGATTAGTTACTACACCAACCAAAGTAATTTCTGTAATGCAATCAGCGATGTCGAATAAATATTCTCCATCACCTGTCTTAGCATCATTAAACTCATCCTGGATAAATCCAAACCTATTTAGTTTATCCATTACATAGCAGGAACGAAGATAAGGCTTAAACTCCTTAATAAGCTTATGACCTTCAGTTCCACAAACGCAATGAAGAATTGGAAGATTTCTACCTTCACGAGTCATAGCATAGCCAAATCCCCTAGTATCACTATGCTCATAATGAGTATCCCGAGTAAAAAGAACAGCATCATCTGCTGTTATATACTCTTTAACTAATCTCTCTATAGGAGAAATTATTTCTTCAGCACCAGGAACCGTTAATGCACCTCTGATGAAGTCTTCTTGCATATCAACTACTACAAGTAATCGCATATATCTTTTTTATTTATAATTAAATAGCTATCCTTGCCAAAAGGAATAACACTAGAATTAGCTTGTCCAATTGTATTTATAATTACCTCCTTTTTAGACTCCCAAATAAAAATCTGTAGAAGTCTACTGGTTCTTTTCATAACCCAGGCCTTATATACCTTTTTATTAGTAATTATAAATACATCGTCAAATTGTTCTAAGTCAATTACTTTTTTAGGAAATTCTTTTGAACTATCAGTTGATGGTTCATTAAACCTTCTAAATATTCTTAAGAATCATCTCTTCATCGCTTGAACTTTTTCTTTACTAAAGGTTTTCCTCCCTCTTGGTCTTTAAACTTCTTAGGCCGTTTTGGCATTCTAGGTTTATCCTCCTCACAATAATCAGGAATTTGATAATCTTTAAGGTACTTACCCATAATTAGATTATTAATAAAAAGGCTCTAGTACTTCTACTAGAGCCTATTGAGTTTACATCTTAATGAGAGACAGAATCTCTTGATTCATAGCCTCATCAAACAGATCCCGTGTAGTCTGTACCTTTCCATTTAAGAAAGATACAATCTGTGCTGAATATCCAGACATGTAGTAGACATTCTTGACATCACCATAAGTTTGGAATGGAGTGCGATTCTGCGCATTATATCCGTAGTAATCATTTCTCAAATTCCAAAGGCAAATGACAAAATTGTCAACATACTCTTTAGAAAATCCTGCAGCTGTCAATGTATCATGGACTCTTTCAACTGAAGTCTTATTCAGACTTGAAGCATCAAACTCACAATCACTGATACAAAGAATTCCTTTAGGAAATTCCTCTTCTGGAACACCTTCAAGCTTCAACTGAGCAAAGAGGTTAATAACACCCTCAAAGTTTGTACTTCCATAGTACCCCGAATGGTCATTAAACCATTTCTCCAGAGGAGTTTCTCCTTTCCACTCATGCATCATAGCTTTTGAGTTAAACTCAATCCATGCATTTTGGAATCTCCCTCTTAAGAAATAAGAGAAATACAGAGCAATTGCCTTACCTACATTGTAGCAAGACATGGAAGTTCCAGTTGCTTCTGCACCCATTGAACCAGAAGTATCACGTACTACGATAAGGTCTGTAGTATTGCCCTCTTCCTTACACTTATTAACAAGGGTCATAAATTGCTTGTTAATAGTATCTTTGATATGCTGCTCTATATTACGAGGAACAGTGTTACAAATAGGTTTAAAGAGCTCATGTACGAAACCTGTGTACTTCACCTCCTTTGTCTCTGGAGCTCCTATCCATTCCTGATACTTCTCTTTGAGATTATGATTCTCTAAGAACTTGGAATGTACAAGAAGGTTTAAGGCACGACCATGAATCTTATCAAAGTCAATCTCCGTATATCGTTGCTTTGAAATAAGCTGTTGCCAGCTATGTGCTGTTCCTGCAGCTTTCATCCTTGCATAAGAACGATATACTTGATACTTTTCAGCATCTGTCCTTACTCCTGACGCGCCGTAAAGTTCTGAACACAGCCATTTTGCAATCATACAATTTGCTTGTGCCTCTACTGTAGTACACTTGGAACGTGCCTTGATCTGAGGAAGATACTTACGAATGAGATTCGTTTGAGAATCAGAGCCAAGACCTGCAGTAATCAGATCTGCAAAACGACGCCAATCCAGAACTCGGTGTTCCCAGCCGTTATAAACTAAGTCATAACGAAGCATAACGAAGAGATCTTTCCAAGAACCCACCAAGGGAATTAGCCAAGCATTCTTCCAGAATACTTCTTTATCTTTGGTATGTAGCCAGATGAGACGCATAATACCTTCATGACGAAGCTCAGAACCCTTTTGTGCTTCTTTGGTACCATATTCTTTATCATTAATCTTACGACAAATCATTCGCAAGAAAAAGATAAATTTAACAGTATCTTCTTTATTTTCTGCCCAGAGAATTTCACAGTCTTTTGCAATTTCTGCAAATGGGCGGATCTCTCTGTACTTAGATGTACTGCCAAACTGGTCAACGAAGGGATCCCCTGTACTGGAATAGGCTTTGCCACCGTTACCTGTAGTGGTTTCTGCTGCAGTTTTTAATCCTGCCTGAATAAAGGCTGATTTAGATGCCGATTTACTGTTATCAACAGCAAATAATGTTTTCTTTTTTGCTTCAAACATCTTATTAAGTTTTAAAAATAAAGCGGATATTGAACGATGTCAATATCCGCAAATTGTTTATAAAGATCCTCTGTAAAAGGTAAGAGTCTTACCAAGTAGATTTTCTCCCCAATTTGATTGGTTTTGAAGTGCATGATCTTGATCATAGCCTATACCCCAGATTCTATCAAAGGGAGATGCTTCAACAAAGAATTTCCCGTCTAATGCTGGGTCTTTAAGTTTATCCATTAAGTCTTTATTTTGGCTAAACTTACCTTCCAAGGCAAGATACATTTTCTGAATCTTAACCTCATTCCAGGATTTCTCATCAAAGTTTCTAACCTCCCTACCAAGGTTTTTAGCTTCCTTTGGAGTCTCTGCTAATAGAATCTTCTCTGCTGTTTCTACATCACCAAAATGTAAAGCTTTAAGATACATAAAAAGCTGTTCAGATGATTTAAAAACTTTAGAGCCAAATACTATTCTACAAGGATGAAAGTTACTTAACCAACCTCCCCAGAAGAATATAAAATTATCTACAATTTTCATACCAATATAAATTAGTCCCGCCGTGAGGATTCGAACCTCATGAGTTTCTGATGTACTAGATTTACAGTCTAGCGCCACTCCACCATCGTAGCCGCGTCGGGATAAAAGAGCTGCATATTAACTATACAGCTCATAAAGAAGTTAATTATTTAACTTCAGGAAATTTAGCATCCTCAGTTTTCTCTTCCAATGCCTTTGATACTCCAGGAATTTTCATTTCTTTCATAACATTCAGCATGGGGGATACTTGAGACAGAAGGCTCTGCATCACATTTGTGAGGCCTCCACCCTTCGTAGTGTCCATGATGGTCACATTACCGAAGTTCATGTGCTTGTAAGCCTCAACCTGTTGCTTAGCAATGTTTTCGTAGGTTCCTTCTTGAACCATCTTGAACTGAATTGCAATCGCAGGATCAGTTTTGGCAGCTTCGATCATCTCACGGAAACCATCTGCCTGAGCCTTAAGAGAAGCTTTCTCTGCTTCTGCCTGAGCCAAACCTTTCTGACGAACAACCTCTGCTTCAGCAAGACCTTTAGCAGTAATGGCTTTAGCCTCACCTTCACCCTTGAGAGCTTCAGCTTGCGCTTTACCATCAGCTTCGATTTTAGTCTTATTAGCATTGGTTTCTGCGATTTTTTCCTGTTCCAGCTGATAAGCTTCAGCACGCAGCAGACTCTCTTTCTTAGAAATTTCTGCAGGTACAATCTTATCAGCACGTAAGGCTGCTTCTTGACGCTGAGCACGAGCTTCTTCTGCAGTCTTCTGAGCGAGTTCCTGCTCTTGCAGCACTTTTGCTTCAGCCTTAACGACCTCTACCTGAGCAAGCTCTTTCTCCTTAGCGACTTCAGCGTCTGCCTTTACACGAGCTGTGTTTGCAGCCTTTTCAGCATCTGCTCGCACAACTTCCAACTCAGCATTCTTGTTTGTTACAGTCTTCTCAGCTTCGATTTTACCAATCTCACCTTCTGCTTTAGCAGTTGCCACATTGATATCACGAGTACGCTGAGTTTCTGCAACCTTGGAATCTCGCTCAGCATTTGCCACTGCGACCGCAACTGCTTCCTCACGTTGAGTTGCAGCAACTTCAGAGTTCTTAATTTTGTTCTGCTCTGCAGTTTGAGTTGCACCGTCCTTTTCAGCCTTAGCGATTTCAACATTTGCCTTATTAAGAGCAATTGCTTTGTCCTTCTGGCCTAATGCGATGATATAACCTGCTTCATCCCTGATATCAGTGATGTTGACGTTGATAAGATGCAGGCCAATCTTACGGAGCTCTCCACCAACAACATTCTTCACTTCTTCCAGGAACTTGTCTCGTTCAGAGTTCAGCTCTTCAATGGTCATATTAGACACAATTAGACGCATCTGACCATATACAATATCCTTAACGAGATCTTCAATCTGGTCAGTAGTCAATCCAAGCAATCGCTCTGCAGCCATTTGCATTACTTCAGGTTCTGTAGAAATACCTACAGTCACAGTAGTTGGAACATCTACTCGGATATTCTGTGAAGACAGAGCTTTCTGAAGATTACACTCAAACTGCAAAGGTTTAAGTGACATGAAACTGTAACCCTGTACGATAGGCACCACGAAAGCCGCTCCTCCATGGATGCACTTAGCAGATTTTCCGCCCCCCGTCTTACCAAAGATTACAAGAATCTTGTCAGAAGGACATTTTCTGTACCGTGAGAGAATTCCCACTACTGAGAGCAACACTAACAGTAGTGCTGCACCGAGAATGATAAATAAAGTCATCTTTTAATTATTTAATTGTTACTTGATGTCGTGTACCTTCCACTATAACTGATTCTCCAGGTTGATAGTTAACATTCTTTGTGGATGTTGCATCCACATATACTAACCTTCCTTCCAGCTTCACTACTACCTCTCCTTTATTTAATTCGGAGTCCCAATAATAAACCTGTGCGGGAGTATCCTTAATTTCATCTTGATAGATGATTTCTTGACGAAGATGTTTATATATGTATCTGTAAAGATAGAACAGAATCACAGTAAATAACAATCCCACCAAAACAGCTACGAAAGTAGATAGTACTGAAACTCCTCCCATTGTAGTTAATGTTAGAGAAAATCCAAATACAAAGTGAACAATACCCTTAAAAGATAACATGTCACTCGAATCTAAGTCTGCATCCATATCAACATCAATCTCTCCTCCAATAAAGGATAAGACTGTCTGTCCAATTAAGACACAAGCAGAGATTACTAATAAAATTAAATACCAAGTCATATTTTGTAATAATTAATTTCAAAGAAAGGCTACGCTATCATCCAAAAAATATACATTAAGAAGATAATTGCTGTATGTAGCCTATTAGTGGGACTGGAACGAGTCGAACGTTCACCTTTGGATTTTCAGTCCAACGAGCGCACCACGCACACCGCAGTCCCAACAAAAAATTCCAGTATTTCTACTGGAATTGAGTGCATCGCAGGGCTCTTCAGCCCCGATACTTTTTTGATTTAACGTCGGATTCTTAAAGTCTTAACCGATTACAGTGCTTTCTTATATAGCTCTCAATCTATAAGAAATTGCGGGAAACAATAGGGTTCGAACCTACAATCACTAGCAACACACCTAGTTGCTTTACCAATTAAGCTATGTCCCCGTAATAATAGATGCTCTACATACCATCTCGTAGAATTACAGCTTTCTGAAGCTTTACATGCGCATGGCTGGGGAACTACGCCTTATTGCTCTTCATTAAAGGAGCGACCTTTAACTTGGCCAATGATTTTTTGCAAAACAAATCATAAAGGTTCGTACATCTATTATATTTAAAGTGGACACATGTGGGATTCGAACCCCTCTATTTCCTTGCAAAGGAAATGTGCTCGCCTTTACACTACATGGCCCAAAATACTTAAAGTTTAATACGAAATTGCCTTATTTTATTACATATTTTACAACGCTGTATATAAACTTTTTTAATCTTAACTGGACGACTTTGATAATCATCTTCAAATACTCTTGTTAATCTTTCTTCAACTGTCTCCCAATTATGAACATGAAATTTAGCTTTTAACCATTCTTTTATAATCTTTAACATAATTTAGAAAATTATTTTAAATAAAATCCAGAATCTGGAAGCATAGAAGTATTTATTTTATTTATGCTAATTTCTTTTCCACTGAGTATTTTTGAAGATCTAGACTTAAGTTTAGCAATAAAATAATTAGATTTATTTGTTAAAACGCTTAATAAATCTATTTCCCCACATTTAAGTTGTTCTAAATCCTGATTTTCAATTTTTACAAATAAGTAGTCTTGTCCATTAGACTGTAGAACACCAATATATTTAATATTATTCTTATCTTTTGCTAAAATAATTTGTGGAATATCATAGAAACCTAAAATTTCGATTAATTTTAACTGTAACATAATATAAATTTTTAGAGCCCCCTGTCGGACTCGAACCGACGCGTTCAAATGAAGACGGATTACAAAACCGTTGCAGTCGCCGCTGTGCCAAGGAGGCTTACAAACACTATCGTAGTTTACACGTCTGATTTTTATTGCCACAGAAACTCCATACAAATGATCAATTTATATGCTAAGAGTTATTACGCCGCTAAAATTGCTGAGTGAAACTAACTTGTTTCTTTATTGTCTATCAGCATCGACTTTACCCTAACATTTAGGGAGTGCTCATTACCTTGTACTTCGGTAGTTTGTTCGAATAGGCTTTGAGCTAGCCTATAAACTATTTATTTTTAGAGTATCGATATCGTCTAGTACTATTTTTATTCCTTGATCCAAAATGTTCAGTCATTGCATGATGATTTGGACACAAAACCTGGAGATTTTCTTCTTTATTGTTAGTTGCATCTCCATCAATATGATGTATCTGAAGAATGGATAAATTAGTATAAGGATTAATGAAATTACATCCACATCCTGGAATTTCACAGGTATAATTAGCCTTCTCTAATAAATATCGTCGAATATGTGCAGATAATCCATCTTCACCTGCCATTCCTAATTCTTTACCTTCTTTTCAGCGTTTGATAAATTCCTTGTAGGCATATTCAGCTTGGCATTTGTGATTACAATATTGATTTCTTGCAGGTACTACATTTTCACAATTTACACAGATAGAAGTAGCACCACGAACATACTTACCACTTGACTTAGCGCCTCTTTTTAAATTTATATATGTAGCACTGCATGAATGGGAACAAAAGTCATTGGCTCTCTTACTTCATGAAATTGCACTTCCGCATTGTTTACATAGTTTAGGATTCTTTTCATAACTATCTTTTGTAAGTATGTTAGTAACAGGAATCTCCACTTTATTTTTAACTGCCCATTCTTTTAATTTATTTCTATTAGAAATATTATCATGAATTTCTAACTTTTTACAAATTTCAAACAAACTTTTACTGTTATTTCACACAGTTCTGATTATATCATCTGAAAGTTCTTTAAAACGTTTCATTAATTTAGTTTATTAATAATTATTAGTTACAATTGAGAGGTATAAGAGATTCAAACTCTCCCCTTGTGATTGGAAGTCACATATGCTATCACTAACACCAATACCTCATAAAAGGTCTCTATAAAGCTCCGTAGATTAAAAGTCTATTGCTAAATAAAGGTTGCTGTAAGAGACCTTGTAAAACACAACTGTGAAATTTTCGCTTTGAATCATTTCTGATCTCTGGACTAATACTGATAGATTAGAGTGCCTTCATATCAGAGCCTGCAATGTCCATACCGCACTCTCGGCTTTACATTTCACTACAAATCCTAGTTGTGTTATTTCTGCTCTACTATCCAAGCATTCAATCCTCTGGAAGAAGGCCTTTCATTATCAAGTAAATTCTTCAGATCTATCTTACCAATATCTGAGAATTTAATATTGTAGTAGCATCCAGTAACAGGCATGATACTTGCTACATTACTTGTATCAACATGAGCAACGATACAAGTAATATCGTGTGCAAATGCCAAACCTAACTCCCAGGCAGTACCACTGTCAGAATAATGACCATGATAGATTGCAAGTACACAATCTGCATTTCTGATTTGCTCTACATCATATTCAAATACTTCACGTGCCCATTCCTCATTAGTTAGTTTCTCACCATTTTCAATGAAATGTTCCATAGGAACTATAACTTCATATCCCTGATTACGTAGAATATTTGCTGCAATTTCTATGTAATTTCTTTCTTTTTCATTAAAGAAAGGACCTGCAAGATAAATCTTTATCATTTTTCACTAAAATTTAAGCGGGAGCACCAAGATTCGAACTTGGAATCTATCGGTTAACAGCCGATTGCGTTAGCCATTGCGCCATACTCCCAAAGTGGGCTAGGTTACTCTAATTTACATCCTACCATTAGACGACTATAGTACTTCTCAGCCCTGAAGTTTCCTATAACTGGGACTCGAACCCAGATCGCTGTTCAACAAAATACAATTCAGTAGAAGAAGCTTGCTGAAGTAACCTTATGATTTTAGTTTGTTTTCTTCTCTTATATCTCTATTATCACAAAATTCCTGGTATTCCTTTATAGGATATCCATAATTTATATGTGATTTAATTAAGAGAAAATACAATTTATCGTAATTGTTCCTCTTAGGAAAATAAATTGAACTATATATTTGAATTGGAATATAACCAAGCTTTTGATATAAGCTTATTCCGACAAAGTTATGTATACTACAGTATAATGAATTTGTTCCATATTTAGAGTATACATAATTCAGTAACTCAGTAGCAATTCCTTTACGTCTATATTTTTCTTTAACATTAAGAGCTTCTACATGTGGAATTCCATGAACAGGGTTAGCATTAGAATCAATATGATAATTGTCAAAAACAATTCTCAAGCTACCTTTATGTTCAGGCTCTTTGAAGGGATTGAGATAAGGATAATCTCGTTCTACTATTTCATTATTTTGTAAAAAATATAAAATTTTTATCATCCTACTAAATTACTTATGTTACAAAGATACGGACTTTATTTCATATATCCAAAAAAATAGTGCGGGCACAGGGACTCGAACCCTGAACGGCCTTTCGGCTCCCTTATCATTAAAAGTGATCTGCGCTACCAATTGCGCCATACCCGCTCCTAAAACTAGGTAACAATAAGGACTTGAACCTTTTCGGTAAATTAAAAGAGAAATTTTGCTTAAACCATTTACTTTGCTGTATGTTACCTATTCATTGTAAAACTGTAAAGAATTTGTGGCCATGGAAGGACTCGAACCTCCACACACTTATGAACCTAGAATATATAAGCAGCTTTACCACTTTGCTTACAGGGCCATAAAATGGAGAAGCAAGCATGGCCCGCTTACTTCCCCTTCATTGATGAATTACAGTATTCTTAAATATTGTACGATAATGTGCATCTAACTCACTTTAACTTATTGTATTCATACGAGTTAACCATTTCTCCAATTCGCCATATAGTGATTTAATTAGCGGCGAATGGGGGACTCGAACCCCCAGTCTTATGATTTTTTTATTAGTGAATTAGCACATCCTTATTAACTTGAGACTAAAGCTTTTGACGCGACACTAAATCTTATGTAGCTCCTTGTAATTTATCTAGGATATTACAGCTCTTTGCTACTTAGTCTAAGTCTGAAGCTAAGTCTATCGTCAAATATTTTGTTTGTTTTATTACCTACCTTGGAGATAGTTCAGCAGCCATTCTGAATCCAGATTGGATTTTACTGCTTCTACCTCATTTGCTACTTTCAGTGCAGCAATAGTTGCTGACAGAAGAGTACTTCTACGCTGAAGAGCTAATGCTCGCTGACGAGGGGTCCACTCACCAGAGAAACGCTGCATGGTGTAATCACCAAGCTCCATCACAGTATCTTTTACTGCAATTTGGGGCTGATAGTGAGTTGCACTGCCGAGCTTCTGAACATTCGGATCTTCTAAAATGTACTGAGTCTTAGTGATAGACTTTTTAGTACCTTTCAGAAGGGGAGACTGCATAATTGCTCGACCTGCATACATTTCTTCAGTACATGGTTCCCAGATCTCAGAATCTTTACGAACGGGAATGTTCTGGAACATCTCCTGAAGCTGAGGATTTTCCAGAAATGACTTGAGCTTAAGAAGCTCCAGACTGCTCAGATTAGCAATTACATTGCCATCTACAACCAGATCTGCACGAGCAGTTCCCGATGCATTAGTTGCTTCACAATTGAACATCTCACTGATATAGCTTTTTACCATATTAGTGAAATAGTCGAATTTCTCATCTACGGTTGTTACAACCGCAATGAGTTTACGTTCACTGGGAAGATCTACAGTGTCAGGACGAGGTTCGTAGGTATTTTTAACACCTCGAAAGTTGTCTGACTCCTTCTTAAAGAAGGTTGTATAATCTCGAAGGAGAGCTTTAAACTGGGAAGCACCCTGCTCCAGTTTTGCGAGTAATACATTTAATTTCATACTAATTATTTTGTTGGATATATTTTTGAATTTCTGGATTTTTCCAAATTGTTCTAAGTTGTTCCTCAGTCATATTAGAGAAACAATCAGACCCATATACAGACTTAATTCTTTTCTTTTGCCCCTTTGTCAATTTATTTAACAAAGTTTTTATAGTCATCAAGGGAGTATTACTAGTATGTTTACCTATAGAACTAGTTTTCAAATCATTTAATTCCCTCTTTAATGTTTGGATTTGCATTTCTAATGCTCTATTTTCCTCAATCAGTGATTTTTGAAATTGAGGATCCTCAGTTAAAAATAAAGAAGCATGTAGAACAATTCCTTTAATCAAAGTCTTACAATCTTCATAAGGAATAAGACTTACTTTATTAGTAGTTGGAACATATAATATATAGTTCTCTCTATCAATGATAATTGATATGTCACCATCAGAATTTCTACCTATGTGATCTGATACTCTAACAATTAACTCACCAATAGTGTAATACCTAGATTGCTTGCTTTCGGAGGTTACAATCTTATAAGCAAATCTTCTTAAATACTTATCTATTTTATTCATATATCTTTAAATATTGTCTGGGTAGCAAGATTCGAACTTGCGCTCGCCATTACAGCATGCTCTGGTTCCCAAAACCAGCGAGGTTGACCTGACTCCTCCACACCCAGATAAAAAGTCTCTTTTGTTTGCTTAGTGCTCTACCAACTGAGCTACTGAGTAGTTTACTACCCAGATGGGACTCGAACCCATGACCACTTCATTAATATTGAACGCTAGATTTTGTTGCTGAAGAGACTTTGTAATAAACAATAATAAAACTATGCACACCCTTAAAGACTTGAACTCTAAACTATGGTTTTGGAGACCATCGTGTTACCAATTACACCAAAGGTGCTTATTATAGCGGAGGGTAAGGGATTCGAACCCCTGGTACGCTCATCACGTACATCACTTTTCAAGAGTGACACAATAAACCAACTCTGACAACCCTCCGAATCATTCCTATTATTTAGATATATCTTGAGAGCCTTTCACATTTATAAAGGATCAGCACCTATCATTTAGTCTAAATCTTCAGGAATTAATTTATACCTCATTTTATAGTCAAGTTCATGATATGCTAGGTTAACAAAATCAAGTACTCTTAAAATGATTTTTAAATGCAAGGTATATTTATATTCTTCTTCATTAAGAAAGAATAACATTTTATATGTATCTTCCTCAATTTTAATTTTATCTACTATTACTTTGATAGGAGCTTTATTCAAAAAAGAATCAGAGAAATTTAGTTTTTCCAATAAACCTTTATAATACTCCTTTTTCTTTTTTATCTCGGAAAGTGCAGTTTGTACCTCTTCCAAAGCTTCCTCTAAAGTAACAGGAACCTGTACAGTATATGTAGTACCCTTAACTACAAAAGACTTATTAGATAACCATTTTACATCCATAAATCATAATTTTGCGGTTCTAATGGGAGTCGAACCCACTCCGTACCGAGAGACAGTCGGACATCTTAACCGTTTGACCTTAGAACCATTATATTCGATAACAATTTAGCATTACCCGAGTATAACCACGTGGAGGTATGTTATCTATATACTCTAGCGGGAATGGGACTCGAACCCATGTAGATCGGCTTATGAGACCGAGCTGGCAACCACCTCCAGTCTACCCCGCAATGTAAATTTATAATGAGACGCCTGTAGGGCTCGAACCCACACAAAACTGCTTTGCAGGCAGCTCCTTTAACCAATTCAGGCAAGGCGTCCTATTTGAGAGTCCAGAAATAATACAATGTAAATAAATGCACAATGGGGCAAAAGATATAAAAAGTATCTTCCTTTTCCCATTGAACAATAGTATTTACCAATCCGAACTTAGTTGCAAAGAAAAACATAATTCCTGAAACTACCAAAAGATAGACGATAAAAATTACTAAAATAATATACCAAATCATAACTGTTGTTTTAATTATTGTTGGGGTGGTAGGAATCGAACCTACGGATGCTTTTGGAATCAAAATCCAACGTGCCGCCACTACACCACACCCCAATTGGACTTATAATGAAACTCCTAAGCCAATTCCTATAAATTGCTCACTTCTTACAAATGTTGTAAGCAAAGACATTCGTATAAACTTATATACTACACTGAAATTCAATCCTCCACAAAAATATGTATTTGGATTAGTAGTCCATATACCAATTTTAGGAGTTATAATATATGAAAATTTATTAGTTTGATACATAGGGAAGGCAGCTCCAACATTTATAGCTTTCATATCTATAATGTTATTATATCCCATTCCTTTTGTGAATGCATTGGTTTGAAACTCTAAATATGCATTATAAATAGTTCCCCCAACATATAACATGTTTATATGTGGCTCATCAATACTACTACTTAACCCGATTTCGATATCTATTTGATTATACTTTAATTGGGAATATCCATAATTAGTAGTAAATGCTAAAAGTAAACAAAGTAAGATTTTATACATATAAAAGTAATTAGTAGGAGTATCTGGATTCGAACCAGAAACCCCCTCCGTATCAGGGAGGTGCGCTAACCAATTGCGCCATACTCCTATCAATGGTAGGTGACGTTCATATTTACCCAAATGCAATAATTTAAAAAGATTGCTGTATGTCACCTTATTGCCTTACTCCTCATCAAACATTATATAGAACATGCAATAAAATAAATATACGAGCTGTACAAGGAGGCCAATACCAGGAATAATAAATCCAATCTTTAGCCACTTATTTTGATTAGTTCCCAATACAGCACCCATACCAAGTTGAAGAAAGTAAGCAACTATACAAGCTGCTATAATAGTTCCAATTTCCATATATTAAAATATTTCAATAAAAATGATACTCTTTTAGCCACTGCTGGAGGTAAGTATCTGGATAGAACTTTACAGTCTGCCCCGTCATTTCCTACGGTAGTCTTCCTCACTATCACCTGCCTATCGTCACGACGCATTCGTGCATAAGCTGTTATTGTCCTAGTTGCGTAATCAAATAACTGCTGTACCGAGAGCGGGAGTCGAACCCGCACGGCCATTACTGACCAGGGGATTTTAAGTCCCCTGCGGCTGCCATTTCGCCATCTCGGCATTTGTCTTGACTAGCTTTCTCGAATTATCTTCGACTCTTCACAAAACTGTAGCACTTTTTGCATTTTTCTGCCTTTGTTAGATTATGTATTTTACTATTAAATCTACAACGATAGATTATTTTCATTCACGTTAAACTAGTATAACTACTAACTACCATTACTTTCTCCGATAGTGAGAACACTTGCGACCTAATATCGTCATATTAGGATTTTAAATATTTACAATAGCTTTAAAGCTGCCTGTAAGCCTGCTTCTAAGCAATCCTCATAATGTCCACACCATACCTCATTAGACTGATGATATTCCATGATTGAGGCTCTAGGATGCAAACAAGTAATAGTCCATATATATGATAGTGTTTCATCTAAATAGACTAATACACTTACTCCATGCTCGTTTCTCAGCCACTCTTGTAACTCCGCCTGATATGGAGCTGGACAACAATATTCAGGAATAATACCTAAACCATAGTTGTCTATATCTATAATATTTCCATAAATATCATAAACAGAATCACAGTCCTCATCATATCCTTTCTCAGCAGCTAAATTAGCTGTTTCAAAACTAATTCTTCTCACGGTAGGTCCATTTATATGTTGTATCAGAATCTCTTATAGTATATACTTTCTCAAGCTTCCCCTTTTCATAAGCTTCCATGTGTATATTACACACTACATCACTCTTAACAAAGAGAACTATTGCTACAAAAATACTAAAATATATTATAGATACAAAAACTTTACTGAAAAAATCTTCACAATCATCTACCGTTAAAATATATAGAATTGTTGAACCTGCCACTATCCAAATTAAAAATCCCATGATTATTCTAATCCGTATTCATTAATAAAATCAATACATCTTCGGCATAAACCTTTTATAGTTGCAACTTTATGAGTAATGTTGCCAGTTGTGGCTCCAGAAGCTAGCTCTACAACGTGCATAAGATTATTATATGCTATGTTCTCTCCATATTGCTCCTTTACTTTATCAGCAATATAACTATAAGTAATCCTAATATTACTCATTTGATGAGAAACATTTCCAGTTGTCGTCTTCTCACATATATGAATAATATCTTGGAAATAACTTATAATATGTTCTTTATCTACATTCATTATTTGCTATGTTTAAAAGTGGGCCTACCTGGACTCGAACCAGGAATACAGGATTATGAGTCGTGCGTTATAAACCTTTTAACTATAGGCCCTAAAATAAAAACTACATAAGAATTAGGAGTATTCCTGCGATAATAGCTATCACTAAAAATCCTATTCCTAATATTTGATACTCTTTAATTTCTTCCATTAAATGTAATATAAAAAATCCTATTCTCTTTACTAAGTCATTGAATAGATTCGCACTCCAGCTTATTAGATTCAGGCAAGATTTACTTAGTATAACTTAAGCCTCTGAAGCAAACGGTGACTATAGGAGCGATCAAACTCCTATAGTCTGCACTACACGAGAAAGTGTAGGGATGTAAAAATCTCCTCTCTTACCAAGTCATTGAGGAGATGTAAAGACTCTCAAGTATGCAAGTATCTGCCTATTCTTATACTTCCTCTTTTCAAACACAGCCTGTACTCACGGAGGGCCAGCGGCCACTAAAGATTACCTTTAAGAATATCTAAGATATTAGTGATGTTAAACAGATTCACTTGGTCTTTTACTTAAGCCTGAAAGCCTACAAAATTAGAGTGTGCTGGTAATGGGCTATTATTCAGATCTTTTGTCTGTGCCATACTTTATATGCGACTATACACCAGTCTAACCTTCCTCTCTAATTAGTACATCCCTTTTATCCTCTTCCTGGTTTATACCAGTATTTCTTTTTGTTGTTGAATCGAATCTTCATATCTTATAGTTACTCTGCAATACTACAAAAATACTCAAAGAGCTGCTCTTCAGTACATAGGGATCTAACAGCCCTCCTAATTTCAAGCAATCCCACCCTACTGTTACAGGGAGGATCTGTATTATAGATAAAAGATACAGGCTTATAGGGACGATCTGATCCTGGATACACCAGAATCTTTGTCTTACCCTTAGTAATACACCAATATCCTTTATATGTATTTTGCATTTCCATATTAAATCGCACCAAGATAACTTCCACAAATACCACAACGCCTTAGATGATAGTCACTATAACCAAATTCATCATAAAAGTATTTGCAATCACATTCACCAGTCTTAGCATACTTTTCTTTAGCTACTTTGACTTCTTCTTCAGGAACTTCTATACATTTAGTTCCTGGACCTACCCATACTTCCCTATATAGTTGTCTCTCCATCAACCTAATCCTTCTATATTACTTCTATTTTATATAAACTGTTTAACGTTCTGAATTCAGTATCTGAGATTACCTCTGTTACAAGAGAGGTATGAAAATGGGGAGTATTACCAAAGGTTACTTTATTGTGAGGATAGAGAAGAAACATTTCTCCAACTTTAGGAGGTTCTACCATATAACCTTCCTCTATATAACCCACTTCAATTCCGTTAGGATGCAATCCATCAGGAATTCTACCAGTGAGTCCTACTTTTGTGAGTTTTACACGTTTATATTCCATTGATTATTTCTGAGTATTTTTCAACAACTAGCTCTCGCTGCTTTTTAGAAAGAGTACTTCCATGTTTTCGAATGTTGTAATACGCAACTTCTAAGTCTCCCCAACAAACAATTCCTACTTCATTTAGAATTTTGTCTCTAGTTCTCTTCTGTTTTCCTTTAAAAGGAAGGAAGAGAATCATGAAGTCAGTAAATTCATATATAGGAAGATCAAAGTTTGCATCCAACTCTTCTTTATTGAGATTTTCCTGAAGAAGAGTTATCTCTTCTATTTCCTTGGGAATCTCAAAATTATCTTTTCCATATACAAGAAATTCCACAGACTCAGGAATTCCTATTTTCATTTTATATTTGTTAAGTTTCATAGTTTACTATATTAGTAGTCTGTAGAGGATTCGAACCTTAAACTGTCTTTACCTTGAGAGGGTAATGTCCTAAGCCACTAGACGAACAGACCAAGTAGATACTATCAAAGAGGATACCCTCGATACCCTTAGGCTCCCAGTTGATAGTATCTGAAGAATTTTTTAGCTGCGGGGATTATAAATTCTGAAACCCACACTTCTAAAGTTTAACGAGATTCTCAGCAACTAGCTCGGGTATACTTAGGTAATATCCTACCGTGCATTATATAGGAGCACCCCTAACTAAATTAAATAATTAAAATAGTGTAGTGGAGAGCAGATTCAAACTACTGTTTCCAGCTGAGAACTGGCGTCCTAAATCGCTAGACGACTCCACCATAAAAGTCGGAGAATTTAATCCCCGACCAGAGTTTCAAAGAACCGTTTTACTTTCGGTTAGGAAAGTAGGCTGCGTTATGACGTACCATACGCTGTACACGCTGGTAAACGATTTCGCCATCTTTGTTACGTTTTACATTGCCCTCGGCATCATAGACCTTCTCCTTGAAATACATAGGAAAAGCTTTGAAATTGATTTTACTCATGTGTTTCTGACATTACTTGTTCTACTTGTTTCACATAATTTGCAAATGCTGCAGTTTGACGAATTGCATCCGTTCTCCTACCGTCAAAGTTAACATCAATGACAGCCTGAACTTTACAGGGATTAGGAGCTAAAATGTAAATTCGATTTGAGAGATATACAGCCTCCTCAATGCTATGTGTAACATTGAGGATTGTAGGATCGAATTTGGCGTTATAATAGATATCCAAAATGGTGTTCTGAATCTCTCGTTTCATAACAATATCTAATGCACCAGTGGCTTCATCTAACAAAAGAATTTTGTTATCTGCAACCAGGGCTCGCGCCATTGAAACTCGTTGAAGCTGTCCTCCTGATAACACAGGATATTGACCCCATTTAGTTTCATTACCTTCCAGACCTACAATTTTGATCATTTCCATAGCCCTCTCTGTAGCTTCTTTATCAGAAACTCCTCGAAGAATAAGCGGAAGTTTTACATTGTCAAGAACTGACATCCATGGAAATGAAGAATACTGCTGAAATACCATAGGAATTTTTCCTGTCTGTGGTTTCCCATAAACAAGAATTTCACCTGAATCTGGCTGTGTAAGCCCAGAGATGATTTTGAGCAGCTGAGATTTACCACAACCACTCTTTCCTAAGATACTGATGAACTGTCCCTCTCCTGAGAAGTCTTTTATATCCAGACTAAAATCCTTAAAGAGAGTGAACTTTCCTTTAGGAGTATCAAAAGACTGGTTAAGATTTTTCAAGTTAATTACATCCACAGCCTCATAACGAGATGTGGGAACTGGAACGGATCCAGTTAAACCATCAAAGAGCCCCATACTTATTTCATTATTTTGGATTTGATGGATGGTTTATTGTACTTTGAAGGAAAGAGCACAACATCCAATTTCTTTAGAAGGACATCTTGGAGAATTCCGATAGCAATAATCAAGAAGAGAAGTGCATAGACTTCGGCAGTTCTTGACTGTCTGCTCATTATGTTTATCAGCGCACCAATGCCACCTTCCTTGTTAAGGGTTTCTGCAATCACTATATAAGTGTAAGAAATAGCAGTTAGATTAATGACATCAGTGGAAACTCGCTGCATTACATAAGGAAAATAAACATATCGAAATTTCTGCCAATTAGTTGCACCTAACGTTGAAATGGTTTGTAAATACACATAATCCTTATCATTAGCGGGATTCTGAAGTTCAGAAACTCGTTGAACAACGACAGGAAGAATGTAAATAATAATGCCGAAAGCTAAAAAACTAGCCTTCATATCGAATCCAATACCTATAGCAGCGATAAAAATGCCAGACACTGCAGGTATAGGGAGATAACGAAGGGCATCAAAGTACTTACCAAATAACGCTTTAGTAACGGGGAACAATCCTATAATAAGGCCCAAAGGGATTGCAATAATTAAAGCATAGAAATATCCCATAAGGTTCAGCTTTACTGTATACCAAGTATTGGTAAAGAGGGCTGAGTTAGAGATTAAATCTGGATATGCCTTGAGCACATTTATAGGATTCGGTAAAATCTGAGGACGAATGATTTCTCCTGACATGGTAACTAGATACCATAGGAGCAGCAGAACTATTGCTCCTATGATACCTGTTGCCAATGCTTGTTTATGGGTGATCGTCCCACCCATTTTGAACAACTGCATATTACTCAGTTACGAGCATAAAGTCAGTTGTCCGATAGTTGATGTTGGAACCCTGCACACCGTCACGGATTGCATTCTTGGGACCATTACCAACAATAATGAACCGATTAGGATCAAAACCGTAGTCATTAATTAAATAATTAGCTACAGCCTGAGCCCGTCGAGATGAAAGAGACTCGTTGTATGCACGATTGCCTGTATTGTCAGTATTACCTTCAATACGAACGCGTGCATTGTTGAACTGCTTCGCAATCGGAACAAACTCTCGATCAATAAGCGCTCGAGCATCATTGTCGAGAATGTCGCCATTGACAGGGAAATTAATAGTCAACTTCTTATTAGAAATTGCCTGTTTCTCCCTAACTTCCAATGTTACAGCAGAAAACTTAACTGCGGGTTGAGGGGCCTGATTGCCCTGCACAGTACCCTCACTGGAAAGCTCTTCGATGAAAGACATATCAGAAACTTTACGCCAACCCAGAGGACTCTTAGTAAGTCCAAGATTAGCATAGGTTCGAGCCATCTTTGAATAGATCTCCTCAGCCTTCATTCCCATATAATCAGAAGTCATACCAAAGAAATTTTCTTCATCACCGAGAGTAGCGAACCAGATATTCCCACATCCCAATTCTGCAAACTCAGGATCAGTTCCAAACGCTTTTGCGAAGATCTTCGAAGCTTCTTTCACTGCATTCGGATTCTGATTCAGGGTAGAATTAGCATAGAGAATTGCGGAAATAAGTTTCTTGACATTGTCATGATTCTTATCCAGCCACTCTGCCTTTCCCACAAGACCATCTGTTACAAGGTCTTTTGCATGTTTGGTTGAAACGAGAACTCTCGAACCAGGAATAGCATCTACACAAGCTTGATCATCAGGTGCCCATGTAACACAAGCATCTACCTGACCAGCTTTAAATGTGTCAGCTGCAGCACCACCGTTATCAACTTTCACAAGTGTTACGTCGTGCTGGCTAATTCCGTTCGTTTCAAGAATATTCAGAAGAAGAGTATGAGATGCAGTTCCTTCAGCTACTGCAATCTTTTTACCCTTAAGATCTGCAACGGTACGAATATTCTTGGTAACTACCATTGCATCTGCCCCCTGAGAACGGTTAAGCATCATTACATACTTAGCACTGTTCATTGCGGAACCTTCACCCATCTCTACGGCCAATACATCCGTAGTACAATAAATAAGGTCGATATCCCCATTCAGGAAAGCGTTGCGTCCAGCAACAAAATCATCCTGGATAATGATATTGGCACGAATGCCATACTCCTTAGTCAGGATAGACTCGTCATTGGGACGAAGACCACCGTTAATCCACACGATGGGAGCAAACCCCGCATACGTGTTAACTCCGATGTTGATGGTCGGTTTTCCTCCGAAGATGTCGCCGAGACCCGAAGTAGAAGATGACCCCGACGACGAGGAGGAAGGGACGACGGCTTTGATTACGAAAAATGCTGCAATTACAGCGACCATGATCAGGACTACTTTGAATCCTGGCTTAAGTTGTGCCATTTTCTTGTATTTTCTTTAAAATTTCTTCTAACTTACTTAATCGTTGCAGAACTTCATCATTATTATCTGAAGTTACCTCATCAATAAACATAGATGATACAAATCCCATTCCGAATATACCGAAAACAAGAACTATACCTGATAAGAAAAACTTAGACAAATATCCCATTACATAGGAACTACGCTCAGCAATAGCATTTGGAATATCATACCAACCCTCAATAGAAAACAATCGGAAAACTGAATAAATACTTTCAAGGGGATTTCCAAAATACTCTGGAACAATACTTCCATATAAAGAAGACAGAATAATTGATAATAGAAAAATCAAAATAGATAATCCTACTAAGATTCCAATGCAACTTCGAATTACTAACCTAAAATTGATAAGTAACTTTTTGTAATTAGGAATCAATTCAAATAATCGAAGACTCTTAAATATTCGAGTCAATCGCATTACTTGAATCCAATCTAAACTGAACAACCCAAACAGTGGGATTGATGAAACTACAACAATTAATAAATCAAAAACACATTCTTTATCTTTAAAGAATGATTTGCCAAGACATTTAATCTTAACAATCATCTCTATTATAAAGAATATGGTAAATGCCACATCTAGTGGCAAAAGGACATGTTGAAATCGGTGAAAGGACAATAGAAATATCACTACAGTATTCAAAAGAATACATATAGCAATATTCCTATTATTCAGGAAAAATTTACTCACCCCAGAAGTCGTCGAGGGATTTGGGAGAGGCTTCGTTACCATTTACGGGGACTTTGAGAATTTCCTGGAACTGAACATACTCTCCTACTTTGGGTGCAGCGATAGCCTTGCGACCATCAGAGAACTTATTAAAGAGACTATCAATTCCTGACTTGTTGTATCGTTCCAGTAGTTCTTCTGCCCTCATATTGGCAACGCCATTCTTTGCATCCAAATCAGCCAACATACCTGTAGTAGAGTCAATGACATGTTCCATCTCTCCGATCTTATCAGAGATATCTTTTGCCATGAAATCCATAGCATCAGTGAACATTGCCAATTCATCAGGATCACCCTTAACGATAGACATTACAGATTTGAAAGCTTTATGCTGTGCACGGATTCGTTCGAATGTTTTCTTTCGAATATTTACTTCGTTAGTAACATCCTGAATTGTCAGATTTGCATACTCTTCAAGCTTTTTAAGCTTTTCAAACCACATTTCTGAGTTCTTAAGAGCAAGTAACTGATCATCCAACGATTCTTTAAGACGAAGTGCTTGGCGCTTCTGAATTGTTGCCATTGCAATGTTTCCATTACGCTCAGACACTTGTGCTTCATCCATGCAATTACGCATTTCCCTTGTATCGTTCTGAATATCGTTCTTAGAACGAATGATACAACCTCTGAGATCTCCCATTACCTTTTTAATGTCAGCTGACTTTTTCTGCATATCACGGATACGTTGTTCCACGATAGCAATAGGATCGATTTCGATAACCAATCCAGTCAACTTTCTCATTAACATAAAGTAAGTGGCAGAGCAGATTTTCCTGAACTTGGGATCACACAGGAGATAGATAATTCCTGCAATTAATCCCAGGAGCAGTCCAAGGTACAGTGTATTGGATGCCAGGGTAATCAGGAAAGGAAGAGCTTTATAAAAAAGCATCAACCCTCCTGCACCTAACAAACCCAAAACCACCATACCAGTTTTGCCTCCTGGTTTTTCCCAGTTAGAGAGACTTGAACCTTCAGGCAGTATCATACTTACAGAATTTGTGCCAATCGGACCTTGTCCTCATTCAGGCGATTCGTAACCTTGTCGATGGTTGCATTCGTTCGAGCTTCGAAAGCAGCGGTTTCAGCTGTATTCTTCTGGATCTCTGAGTTGAGATCAATCGACTTGTCCGTGAGAGTTTTCAGTTCCTCACGAAGCTGCTCGATACGAAGATTCGTTGCTTTCAACTCCTCTGCCTTGTCCTCGACAGTCTCCTTACGGAGCTTCTCCATGCGAAGCTTTGCTTTTCCTCGTTCAGCTTCAATCACACCCAGATAGGTGTCAATCGATGCCAGAACGACATCCTTCGTCATCCGAGGATCCATGCCCTGAATGGAACCGAAAGCAGCTTTGAGACGTGTAGTCTCATCAGGGATATACTGCTTCATCTGTTCCGCTGACTGAAGAAGTTCCAGATAGTCAGGGCCAGGAAGATTCGCTTCGTTGATCTTACGCTCCAGAAGTTCCACCAATTTGGTATCTACATCTCCTGATGCCATAATTGTGGGAGTAGGCACAGAAGTTACGACAGGACTGGGAACAGCAACCGTAGCAGGAGCAGATGCTTCCTGTGAAGTACGAGGCTTAACTGTCTCAGACTCTTTATTGGAGTCCTCAACGAACATCCAACCAAAAAGACGATTTTTTGCCATTGTTTATTTTTTATTTTGATGATTTTCGAGTCGAGGAATAGATTCTTCGAGAATAAAATTAACTACCTCGATATTTTCAGGATCTAAAACTGCGGAATACGTATACATAGAGTCCTGATCAACCAGAATAACACTGTATACGAAACATCCATCAGGCATTTCCCGAATAGGTGCTGCACTCACAGTTCTCACTGTAGTTGGAGAGAGGTATTGAGAATGCTCCTCAACAAAAGTTGAAATTGTTGTTAAGGGTTGTTCTCGTTCATGCTTGGTATCAGTATAGCACCAGAGCATCACTGAGCATATCAGAGAGACTACTGATAGTATTCCCAACGGGAAGGCTCGATCATCTTCATCTTCCCTGATTGCAAAAGCAAGAAGGACGACACCTACAATTCCTAAAATTAAAGTTATTATGTACATATTATTCTATGTTAAGAGGTTCTTCATCCTCTATGGCTTCGATACAAGGGTCATTCACGAATTCATCAGGATCTGTACAACCTGTATCAGGTACATTTTGTGTCACTTTTTCCATTATACAAATTTTAAAGGTCTTGGAGAGCTAAGAGGATTTGAACCTCTATCTCTACTCCTCAGAGTAGTGTACTTACCTATAAATACTATAGCTCTCTGCAGCTTTACGCTGCGGTTTCTTCCTCTTTCTTCTTGGGCTTGAAATGTTCGATCTCCCGAATCTCTTTCTTTTTCGTTTTCGGGTTGAAGAACTCGATCTTCTGAATGTAATGACGAGTCCGACGTGCTTCTTTTTTCATCGCTTCCAGTCTGAGTTTCTCAGTAATACGATGTACTTGTCCGATAATTGCCATGTGTTTTCTCTTTAGTTGTAGATTCGAGATTTGAGAGTTGCCATTTCACGCTCCATACGAGCGAGTTCATGGTCAAAAGGAATGATTTTCCCTTTGATTTCTTTGTCTTTTCCTGCTTTTTTGAAAGCTGCATACGTAGCTTCCAGGCGAGCAAGAGCACCTTTACGACGGACATTCAGTCCAGGTTTTCCACCCTTCATACTGTTTATTTAGTTAGAAATTATTATCTTGTAGGAATAATGATCTTTGCCCCCTGTTGAAGAGCACTTGCCAGAGCTTGGACGCACTTATTGACGTCCTCAGAGTTTTTTCTTCTCCCTATAGGAGTATTGAGCATACCAATAAGAGTTTCAAAATACTCTTGAGTGGTAAATTCTTCTGTTTTAGGATGTTCACCCATTTTTAAGGAATTATAGCGTAAATAACAATGATGTCATTGTAATATTGATTTTTGAGGTAATCCATATAACGCAGAGCATCTTCTTTAGTTGAGAAAGATTCCCAAGAATTTTCCCCATTATGGGAGATCAGTACTATATGCTTCATAATTGGAATTGACTATTAATTCTATGGAGTCTCTGGGAATATTACTATTAATAATAATTTTTACTTTCTCTGTTGGAAGAGTTGTTTTAGGTCTTACGGTATCTACTGCTGCAAATAATAAAAATTGTATAAGAATTGTTCCTACTAAACAAACCCAAAAACATTTATTTTTATCAGGAGTATCCTGAATCCACGCAGCTCTTGCAATGAACCATAGTGAAAAGGATAAGATAGTCATCACTCCCCAGAATATATATATTCCAATCATAATTTTCAAATTAAAAAAATATCTGCATTGTCAACGCTTGCCAAGCTACAGATATAGATAAATTAATCGGCCACATAAATATTAAAATCTTTACACTCCCTGGACAAACAAAGAAAGTATGAGCCTTCAAGTAAAGATCTCTTGCTGTGTCGACGAAGTAGACATTCTTCGGACCTTGGCGCAAGTCGTCCTGCATCCTTCCTCGAACTCCGTAAGAGGACTCGCTCAGCAGGTAGAGCTACACTTTGTAAAGTGACTAAATTTACAAAGCTTGTAGAGTTGGTTAAGTAGGTTTAAGGGCTTGTTAGCCCGAACTCTACAACCCGTAGGTTACTTCTTACGACAAGAACCTACAATCAAAGAAAACGATTCACCTTAAATCAACCAAACACTTATTCATCTGCGTCACCACGGCAGAAGTAAAATACAGGCTTTAAATAATGGGTTTGCCTTTAATTCCCTCTCTGGATTACCCGTCTTCAAGGTTTAATCCAGTTGATTTAAGTTATGTATAAAAAGAAAACAACAGCAGACAGCGCGTATTTCGTTGTGGCGAGGCTGAGATAGTGACCATCACCGACCTGCGTTCATAATAGAATTCCTTAAAGGAATTTCTATTTAATCACACGTGCGTAAATAATCGTAGCAGGCATAAAGTAGAAACTTTATTGACTTATAGAGGTCTTATCGCAGTAAGTCCTCGTACGCTCTCTCCCATTCCTTACGGGATTCAGTGAGCGGCATTTTGAACGAACCCAATCGTTTGATGTATGTCTGGATATTCGGAATCTTGTCCCACACACGGTAAAACGCAACCACGATATCCCGACGGAAAACAACCTTGGTGTTGAGCTTCTCCGAAATGAGGTACAGAGCACCAGCTTTCTTGGTAGCTTCCATATACTCTTCATTGGAGATTTTCAGGGTTCCCTCCTTGAAATCCTTCGTAGAGTGCTTACCCTTAATGAGCTGAATTGCAGCCTTGAGTTCGAACTCAGGATAAGCCTTCATAAAGTCACGAAGTTGTTCGTAACCTTGGATTTTTCCTTCCAAGTAAGCCTCCATGTAGTCGTTGGTCGACCAGTTCAAGTGTTTGGCGTTGAACATGATAGCCAGCTGCAGAGGACTCTTGTCAGAATTCACGACCATTACACGAATCGGAGTCTTGTTTTCAGGATATTTCTCCTTAAGCATGCGAAATGCTGCAAGACGGTTTTGTCCATCCAGCACCTCACCGTTAGGGAGAACATAGATAGGAGGAAGCCACTCTCCATCAAGGAAAGCTTTAAAAATGCGTTTCACATGTGCCATTCTCAGGTTGCGATTACCAGGAATGAACGAAAGCTGTTTGACATTTTCTACGAGATAGCACTTCTCAAAGGGAGTGCGATTCGAGAACAGTTCTTTTGCCATAAGTACAATTTGTGATATTGTTAAACGTTTGTAGTGGTTAGAGGACTCCAACCTCTGTTTCCAGAATGAGACTCTGGTATCCTAACGCAACTAGATGAAACCACCAATAATTTTAATCCTTGTTACTCTTGTAACTAGTTCCCTTAAAGAGACTTGCACAAAGTATAGCAACTCCTAAAGAGAGCGCAGGTGAAAGTTTACCTACAATGTAGCCTTCTGCTACAAGTTTGGGAAATACTGCAGGAATCACTACAGGCCAGAGCAAATAAATGAAAATGCTCATAAAGAAGGCTGCAATAGCGATAATTACAATAATTCCGATGATTGCTCCTATGCAACCTCCGAGAGTGTCATTATCCATTTCTTTGAACTGATATAATTTCAATACATCCAAATGCAAGTAATTTCATAGTATTTCTTGCGTCAGATTCATCTTTAGCAAGAACAGGAAGAGAACTTTGAATCGGAATCCCTTCTTCATTGTAGAAGAGATACGTTATGAGGAAAGACTTCATTTATTTAATTTTAAATTGTACTCGGTATGGGATTTGAACCCATGATTTCAGGAATGAAAATCCTGCGTCCTAGGCCAACTAGACGAACCGAGCAACGTTGTTGCTTGAAATACTTAGTTTACAAAACCATTTTCTTTCTTCTGCTTCTTGGATTGCAACCAAACCCTCAGATCTTGCAAAATGTGGCAATTTCGAAGAGAGTAATAACACTATGAACAAAATTGAAGAAAAACGCGGCAATCGCTACCACATAAGAGCCTATGGGACCGATCAAAGTCCCATAGACTAAATTTAAGTCGGGTTAAGGCTTGATAGCACAATGGAACAGAGCGTATAAAACCTTCTCTGAAGTATATTATTGACTAGATAACATACTTGAATATGGCACTGTCTCAAAGGAACTGGCCCATATCCTCCGTTCCCACCTTTATAGCTATTTCCGAATTCAAAGTTCTTCCATATCATTTATAATTAGGTGGGCTAATATTAACATAATAATAATTCTATAAGAAATTTAAAATTTTTATAATTCTAAATTTCTATCATCTACCCTCTGGTCATAAAGACCAGAGACGCTCTAAGCTTAAAGATCTATTTAGACTCGCTTAGACGAGTTCCCGTTACTCGGTGTAACGAGCAAAGCAGACACCTGCCTTACGAAGCTCCTGGACCAGAACCTCCTGATCGGGATCTGCCAGGTAGGCCTCCTTAGCCGCCGTCACGTCGAGGATACGCTGCTGAGCTCGCTTCTCTTCTGCGCGGATCTTGCGAAGGTTGTCCACGAGGTCCGAGACGATGCAGTCGACGGCGCCGAGGGTATCGATGATGATCTGTTCCTGCTTCTTCTTCTTCTCTTCGTTGTAACGCTGGACTGCGCTCTTAACGGCGTCGGAGGTCGGAGTGTGCTCTGCGAGAATCTCTTCGATGGTCTGCTTTTTGATTTCTTTCTTTGCCATAATCTTTTTAGTTTTTTGTGATGTCGATGTTTGTTTCTTCTTTGATGTAGTTGGTGAGAACGTGTACAGGGATATTTGTAAACTGAAGAGATCTCTCAACGTTCTCTAATGTTTGAATGAGTTTTGATACTCTTTCTTTGAGCTCTTCTCTGGTCATATCTACCAGCCTGTTTCAACTCGGATGCCGTACGTGTCGTAGAAGGCTTGAGCCTGCGTTACAGAAATTTCGATTGCAGGTTCAGAGGAATCTTGAAGAAAGAATCCGCGCGGTGTACGAAAGAGTACTTCTTTCGTATTGTCCTCGGTGGTTGCAACGTGCATACGATATCCAGGTTTCTTTGCCTTAAGGGCTTTGAAATCCTTCGATCGCATCGTCTTTTTGGAAATTGCTTTGTATTCCATGTGTACAATTTTAGATATTGTTAAACTTAAAAAGCTTCAAAAAAAGGAACGGACGGGTTTTCAACCTTGCAAAGCAATCGAATTTTTCCGTTCACAAATGCTATTTTTATCTTCGTCAAGATGGGCATAACTATCACAACTCACTTTTCTAGAATTCGTCAGTCTACGGGTCTTATGTGATAACCTCTTGCTCAAGTTTAGTGGAGCTAAACACTCAGTTTCCTTTATAATGTGTGAAACTACCACAACCTAACATCATCATGATAGGATTTTTGTTACCTTATGTTACGAAATTCCAGACTTAGGAAGAATTCCCAGTTTCGAGAGCTCTGCCTCTTTGGATTTCTGCTCCTCTTCCTTTTTCTTGTCCCGAAAATCCGCACAGAAGCTTGCGATTGCATTTGCATGGATCGGAATGAGATCTTCTTTGGTAAAAGTCTCTTTACCTGACTTTTCCAGAGCATCCCTGAAATGGCTCCCCAGTCCAAGTCCGATCATCATGATGATCATTTCTACAGGCATAGTTATTTGAATATTTGTAATTTGTATTGTTGAGTAGAAACATGAAAAGGCTTTCTTGAGTTTCTATTCTCATTAATTGGAAGGTTTTCTATAACGAGATCTCCAGAGAGATCTTTTATAGAGAGATGACGATTTCCAACGAAGAGTTGAAATTCAGAAAGGTTGAGAGTTGTAGCTTCTTTAGTATTTGGATTGAGAATAAGTACCATGTGGAAGGATATTAGAGATGAATTTTGAATTTAGGAAAGAGAGAAAGTTTCTGGAGAGGAAGGAAGGATTTGACTGTCCCCTCTAGCACCTTTCATCTTTTTCACACCCTCAAAATATCTCATTAACATATCTCTATTCCAATTTATAGTAGAATTCTCTTTAAGTGGATACTTTTTATCATCACTAGGAAGTACTGATTGTGTTATATTTGTTGCAGAATACTCTGACATATTTTCAAATTTGAGGTCGAAAACCCGAGTTGGGCATCTCGGCGACCCACCTCAAGGTGGTCGCTATTATATAGTTACGTGGGTTTAGTTGGTTATATAGTTAGTTGTCAAATTTGGCGGGTTACCCTACGTTTTTGTCGTGCGTTTTTGGCATGTTACCCTTCATTTTTGGCGGCCTATATATTTTTTGTCACATTTTTATTTTGAAATTTATGACAAAAAGTATATCTTTGTATCAACAAACTTATACTATATAATATATGGAATATACAAAAAACCAACATGTACAAGTTCCACACCCATCTAAATGGAACCTATCTTCTAAAGACTGGTATATTTATGCTCACATTCGCCGACATATGAATAAAGACACAATGGAAGCATTTCCATCCTTAGACACAATTAAAAAAGAAACTGGATGTGCCCTTCAAACGATTAGAAAATCAATATTAGCTTTAGAAAAAGAGGGAGCAATTAAAGTAAAAAGAAAATGTAATGCACCTAATGTATATACATTTACAAAACTTGAAGAAGATTTCGAAAGATATACATTTGAATTCTTAGATAAAGAATGGTCTCCAGAACTTAAGGGACATGTAATGGGAGTTTTAGCCAATTCTTACAAGGACCCTGCTACAGGATTTGCATATACTATGAAAACTCAAGAAGAGCTTGCAGATTCTATGCATACATCTGTAAGAACAATTCAAAGACGTAACAAAGAAATGCGCAATGAAGGAATACTTACAGAACTTACTTCATACAAAAGAGATGAAACCACAGGGCTACAAAGAACTGTAGGAGCTATAGACTTAGCTAAAGTTTGTCAAGCTGTTCTTTATGTAAATGAGAAAGTAGAAAAGAATACTGAAGACATTGAGCAACTCAAAAAACAACTTCAATGAGCTATGAAAGAAATTAATAAACTCAAAGAAGAAAAAGCTACAACAGTTGAATTTAAAATTGAAGAGTAGGAAGATTAATTCCTCCTTACTCTTCAATTGTCACCGTAGTGATGGATTCTTTTCGGATAATTGCATCATCAGCTGCAATCTCTGTCATTTGCTTTACAGAGAGTTCCAGCTTATTGAACTTATCCAGGGTAATGCCCATGTCTGCCAATGCAGCTTTCATAGCTGCTTTTGTTGCGTCTTTCATAAGCTTAGAACTTACAAGGTTTGTCGAGAAAATCTCGAAGTAAATATGCAATGATTATGACAGCTGCAACGGCTCCAAGAAGTGCTAATGTATCCATAATTTAAAAGTATTTGGGAGAGGTTTCTCACGCCTCTCCCTATAACAACAAAACCCTTGACTCTGCATTTACACGGGCTTGTCACCGCTAAAGCTGCATTAAGGGAAGAGTTTTGACATAGCCAGCTTTACATCGCCCGTAGCAATATGTAACAAAACTCTCCGTTAATCTTGATGTTTGTTTTAATTAATTCCCAATATGTATATGCTTTAATTGGGATCTCTGAACGGTAGATGCGATATTTACCATAATAAGTTATTACATACGGTCAATCACATCTACCTTTCAGAGTGATGAGACTATTTCTCAACGGTCTCAGCAACTTCCGAGTACATCTCGGCGATATACCGTTCGAGCATTTTGTATGCTTCGTCGGTATCTGCGGCATTCAGTGCCGATGCCTTCGGTTCGAACTTGAAGGCACGCTTCTTCTGCGACACGAACTTTGTGTCATCCTCGGGATCACGCATCCAGCGAGCATTGTTTGCATCCCAGACGCGATCGTCGCATTCCTTCTCTTCGGTGATTTCCAGGACCTTCCCGCAGATGGCCTTCTTGAAGTCATCCGAACCCTTACGGAGAGAATCCGAAAGGATTCCAGGGAAGACCAGCTTACGGTTGATGTCCAGCTTCACGAGCTGACCGACATACAGTTCGACGACTTCCGTCGGCTTACCGTCGACGATGCGAACTGCAGGGAAATGCTGACCTACCGAACGATACGTCTCGTTACCCTTCTCGTCTTTGATGGTGTTGCCATCACGATCGAGTGCAGGAATCGACGAACCTACGACGAGGAGCATTTCAGGCTTCGGAATGAAGAAACGATCACCCAGCTGATTCTGAATGCGGAGTGTTGCGAACTCCTGATTGGCCATGATGCCATTGAAGTTCTCTTGCTTAATTTTAAGAACAGGTACTTTTGCCATTTTATAACTTAAATTTAAATTGTTTACAACTTTAGGCAGGAAAAGGGCTTTGTTTTAAATGGATATACATGATATGAGGCTATGATACCACGATGCCCAAAGACTTGTAGGAATATAACTCCATACCCTCATAAAAAAGAAGGGCATTACGCCCTTCTTTTAGTATTGAATGATTTGAGAGTTTGCGCATTCGTTCAGCGCTGCAATTTCTGCACTTGCGTAGAAATCCTCGAAAAGTTCGTCGATAATGTATTTCGTGTCTTTCATGGTCTTAAAGGTATTAAAAAGGGAGTGATTTCTCACTCCCTCGATTGTTATTTGTTAAGTCTGTCGTTTTGCCGTTTCTGGTGTTCCTCGAAGAATTTGGCGCATTCCTCAAGGGTAATTGTTTTCTTGTCATAAGTGATTACGCCGTCTTTCAGTTTGTAGGTGTCCTTTGTTTCGTCTACTCCTAACGTCGTCCAATTGTACGTGTCGTCAGATGTAAACTTTTTGACTTTCATGGGATAGGTCGCACCCACAACAGCAACCGCACAAGCATTGCCGAGTTCCTGCAAAGCAGGTGTACCAAAAGTGCGGATGCGTTTTGTGATTGTGTGGCCGTCCTGCGGCGTGAATTTGTTGTTAATTAACGCCGTACTTTGCGCCATAAAATCGTTGACGGGGATAACGTAAGGACGCAGACCCACTTCGTCGCAAAGGATGCAACGAATGCCGTTTGCGTACACTGCCGCACCGTCCTCGTTCTTGTCGTAACCTGTAAGAATGCCGTTTGCGGCTTCGGTCGAAAGAAACAAGATTTTAGTGCCTTCGGTCGGTCTGTTCGACGTGAAGAAAATCGCCGTTTCGTCAATTTTGACGGATGAAATGATTTTTGCCATTGTTTTGAGAGTTTTGTTGTTATTGGGATTATTCCCAGATATTTGTATAAATATAACTCCATAAAATTAGTTCAAAAAATTTTCAATTTTCCAAACGAAACGGGAGGGGGCCAAAAAAGATAACTGTCCTCTCGTTCACAATACCTACACAATTTCTTGTATTTTCCCAAAATTTTTTCTACTTTTGCAAAAACTAAAAACCTTATGATAAAACAAATCATTTTTCAAAATTTATGGGGGGGGGGCAGAAACGAGTAAATCTTAATGCTACTTTAATATACAAAGGAGTAGATTCATCTGAAAGATATGAATTTGGAGATGCTGTAGGAGATAACAGAGAATATTATAGACTTGAATTACAAGCTATGGATACTACTTTAGCATTTTTGACCAGCATTATATTTTAAGATAACAGGTGTAAGTATTCCAGTTACTGATAATTTAATAGTTTAACTAGATACTCCAAGTATTTTAATTTCAGAAATTTCTTAATGAAAGCAAATATTTTTCAAGTAAAAGAAATGATTCAATATAAAATATCAACTAACAACATTCATATTATTAATTCATTTCAGTATACAACTAGAAAAGAAATGAAGAAAATAATTCAATATTTAAAAGAATTATATCCTAACAATATTGTATTCAAAAGACCAATTTCGTCCTTAATTAGAGAATGATGTAGCCATAACTTATTGTATAAGGTAAAAATTGCAAGGCACAGAACTAAAGATTTAGATTTAGAATATCCACAAAAATGATATTATAAGATTACCTATTTTTTATTGTCTCTACTTTATATATAAAAATTAAGAATATTATATTGTGCAAGCAAATAAATACTTTCAAGTAAAAGAACTAGTATCATCTAAAATATATAATCAATATGGAGATGATGCTATAAAATTTCTAGATCCAAAAGCTCTTGAAGCATTGGAGAACGTTAGAGAAATTCTAAATGTCCCTCTTATATGTAACAATTGAGCTGCAGGAGGCTCTAGAAATTATAGCGGTTATAGAGAATCTGGATGTGGAGTAGGAACTCCTACAGGCTATCATTATAAAGGACAAGCTTTTGATTTAATATCAACTAAATTAACCGCTAAAGAGATGCGAGAAATTCTCGAAAATAATCAAGATAAACTTAAGTATCCTATACGTGTAGAAAAATGGGATAATCATGGAGAAATCACATGGCTACATATTGATATTTCTCCGAACACACATGGGAAAAAATTATACTTCTTTCATGCATAATGGGCAATACCATACTGTTGACCTTAATAATTATGTGTAACACGTCTAAAACCACTCTTTTTATTAAGAGTGGTTTTATTTTGTTTTATATAAAACAATAGCTATATTTGTAGCGATCAAATAATGTAATTATGGAAACATGGTATAGGAAAATTTCAAGAGAGCCAGATGAGCTTCAAGGTTATTTACCCAGATTCAACACTGAAGAAAGGGAAGAACCAAGACCTCAAACTGTTGCCTCCCCTATAATTGATAGTATTGAAACTTCAGAAGAAGAACCTAGAGCCGAGAAAGAATCAAAACCTACATATACAACTAGTGCAAATACTACTTCGTCTTCATTTAAAAGTAAGAATGAATTTAAGGCTACTATGTTACCTATTTATGAGAGAATCCTTTCTCAAATGGGTTTAAATACAGCCTATGCCAAAGCATTAGTTGCACAAGATGGACTTGAATCTGCCTGAGGAACTAAGCCTTCTGGTAAATTCAATTTTGGAGGTATTAAAGGAAAGGGCTCTGTAAAAAGAACAAGAGAAGTTATTAATGGGAAAGATGTTTATATTAATGATAGTTTTAGAGATTTTGATTCTTTAGAAGACTATGCAAAATATAAAATTTCTCTACTTAATAATAATAGATATAAAGCTTTTACTGGAGATATATCTGGATTTGCAGATAGGGTTTTTAGAGGAGGATATGCAACAGATCCAAAATATGCGGATACTTTAAAAAGAGTAATAGCATCTGCTAAACATGGAGGTATACTTAAATTTCAAGCAGGAGGAACTGGAGAAATTAGACCAGATAATAGATCTTGACTTAGAAGAAAGTGAGATAATGTTATTACTGCATATAATTCAAGTAGTTGGGCAAATTCTGCTCCTGCTGATGTTATAGCAGGATTTACTCCCTATGGTTTATTCCATTACTCAGCAACAGGAGATGAAGATTCGGCCAGACTAGCTGTTCTACCTGGAGCAGTAGGTACATCTGAAGTTGTTAAAAATACAGTAAAAGCTGCAGAAGAAGGTGTTAACTTAATTTATAAACATTATGGAAATGATTTATCTAAATATTTTCATGGTGCTTTAAAATGGTTAAGAAATGCTCGTAAAGGAAGTATTCCCGCAGCTGAAAGATTAGAGGTTCCTAAACAAATTTCTAAAGTTAGATTAGGAAATCCAAAACATGACTATGCATTCTTTAAAGATGCAAAGACTGGAGAAACAATTTTAGAAATAAGTCAAACTGCACAAAATCCTTTACGTTCAGGAGAGAAGGCTGCATCAAAGCAGCTTCTTCAAGAATTAGTTGGAACTAAAGATGATTTTGGATTAAGAGGATTATCTTATACAGAGAAGGAATTATTTCCAAAGAAATTCTTATCTGCAATGACTCAGGAAAATAGTGCTAAAGATATCTATTCCAAAATTATGAGTTACAAAGCAGAAGCTGGAATTAGATCCTCTTTTACAGAATTAACTGAAGCAGAAGCTAGAAAAATCTTTGATATAGGTTGGGATGCTAATATGTTTTATCCAACTACAAGCTCTAATGCTTTACAAACTAAAGAAACCTTCTGGAAAGAGAATAAGGATATCATTTTGAAACTATTTAGAAGAGTCCCTGCGATACTTGGAGCAGGTGTTCTTGGAAATGAGGTAGTATCAGAACGTAATGGAGGAATTATTAAAGCTCAAGATGGAGCAGATACTCGAAAATGAGTTGATAATTGGCTATCTCAAAGAAAAGATAAGCTTAAGAATAATTCAATTAATGCAGGAATCTTAGCTTTACCTGGAATATTGAGAAATCCTTATTTCAGGCAAGCTGAGTCTATGAGTAAATACACTTTCAAAAGAGGTAATCTTCCTGATAAGACTACTGGAATAACTAATCATAGAAAGAAAACTATAACAACTTCAGATGATAGTAAGAGTACTGAAGTGCATGAATGAACGCATGCTTCTAGACCTTATGAACAAATATCTAAAGTTAAGGAAATTATAGATAGATGAGGGTTAAAACCAGGAATAATGTATGATGATTATTTGGATAAGCCTTCAGAAATTTATTCCAGATTAATGGAATTAAGATTTAACAATAACTTAGATCCAAATCATGAATATACCTTAGAAGAGGTTCAAGAACTTAGAAATAAGAATCACACTGGGGATTATTTAATTAGAACAGAGAATCAGTTCTATAAAAGTAATATAAACAATCCAACTATTCCTAAGAAAATTGAACCCATAGAAAAAGCTATAGATATGAATCTTTACAAAGGGCCTGAAGAACTTTTCGAAAGGCTTGATGATTCTACTATACAGAGATTACTAAATGATGTAGCATGAGCTCCTAAAAAGAACTCTACGTTACATACCTAGTTTAAAATAATTTATAAATATATACATTTATGTTTGCATTAAGAAAAATTACAAATGACGGTTTAGAAATGAATTTTAGTTTAGGAGACTCTTATACTTTAGTTACAAAAGATCGTTCTCCGAAAGAATTTGAAGATAAAATGAAAGACCATCCTTTTTATGATAAAGCCTATGCTTTTATTTATTGTAAGGATGAGATATTACCGTTATATAAAACTCAGAAAAATTATATTGTTTCTGAAAACGGAACAACTTATAGTAACTTAACATATAAATAATATGAAACTTTCTCTTAAACACAAATTAATCATTGCTGCAATTATACTTGGTGTATTAATTGGAGGCATTGGTATTTTCCAAGCTTTAGGCTTCTGGAAAACACTATTAATGGCTATATCATTTATTGGCGGAGTAGCTACTGGATGGTATGCTAAATTTATTAAAGATAAATACTTTCCTAAAAACTAAATACGATGGCAATTACACTAAATACAACGGGGGGGGGACTTATAATTAGAACCTCTTCACAAAGATGATTTAACGCTCTTGGAAGTTCTCATATTGATACTATAAAAATTTATCAAACAGAATCAGGGCAAACATCTTCAACCTTACTTAAATCATTTAATGTAAATATTACAAATTCAACACAATTAATTCAAATTAAAATTCCTAACGAAGATAGGTCTTTAAGGATTAAATCATTAGAAATAGTTGTTGAGGATAATGGAAATGGAGAAACATATTCATGAACGACCTTTCCTTATTTAAGTTCTGGAGGTTGAATGTATTTAGACCTATTAGAATAAGCATAATAAATAAAATAGCAAACTTCAAAAGACTTGGGTGTGGGGGTTAGTAATTAGATTATTTACCCCTACAGAATGTGATATATCAACCATATCAATAAAAGATAGTACTAATAATGCACTATTTCAAAAACATTTACATCAGAAGAGCAGAAGAATTATTAAGGGATAGAGATTAAATTAACATCTCTTGAATTAAATAGCACTAAGTTGGTTATTATATATGTTGATGATTCGGCACTTACAAAAATTAATCTAAAGTGTCTAAATGATTTAAGCAGAGATATATGACACTATAAAAACATGATAAATTTATGAAATGATATATTAAACTGTTAAGATGGATCTGGGAGTTCCCACAGTGTCTCCTAGGTCTTATCTTAACTAAATGTTACAATGTCGAACGTAAGGAGACATTTAAAGAAATTCCAATTTATGCAGGAAACTTTCCTGGAGGTATTTCATTAGGATTATATATCTTAATGGGAGAATCAAGTTGGAAATATAATAGAAACTTTATTAAAGATCACGAATGAGGACATACAAGGCAATCTTTGTATTTAGGTCCTCTTTATTTACTAATTATTGGACTTCCAAGTATTATTTGGGCTATGATTCATACTCCAAATTCTAAGAAATCATATTATTTTTTCTACACAGAGAGATGAGCTGATAAACTTGGAGGTGTACCTAAAAGATATTAATATATGAGAAAAACCTTTATATCACAAAATATCGGAAAAGAAACGTCTCCTTATTCAATTCAATTATACAACACTGAGGGAGGTCATTGGGAAGACACATATCCATTTAAAACGTTGGTAAGATATGATACGGGCGCTGCAGGTCATCAGCCTGGAGAACCAATGCATTTTCGAATTTGACCTGTAGTAGATCCTGATTATTTAGAGTTACGTTATACTGGAGGAAATGAAGGAACATTCTCCTGAGAGTCTACTGATGATGGGAAGTCAATTATTAATGATGGTTCGATACTTTATTGCTCTGGAGGCTATAATGCTCCCTATTATTGTAATTTTAATATCTATTCTCCCGTGTCTAGTTCTACAGCACAAACATTAGAATTAGAAGTATTCCTTGGTGGAGAAAGTGGAGAATTCATCAATTTAGGAACATTATATTTAACTCATGGCTAAAATTTATAAAGAAATTGATTTTATAACAATATAATATGATTAAGCAGTTTATTACACAAAATAGGATAGTGGGGGGGGGGTAACCCATTTCAATATAAGACAATAAATGTAATTGTAGATGATTTTGGAGGTCAAAGATCCAGTGGACATGAAGGAACTCTATTAGTCACCCCGAATACATGAGAAGCAAAAATGTGCTTAATAACACAGAATGGAGGGGCTATCTCTGAAGAATTATCCTTAGATGAAGGAACGTATTCTGATTTATTACCTGTATCTTATTCGCCACAAGTATATACAGGTCATCAATCTTGGGGACAAAATGCAAACTATTACTTAGAGAAAGAGGAAGGAGATTCTATATTAATAAAACCAGAACTGACCTATTTTACATTTACTGCAATATGTGGTATAGAAGTAGATGGTATAGAAGTACTTGAAATGGATAATATAGGAAGAGTTAATGTTATAATAAGAAATATAGACACAGATGAAATAGAAACACATACTGATGTTAACTGTCAATTAAATATGTCTTCTTCATGAGAATTTGTGACTGCAGTCAGTCTTCCAAAATGACAAAATATAGAAGTTCATTTCGAAACATTTAGTATAGAAATGAGAATTTAAAACAAAAGGAACCCAATTGGGTTCCTTTTTACTTTATACTATAACTTTATTATATCTTCTAAAATAATTTGACTATAAAATTGTGATGCAAGAGCTGTGCTAAGAAGTATATTTCATTTATTGTTATAATAATCTACACGCATTTGACATATTAATGTTCCACTACTACTTGATATTCTTACAAGTTCATTTTGATTACTACTTGCTGATAATAGTTTAACAATAGATGTAAGTCCTTCAGGATTACCACTTGGAATAGAAACTATTCCAGAAGCAACAAACCTAAAATAAAATCTATAACGTTCTCCTTTAACTAAATCAACTCCAGTTAGTTCGTTGTATCCTGCAGTTGTAGTTGGTATATGTAGAGGACCCTTAAAAATTAAGTTAGAAACATAATTAATTATTATTTGAATGTTATTAACTGGTCCTGTATAAATACATTGAAATTGAACAACTCCTTCAGAAACTTTATCGCAAGGACTGTCTCCAATATTATTGCCATCTACATAAACATCCATTTTATACCTATAATTGTGGTCATATAGTGTTTGGCTATTAATTGTAACTATAAAACCTCAAGCTTCCTCTGTAAGTATATCTTTAGAAATTTTTACATCAAATACTTCTAGAGTAGGTTTTGTATAGGTATATGTATACGTTTTTGACATATCAAAGTTATAAAACTGTATAGAAGCACTTTCAATTGTTTGTTGATTTATAGCTCCAGGATTGAAACTTACATTAACCCCCCCCCAGCTATATTTTGAAAGATAAATTGTTTTATCATTATTCTTTATAA